GTGGATCTCCACATGGAAAGGGTCGCCATACTTCTCTGCTGTTACATAGTGATTGCGACACATGCCTTTGCAGTTGAGTTTCTTGACACAGCGCCGTCCAGTTTCGGGATTGACTAATGGGCAGAGGCGGCTCATTGTGGCGTGTCGATAACAGGTACATCCTTCTTCGCAAGGGTGCGAGTGCGTCTGTACCTCCAAGAACTGTTCCCTCTTCGTCATGTGCGCATCTTAGTTGGATGTCAACGTCGTGTCAAGGAGGGGCAACATCAGTCAAGGCTCCGGATGACAGCGAGGACATCAGCGAAAGACATGGAGGGCGAAAGCTTCTCCTGATGTCGGATGTTCCTACGTTCCCTCTGAGTAGTGCCGCCCCAGATACCAAGGAGGTCAGGCTGAACGACGGCCTCAGCGAGACAGGAATCTCTCACATCACAATGATGGCAGTACTCCAAGGCTGGACCTCTACTGCCTCCACGTTTGGAGAAGAAGAGAGTGGTGTCAGCAGAGATGCAGGCTGCCTTGTGCTTCCACGGCTCTCTACTCATCAGCATTACCCGTAGAGGGCACGCGAATTTCCTGACCGATCTGGATCGATGCCGTCCCACCATTGAGTTGGACGAAGTGGTACACGGCGTTCTCTAGGTTGCCTTCACACCGGGTGCGTGCGATGTCCCATATGGTGTCGAACGGTTGGGCCACATGCGTCTCACCCTCACAAGTGAAACGGGAGTGACGTTCGTTCGACCAGCCGAAGAATCCGATGGCGAGAACCATGAAGATTGCGGCGGCTGCTGTGGTGACTGCGATTCTGATTAGCCCTGTCATGGAAACGAGCCTAGCGGTTATGCCAACGACTTGCAACCTCGCAACACGGATTGTTGAGAAAAGCCAAGGGATACCATCCCCACTCTCGACCTACCGAGCATCCGAGTTGTCTTCCGCCCCGTTTCGCAAGCTCAACCGAAGAACAACCACGAACAACACGCAAACGAAACCATGAGCCAACCCTCAGCGAATCCGAACGAAGTTACCGAACCGTCACTTCATAGTCCCGCAAACTTTTCGAACACACGTTCGGGCTGTGGGGGCACGCATACAGAATTTTGGTGTGTATGTTTCTCTGGTTTAATTCAGGAGAGTGCGGAGTGGAGGATGGTGATGAGTGTGATGGTTGTGATGAGTGTGAGTGTCCATTGCAGGTGGAGTTGTTTCTTTTTTTTGTTGTAGAGTTTGATGCCTTTTTTGTAGGCGTCTTTGGTGAGTTCGTCTCCGTCGATGATGATGCCGTGTGTGTCGTAGTTGTCGCTGTTTAGGAGGATTTCCATGAGGTTTTCTATGACGAGGCTTGTTTTTAGGTAGTCGTCGGGTGTTTCGTTGAAGGATAGGTGGCCGAGTTCGTTTAAATAAATTTCTAGGGCTTCGTAGATTGTGTGTTGTCTGGGTCCCGTGGGGCCTTTTTGGGGTGGGGGTGTGGGTTGTTCAGCCCCGTTCATGTTGTGGGGTGCCTAAAAATTTTTGAGGGGATTGTTTTCTTTTGTTGTTGCATGGGTTTTAGGGGTTGCGGGGTTTGCGTTCTCCGAGTGTCCATCCTGCGTAGGCTCCGGCGGGGATGAGGGTTGCGAAGGCCCACCATTCGCCGACGAGTCCTCCGGAGATGATTCCGCCTGAGATGGCGAGGGTGATGCCGAAGAATAACGATTTGATGTTCATGTGTGTCCTAGTCGAAGTTGTATCTGGGTCGTAGGGGTTGTTCGAGGTCGGGTTTGGTGATGTGTTTTTTGCATGGGTCGCATCGGCATTCGCCGATCAGGTATTTGGCGATTGTTCCGTGCTTTTGGAAGTCTTGTTTTTCCCAGCGCATGTGCCCGAGGTTGTCGGTGTACATCAGCATTCGCCTCCGTATTCGAAGTTGGGGTTGTATCCGCTTAGCCCGACTCTTTTTTTAATTTTTTTTTAGTACCGATAGTTTCGATGAATGGGTCGTTGGAAACGATTGGTTGTATTTGTTCGACGGTTCGGAACATTTCGGCTCCGTCTATGAGGGCTTGAAGGTCGGCTTTGGAGTCAAGCATTTTGGGGGTGATTTTGTTTCCGTCGGTTGGGAGTGCTTGCGCAATGTTTTCCATCGCAACCTGGGTTTCGTGTTCTGCGGTCTTGTCGGTTATCCCGTTGGGGGACTGCCTCATTGTGGCGTCACAGATCGCGGGTCGAAGATCGAGTGAGAATGTGAGGATGCCGTCGATAACTTCAACGGCACAGTCGGAAATCATGAGGAAGTCTTGGTAGTCGATTTCTTTTTGCTGAACCCATTTGCGACGCATGACGCCTTCTAGTGGGGGCATGCCGGATTTGGATACGGCTTGAGCTCGTTCGAGGAACCGGGTTTTCATGGCTTCGATTTTGTTTATGGCTTCTGTGCTGACTTCATCCATAGTTGTGACGTTAGCAGCTTTACCCGTCGCTGTAAACCTCAGCTGCTAGTCTTTGGTTAGGCTAACGACTGAAGGTGATAGTGCTGTGGACATCGACCTACCAGTAACATCCCGTTGGGTGCGTCTCGATGAGTTGCATCCTCGGTTCAAATTGCGCTTAGCGGCGTTTTTTGACGATTCGGTTATTCGTGGTCGGGTGGCCATCTGCTCTGGTGTGAGAACTATGGCTGCACAACAGGCGTTATATGACAAGTACAAATCTGGCAAGGGAAACTTGGCCGCAAATCCCTCCAGATTATTTGGAAATGGCTTTCAGGGGAGCTGGCACATGTGTCAGCCCTCATTCGATAATTACGGATTTGCTGTCGATTTTCGTATTACTGGCAAAGACTTGTCCACTTGGGAAGTAAACAATGTGGCTAAGCAGTATGGCTTACACCCTACAGTGAAGGGTGAGTGGTGGCATCATCAGCCTTATGGGCGTTTTCTAAACGGACAGTGGGATTGGTTTGATGCTCCGGCGCTGAAGGGCGAAGACGTTGAGAAGGCTGTGCGTCACAAAGAGGCGGAGTTGGCTAAGCCTAAGCCTCCGGTGTCGATCCATTCGGTGTTGGTGGAGATCGCTGAAGCGATTGCTCGTGCCCGCCGTCAGGTTTTACGCAAGGGTTCTCGTGGAGATGCGGTGAAGCTGCTTCAAATGTTGTTGGAGAAGCAGGGCATCGGAACGGCTAAGACTGCGAGTCGCACGATAGCTGGAAAAGGTATTGACGGGATCTTTGGACGCGGCACTGAGCGTGCCGTAAAGCAGTTCCAAAGAAATGAGGGTCTTACGAGCGACGGTATTGTCGGTCCAGCGTCTTGGACAGAGTTGTTCGACTAGATCTGTCGCCGCTTCGCGGTTTCTTTGAGCATCAGTCCTTGTTGCTGCTCAAGTGTGATCATTTTAGATTCCATCATCTGCAAACGTCGTCGCAAATCGTCTACGGTGTCGCGTAAAGCTCCGACGACAGCTTCGATTTCTTGTAGTTCCCCGTCCCAAGTGGCCATCGTACTAGTGTACCTGATATGTCCCCCGAGTCCATTCCAGATACAACATGGGAGGTCACGCCAAGGGTGCCCAGAGCCGATATGTCGTTAGACGAATTGGCTGCTGAGGCTAAAACCTTGGTGGATGATTTCTTCAAAACTGCCGAGAGGTTGCCACATTGGGGAATCGTGCTGCGTCGTATCCGTTTGGCTGCGATGCGTGAAAAATTTGATTCTTGGCTTGAAGACTTAACAACAGTTTCTGACAAGTCAATCAAGTAGCGCCCCCGGCAGGATTCGAACCTACAACCTTCGGGATAGAAGCCCGCTGCGCTATCCAATTGCGCCACGGGGGCTCTAGCTCGGCGGGGAGGGATCGAACCTCCAACCTCCGGGTCCAAAACCCGGCGTTCTGCCAGTTGAACTACCGCCGACTGGTACCCCCAACGGGGATCGAACCCGTGTTACCAGCGTGAAAGGCTGGCGTCCTAACCACTAGACGATGGGGGCTTTGTGGGAGCGGCGGGAATCGAACCCGCAACCGTCGGATTAAAAGTCCGCTACTCTGCCAATTGAGTTACGCTCCCGAAGTGGCGATGGCGGGATTCGAACCCGCATGACTCAAGAGTCGGGAGATTTTAAGTCTCCTGTGTATGCCTGTTCCACCACACCGCCCGTGTCTTAGTAATAGTTGCTTGTACCTCCAAGGGGCTAGTAAGAAGGTGGGAACGTCTCAGAAGGGCTGTGCGGCTGTCTGAGAGAGAAATAGGGACCCCTTCCGGGTTGCCCATGTATCTCTGTACCGGGCAATGCCAGAAGAGGTCCCTAATCTCTCGCGCTGTGGTTTCCGCGTTACCTACGCGCGACCTAGAACGGGTCTTTGACCAGTTCCTCTTCTACTTGTTTGCGCGGAGACGTAGCCGTAGCTCTCTTGGAGCCACCTTCTGCGTTGTCCCCAGCGCGCTTGCGAGTGAAGTCGGAGATGCTGCGAGTCTGGATGGCGATGTTCTCAGCCACCACTTCGACGATGTTTTGTTTGGTCCCATCATCTTTTTCCCAGACGCGCTGTTCCATGCGACCGGTGACGATGACGCCAACGCCCTTCTCCAGAACGTCTGCTGCATCATCAGCAAGCTTTCGCCATGCGATGACGTTGAAGTAGGAAGTGTCCTCTTCCCATTCGTCTGTCTTGGCGTTCTTCCAGCTGCGGTTACAGGCAATGCTGAACTTGAGCTTGGAGATGCCCGAATCGGTGTATTTCATTTCCGGGTCTTGGGTTACGTTGCCGCAACCAGTGAATGTCGAATTGTTCATTTCAGCTCGCTTCTCTTGGGTTTGGGGGAGAACCCCCATCGTTGTGTGGGTTGCACTCTAACACCGGTTCGGGTAGCATCGTCAACCATGCCCATGAAAAATGCTGATTTGCGACTGAAAATTATTAAGCACATCACAGTGATGTTGTTGGCCATTTCGGACGACGACGAGAGTCTTACCGACGCTGAGTTGGACGAGCAGTACAATGACGCAGAGGAATGGGCAGACTTGCTGTTGGAATCCATGGGATTCACCATTACAGAAACAACAGATGACGATACTATTACGGCGACCTGCAAGCTTGAGGACATTGAGGCGTTTTTTACAGCCAAGTCCGAGGAGTATCTGGTAGCCGAAAACTTGTAGGAGGATCAAGTGCGATACGACATCCGCAGCCGTGTCAAAGCTTTGACAATTTTTTCGGTCTTAATTCTGAGCCTTTACGGTTTGACGATATTGGTTGACGACAGAAATGTTGACGAACAGTCCTTTAATCTCGTGCGCGAAGATCTGCCTGTATCGGGGTTGAGTCTCAGTCCCACTACGACTATTCAGCCGGTGATTACTTGGGTGGCTACCACGACGACTTCTGGGGTTATTCCAATAGAGGAACTGTTAGAAATACCTCCAGACTGTGTGGTCTTTAGTGAGATACCGGAAGGATGGGAACATCCACTTCCTGACTGGCCCGACCACTGGGGAGACATGAACGATTATCCGGAGTGTCCTCCCGATAATCACACCGCAGAGTTTTATGACGATGAATTTAATCATACTCATAGGGAAGAAATCGCAAACGTTCCTGAGGTGTGGGAAGACTCAGAATACATTGGAGATTTTGTTGAAGAAGTGATGCTGGAGCTTCTTCATGAGATCCTTCAGAACGAATACACATTTTTTCGTTTTGATGAGGATGTAAAAATTCTTCAGGACTATTTGGATGTGGATATAGACGGCATTTATGGCCCAATCACTCGTGGAGAACACATCAAGGCTCTTGTTCGGCTAGGACAATGGAAGCCTGTCGAGATGATTTTCAGTTTGGATGAAATAGCTGGAGATGGCGGCTACGCCTATCCGATGGACCCCGAGAAGCGTTGCCCTGAGTGGGAGGAAACGTTTGTTGCTTACGGCCTCGTTCCTGTCGACGTTTGGTCGTATGTTGCTTGGAAGGAAAGCCGCTGCAGGCCGACGGTAGTCAATGACACGTTGAATTCAGATGGTTCAGTTGATTACGGCCTTGTGCAGATCAATTCGATTCACCGCAAAGCCGTATTCAGGGTGTGTGAAGGATGGGATCTGGAGGTAATGTTGCTTGATGTCGATTGCAACCTGCGCATGGCACGACATTTGATGGACAACACTCGCAACCGGTTAGGAAACTGGCGTATTTACATGTACTGACCAGTGTGAATGAAATCACTACTACTAGCACTACCCCTACTAATAAATCAATGCTCCGGAGTGGATTATTGGAGTGAACCTCCGCCGCCCGCTTGGGAGCAGGTGTACGAGGATGTCCGCGATCTTGCGACTGACCGTCACAGGCCGGGTCAAGAAATTGATTTACGGGTAGCTCCCGATTTTCCCGCTGATCGTTTAGACGCCGTAATGGGCTTGTACGAAGAGGCCATCGGGTTTTGGTCAGGGGCGTTCGATTTTGATGTAGCACTTCCCCTTACGGTGATGGATTCAGGGGACCGAGACTGGTGGGAGTCAACTACTACCAGAGGACCGCGTGATTTGTTCTCCCCACACTGGTGGGAAGGTTCCGTCCGGTCAGGGGGAACTGTTGGGATGGTGGATACTGATGAGACTGGAATGCCGCACGTCATTGTGGCGTCCGGAAGCAAGACGGATTTTGAACATTTTGGTGCGTTTAGTGCCGCGTTGATAGCCCATCATGAAAGCGCTCATTGGTACCAATATCAGGCAAGCGGTTGGATGACCGACAAGTGTTCAAACCCGAATTGGGAAACGGTAATGGGGTGGGAGAACTGGTCGATGCCGTGTCCGTGGACGCTGTTGCCCTGCTGGTTTATTGAGGGACACGCGGAGTTGTACACGATTCCATTTGGGTCGGAGCCCGGTACCTTGCGCGGTCTACGAATCTGGCAGATTACGAATTCTGACAGGTTGACTGAAAATGACCTATTGGAACGTTTGCAGCGTACCCAACACAATTCGGTGACGAAGAACTATGAATGCACACGAGAGATCCAGTATTCGATGGGTCTGCTCGTCAACGAGAAATTGTTTTACGACTTTGGGGACGCGAAAGTTAACGAATTGTGGTTAGCGATAAACCAGCCGAGTAGTTCAACTCGGTCGGCTTGGGAGGTCGCGTTCAGCGACACGTTTGGCATGACGGCTGAAGATTGGTATACAACTTCAGCTATTCCCTATCTTCTGGGAGTGTTCGAAAACTAGCCGTGCCAGTGCTGCTTGTTTTCGGCAGTTCGGTATTCCCTATTGGGAGGCTCTTTAACTGCTTCTTTGATGATGTCTATTTGAACCTGTGCATCATCGCCCAAAGTGAGTTTTTCTAATTCAAGGCATGCATTCCAGCAGGCTGTCTGGATTTCATCGGAAATAGTTGAGAACATGTTTCACCTCCTATCGACGAGTAATAGATTTGTCGACCCATTTTTCGACCGTTTCGGGTTTGATCTTCAAGTTCCAACAAATCGACTTGACTGAAAGTCCGTGGTCATATAGTTCACGGATGTAATCAGAGTAGGTGTATGGCTTGTAAGACACAGTTAGGGCCGGTTTTTGCGAGTAGGAAGCCAACCTTTGCTGTCGGCCAGTACAAGCAGGAGAAACACGAGACAACTGCCGACAACTAAAGCGATTAATGAGCTCATGATTAATTAACGACGACTTTTGCGTCTGGCGGAATGATGGCTGCAAGTGAACGCGGAGTATGGTGAACTTCGCCGTTGTCGTCTACCCAGTGAATCCAGAATTCTGGATTGGCAAGGACGGGGATGAGTTGGCTGATTTCGTACTTTTCTCTGGCCACCCTATGAGTCTAGAGCCTCAATCTGGTCTGCGATTCTCCTGAGTTGTTCAGACAGGCTCGGAGTCATCTCAGCCATCGTGTCTACCGGTTTCGGGGGTGCTTTGATGAGTTTCACCGGATTTTCGGATGCTGCGGTTTCCTTAGCAGCCTCTTCTTTCTCGGCGATCATCCTGGCGATTGCATCCCAGTCGATTCCTGGGTCTGCGATATCGGCACCGAGGTTTTCCAACTTGTAGTCGGAGATGTCCCACGCCATGTTTTCGGGGGCTACGGCTGGTCCGCCGTAGTAGGCATCCAACCATGCCCAAGTAACAGCAGTTTTATCTGTTACAACTAGGTTATGTCGAACCCAGTCGCCTCCGTCTACCCGGGCTCGAATGAAACCCTCATCGAAGTCGGCTTCACATTCAAAGAGAACGGCATTGCCGCCAATTTTGAGTTGTCCGACCTTGACGGAATCACCCCACTTCGGGACCTGACCCAGATGGTAGAAGTACATGCCGATGGGCATGAATCCATCCTTGGTCTTACCGAACCATGTGCGGAACGAGAAACCGTCGGGCGCGGGCTGTCTGTTGCCGTGACCGTAGGATTGGCCCCTGGCGTTCTTGAATCGTAGATCGGCAAACCCCAGCGTCTTTCCCGTACTGTGGGAATTCCAATTGCTGAGTGCCCTGACCATGTAGGAAACTTTCACATGGCGGGAGGGTGGCACTTCCTTGTATAGAGCACAGCCGTAATGATCTCCTTCACGGAACATCAGCCGCAAAGAGTCACCGCTTACATAAGCGTTATGAACCTTCCCGCTCCAGGAATCCTGCCATCCATCTTCAAATGTCTCATGAACCAGAGTGCTCATTGGCGGCGCCTAAACAATCGGGAGAAGAAATTTCGTTTCTTCACGACAATTGGTCCTGTCGGGGTGGCGTCCTTAAGCAGTTCTGCTACGGGACTTTTTTTCTTGGGTGGAGGCTTCGGAGCGTAGGGCTTTTTCTCCGTTTTCGGCTCAGATGCCTGTCGAGCTTTTGCTGCCGGGTTCCGTGGTGGAGTGGTAGCGCGAGTCCCAGACTTTGCTGCAGGCTTTTTTGCTGCAGGCTTTTTGGCCGCAGGCTTTTTAGCTGCAGGTTTTTTGGCTGGAGCTTTCTTTTTAGCTGCGGGTTGTTTCTTCTTTTCAGCCATAAATGAGGTGTCCTCTATCCGTCCTGTACCTTGTGTAGTCTACATAACAATGGAGACCTACCCGGATACCTATTCCAAGCTGGCCCTTTCGATGACTGCGGCTCAACATGCCAAAGAAAATCTCGTTGAAGAGCTGGGAGTGGGCGAGGATCTTCCTTTCAACTTTTTTGGCTGGTGTGAGAACGAATTAATATTAATAATTCAGTGCTCTAAAGCAGACATGAAGAAGCCTGCTGCTGCACGTTTACAAAAGTGCGAACACGCAATACAAGCGATGCGCATGTACTGGCAATGTGAAGAAATCACGCTTGTTGCAGAAGGGTTTCAGTCAAAAACTCCAGAAATGCTTAAAGGGGAGGACATATTCAAGGCATTTCTTGATAAAAGTTCGGAAATTGAAGAAGTTTTGACAGCCACGCATGTCGAGATGGATGATTTCAACACGCCCATGGCCACGCTGGTTAGCGTGCCATACCAATACCTTTTGGGCAGACATGTCGTGTGGGGCGATGCCATAGGTTTTGAGAGAGGTGTTGGGGATGTCCTTACGAATGCAAAAATTCCTGCGACGATAGCCCGCTGCATCTCGGAATACCCCGACCCTGATGTCCTGGGTGAAGACGTAGACAGGATTATGAGCATTTTGACCGAAAATGGATTTAATGTCCAGGAATTTGGGTGACTCGCAACGATTTCGTAAAGGAATATCTGGGTCCCATCGACTTGGAGAAGGGGCAGCGAAAGACAGGGGCGACGGGATGGCTCCTTCTTAGCGTGACGGTGATCCTTTGGGACTTGTGGGCTATAAGGACACAGAGGGTAGAAACCCTTACTAGGAGCTTCTGGAGGCTCAGCAAAACCTCTTGGGGGGGGTTTGCTCTTCAAGCAATTTGGGGTATCCTGACGGCCCATCTACTAGTTGAAGCGCGACTGCGGCAAGCACTGGAAGGCCGCAGGACTAATAAGGCGCGTTCATAGGAATCAACATGAAAAAAATAACGTTGCCGTTTTTGACGGTAAGCGTTCTTGCAGGTTTGTTGATGTTTGCAAGTCCTGCAACCGCTACTCACGACACGATCTACTCACCCTGCTCTACGGAGTACGGCTTCATTCACATGACCTACGACGAGTGGGCAGCCCACATCACCACGATGGAAGCTGACGGCACAATCCCGCCCGGTGTGGTGTTCCGTTATAACGAAGCACTTCATGGCGGCAAGGGTCTCGAAGACCCAAGGGTTGTGTGGGCTAGGAACCTGACAGACGGCCAGATTCTGTCCATTGATGATTGGGCCAACGGCAACTATCCCGAGATCGAAGCGTTGATGTTCAGTTCAGGTCTAATCCCCGAATGGATTCTGGACGCCAACATGGTCATCCGCCGGTTCAACGATCCCTACTGGGCTGCGGCGAACCCGATGACCCCATCGTGGACTGTCTGGCAGTCGCTCTGCATGGGCAACTACGGATACTCCATCCCGGTCATGGAGATCAACGAAGACGGCGTGTGGGTTTCGAATCTTCCCGCGACGACGACGGTAGCTCCGGCCACGACAACTACGACAGTCGCACCGGCTACAACGACGACGGCTGCTCCAGCTACCACTACGACGTTACCTGCTCCGTTGGAGCCAGACCCGATTCCTCCCCAGCCCGACACCGACATCGACATAGCTCCCCCTATTGGGCTTTCCTCCGATTACGACCTCTTTGACGCTGAGTGGGATGGGTATCCATTCGAGCAGACCATCCTGCTGCTGGAGGAACGGTACCCGCCCGGCACACCCGACCGGTTCCATTTCCGGCTATCTATCGCAGTCGAGTTTCTCCGAGGTGGCGGCATGGTCCGAGGTCTCGACAACCTGTGGGAGTCCGGTTCCTGATGTAATGTTGGGGGATGGTTGGATACCCCCCGGACAGCGCTTATGAGCAACGCATGTCGGAATCGATACGCGTAGGCGAGTACAACATTGAGGTACTCCGTGCTGCCCCTATGGCCTGTCCTGTTTGCGGCGACCCGTCAGGTAACTGCAAACCAGAGGGTGTTGATTCTTCTCCAAATCATATTTCTGGATATGGGGATGGACAAACACATCTAGTTGAAGAAGATATAACTGAAGAACGTCAGCTGGCGGGTGGCATAACTATTACAGTTTTAAAATATGCTAAGGGGAAACTCATCCCTATAGATGAGGCTAGAAACTTAGGATTGATTTGACAGTTTCCGCAATTTCTGATTCGCTACAATCAGAAGGCTGAATAAGTTTAGAAGCCCGAGAGAACTAATTATGACCCTGCTAAGCCAAGAATTCGTGGACAACTATGCATCCAAGACACCCCCGTGGGGGTTTGGCGGCATGGGCGAAATCGTGTTCCTCCGAACCTACAGCCGTTCGAAAGGGGACGGCACAGTTGAGACCTGGCCGGAAACCATCCAACGGGTTATTAATGGTGCCGACGAAATCGGTGTTCATTACACAAAACGCGAAGCAGAGCGTCTTTTCGATTTGATGTTTAACCTGAAGTGTTCATTTTCAGGGCGGGCTCTCTGGCAATTGGGCACCCCGCTAGTTCGAACACTCAACGGCGCGAGTTTGAATAACTGTTATTACACGAACATCGAGACCATCGAGGATTTTGAGTTCTTGTTTGACATGCTCATGCTGGGTGGTGGTGTTGGTTATTCCGTTGAAAGGGCCAAGATTCACGACTTGCCCAAGGTCAAGGCCGGGGTTGAGATCACTCATGAACGCACCAACGATGCCGACATCATCGTGCCCGACTCACGGCACGGATGGTCTCGGATGCTGCACGCCGTCCTCAAGTCATATTTCGAGACCGGCAAATCTTTCTCCTACTCGACGATTCTGGTTCGCGAGTTCGGAGCCAAGCTCAAGACTTTCGGTGGTACCGCTTCTGGTCCGGGGGCTCTGATCGACGGGTTGAAGGACATCTGTGGCGTTCTAGATAACCGGGTAGGCAAAAAGGTCCGGAGCGTAGATGTTTTAGATATATGTAACATCATTGGAAGAATTGTTGTTTCGGGATCATCTCGTCGATCGGCGCAGATCGCGATTGGCGACCCTGACGACATGCTTTTCTTGCGTGCCAAAAACTGGGGAACAGGCAATGTTCCAGCTTGGCGGTCAAGTAGCAATAACTCGATCTATGCCGATTCGTTTGATGAAGTCATGCCCGAGCTTTGGAAAGGGTACGACGGAAGTGGAGAACCGTATGGACTCGTCAATCGTAAGCTGGCTCGCAAGGTTGGCAGACTCGGAGAGAGTAAGGCAGACAATAGCGTTGAAGGGTTTAACCCCTGCGCCGAGATAGCGCTTGGGGATGGGGAAAGCTGCAATCTTGCGACGATTTTTCTCCCGAACATTGATTCGCTGAAGGAAGCACTAGAGATTTCCCAACTTCTGTACAAAACCCAGAAGATGGTTACGCAGTTGGACTACCCATTCGAAAAGACTACGAATGTGGTTCGAAAAAACGCCAGACTGGGACAGTCGATTACCGGCGTGCTGCAATGTTCCGAAAAGCAGTTGAAATGGCTGCCGATGATCTACGAATTTCTAGACGAGTTGGATAAGAAGGAATCGGAGAAAATGGGACTCCCCCGGTCAGTCAGACTGACGACGATTCAACCCTCAGGGACGCTGTCTCTACTCCCAGGGGTTACACCAGGCATACACCCTTCATACGCCAAGTTCTACATCAGGCGAGTCCGGTTCCGTTCGACAGATCCTCTCGTAGACACATGTCGTCAACGCGGTTACAAGGTCCAGTATGACGTTGGGTTGGATGGGCGCGAGGACCACACCTCCTATGTCGTTGAATTCCCCTGCATGTCACCCGAAGGTGCCATTTTGGCCGCTGACATGACCGCCGTGGATCAGTTGGAATGGGTCAAGCGGATGCAAACCGACTGGGCCGACAATTGCGTGTCGGTAACGGTCTATTATCAGAAGGGGGAACTCAAGGAAATTCAGGCATGGCTGAAAGCTAATTACACCAAGTCCATCAAGTCAGTTTCTTTCCTGCTGCACAGCGATCACAACTTCCCTCTACCGCCTTACGAGGAAATCACCGAAGAAGAGTACGACAAGGCGTATGGAAAGATCGACTTTTCTGTTGAGCTGACTCACGAAAATGGAAACCACGAGCTTGATCTCGACGAGTGCAACGGTGGGGCGTGTCCGATCAAATAAAGGTCTGGATCGACCAGGACCTTTGTACCGGCGACGGCCTCTGTGCCGAGATTTGCCCTGACATCTTTGAGATGCACGACGACGGGTTGGCTTACGTCAAGGAAGTGACATGGAAATCAATTGCCGGACCAGATGGCGGTAAGGGTGATCCTGCCTACCAGATGGCTACGGGTTTGGCCGGAGTCCCTGAGGAGCATTTAGACGCCGTCGTCGAATCAGCAGACGAGTGCCCTGGCGAGTGCATTTACATCGAGATTGGCTGATTAGTTTTCGTCAGGTGTTTCCGGCCCAGAACCAAATGGTGACTGCGAATGGTCTCGAATCGCCGTATCTTGTATCGTGTTGACTTTCCCACAATGTGGGCAATGCCAGCTTTTTTGGACATATTGAAGTCCGGGCTGGCTCAAAGACCACGACCACCAGTTTTTACAGTCTGAACAGGTGAAGTGGTATAACCATTCACAAGAGTATTTGTGAGCCATGTATCAAAGTTACCATTTAGGAGGCCGTGGCTAACACGGCACACGAGAAATTGTGCCAACCGGCAGTGGGCCACTCGTATCCACTATCCGGATCGACCCAAGTGACACGACACTTGCCGAAGTTCGTTGTGTTCGCATCGAAACTCTGTTCAACAATCTTTTGGGGTGGACCAGCTACACCCAAAAGAACAGTATCAGGGAAAACTTTTCTCGTTATATCTGATAAACGACTTCCATAGGTGTTCCACTGATGCTCAGAAGTCGGAAGTCTCCGATCATCGGGATCGTCTTCGAGAACTGCCTCCATAAGTAGTTCCACTGCGGTGTCTCCTGTCCATCTCTCATCTGGAGTGGAACCCCAAGGTGAAGGATTGTCGGAGAATTTGGCGTTTCCACCCAACCGGCTACCATCCAATGTCACGAAATGCCGAATAATGGTATCTATGTCAGGACAAACAATTAAGAGCTGACCACCCGGAGCAAGCACTCGTCGAATCTCCCTAAGTAAAGAAACAACATTTGCTTTATCGACATGCTCAAATATGTGACACGCCATTACTTGCTTGAGTTCGCCTTGGCCTATAGGTAGGTATGAGCCGTAAAAATCAGGAGCGTCGTTTCCTCTGATAAGAAGCATTTCTTCAGTACCAGAGTCATCAAGTTGCTGATATCCCCCCACTGTTAGGTCAGGAAAGATCCGCTCATCAACATCGGCGTTTATCCAACCAATGGGCCGATGGTCATAGCCACAGCCGAGATTCAATTTGGACCGCATAGATCACCATTTATCGATAGGACAATGAAGACCCGGAACACGAACCTTTAACGGCATAAAGCAACCACATTCTTTGCAACGCTTAGTAAGCCTCTTGAACCGATCGCATTCAAGACAGAATGCGTATTTCTCCGCAGGACGGAGCTCAATCACCGTCGATTCTCAAGATGGGTTTCGACCTTTTGCCACAGCGTGGTATCACATTTTAGGCAGGTCTCTTTCCAGGGATACCGCTGTCGGTATTCTTCGGGATGAGAACAATCTAAAATTTCTGTAACTGACAAATTGACGATGTCGCGAATAAATCCAGACAACGACTTGCCTTCACGCTCGGCTGCGACTTTCCACCGCTCATGATCTTTTTGTGTGGAGCGAATAAGAATCTGCTTATCTGCCGGACCATCGTCATCGCTGATCTTTGTAGAAATCTTGGGATCTAAGGTTTCCGCCAGTTTGTCCATAGCTGCTTCGACGTTGTCTTGTTTAAGAACAGCTTCACTGTCATCATGGATTTTTTGGGATAAAGTAGCAGCAGCCTGAAGCGGGTCGATATAGTCAACTGCTGGTTCTGGTTCTGGTTCTGATTTCAAAGCGGCCTCGATCTCTTCCATCTCGTCGAGAAAATCTTGGAGTTCGTCGGTCTCAACAACTTCTGTCTTTTCCGATTCCTCGTCATTGTCTGGGGCGTCGGTGGGGAGGTAGTGAGACAGCGGTATATTCGTTGAGTCGCTCATGTATATCAGTCTACGTCCTCTGGCTGCGCCGGTAGGGGAAGTTCGATAATCTCAGCATCGACGATGCCGTCATCAGTGGAGTCTGAGATGTCTTCTTCGGGAACATCTAATACCTTGGAACCCAACATTTTGTCTACTTCTTCTTGTGGCAAAACACCGCTTTTGGCCATCAATTGCAACAATTCTTTGGCTTCTTCCTCAGGGGAAAACTGAGATAGTGGTGAAGCTTCATCGCCAATCATAGATACCCGAATGGGATCAGAAAGGCTGGTGGGCATATCCATTTGAATAGAGATATTATTACTTTCCATACCTAAAAGCTTTGAGCGTCGATCCATGATGGACAGCACTTGCTGAATTGCTTTCATGTCTGGCTCCACTTGGATTTCCGTGCCATCGTCTAGGGAAACCCTGCGATGTTGGGTCATGGGCCAAATGGCAGCTTGTAACGAATCTAGACGTTCCAATTCCATTCGTAGAACTTCCGGATAAGCCATGAGGGCTTCACGGTTGAGGCGTTCTAGTTGTCGACCGATGGATTTTGAAACTACAGAAGTGGAGACCCCAAAGCGACGACCTATTTCGTTGACCGGAACGCCCCCTTGCCGCATTTTGAACATGCGTAGGTCGCGCTCTGCTAGAAACTCTCTAGTTAGGGCTTTGCTGGTTGCATTTTCTGCCATAGTTAACTTACATCCATAAACTCTGTTACTTCGAAGGGAAACTTTTTCCCGCGCTTCATTTGCAACGGCCAATATCTTATGTCGCGTGCACCCCTGAAATGATTAACTGTATATACATATTCTCCCATATGAGTAGGATCTGGTTGTAAAGCAAGCCCGAATTCGGGCCAACGAGACCAAACGGCTGATCCGAAAGGACGCAATTCCCTACTACTCATCGAGCTTCCCAAGGGAGCGTGGTGCTCCAACCAAAGGGCGCACCCGTAGATGGTGCGAATAGTGTCCAGGTATCGAGCGACCTCAACGGCTACGGCTTCAGAAGTGCGAGTTCCTGGATCTAGGAAAGCCTTATAGAGCGGTCCCATCACCAATATGTCTGGTTTGGTTTCCTCTATGTGTTGCTCTAACAGAATTCGATCATGGGTATTTAACAAATCAAGCCCATCTGGTTTAATGAATAAATGTGCCTGCATTTTGTCAGCGAAGCCCATCGACTTGGCCGCACCAACGATATTTCTGGAGGTACGTCGAATAATTCGTTCAGGATTTTCTAAGTCAACTGTCAGTGTTCGAATTTGAGGCATCTTTTGGAAGGTAAATGGATTAACGCCTAGACCGGCACAAATGGCGACTTGTCGTGCGAGCATGGTTTTGCCGACGCCTTCTGCGGCCACGACCATTACCCGTTCTCTACGTTCTAGAAGGCCAGGAATGAGCCAGTCATAATCATCGTTAACGGTTTCTTGGAGAAACTCATCCCAGATGACCAAACGACCCTCATCTCTGAGAGTTGTTTCATCACGGGTTTGGGCTAACTGTTGTGCCTTATTAAGTATTTGTGTTGGTGTTTTATTCGGATCGTCAAGCAGTTGACGTATTTGTTCAAGTGCCAACTCTTCTTTTGTCGGAGGTGGAAGCTCTTCTTCGGGAAGTTCTTCTTCTTGAAGTTGGGTTTCCTGACCCTCGAATTCAGACTTAAGCGTGTCCGGCTCAACTTTTATGAGTTCAGTTGTTGAGCCCCCCGCTTCAACATGGTCAGTGATGTCCTTCGCTTTTGGACATTTGAAGATTTCGACATCACATTCGACCTTTTTAAGCTCCCCGTAAACATGGAGAGCGTGCTTTCTGCCTATCTCGTCATTGTCAATAATAATGTCTACCGTTGCTCCAGCAAGAGCCTCAGTATGTATGTCGAGCCACTTTCCTGCGCCACCCGGCATGGTTGTAGCACAGGCACCCATTTCAGTGAGGGTGTCACAGTCCTTTTCGCCTTCTACGACAAAGACAGACGCACCAGTCTCCTTGGCAGCTAGGACCAGTGGCAAGTTGTAGAGAACCTTCGGTGTGCTCCCCAGTTTGTAAGTCCACCCGCCTGAGCCGTCAGGTCGTCTTTGGCGAAATGTCTTTTTCCCATCGGGCTCCGTGAACCGTACTTTTTCAAATAACACCACTCCATCAGCGTCTTTGTATTCATATTTGCTGACGAAGGTGAGTGTTTTAGGTGTCGATTTTGCGTATTTAGGTGGATCGAAATCTGTTGTTGTGTTTTTCTTATCCGGACGCAAGTCTGCCAGAGTTAAACCGACAGCCGTAACTATCTCTAGGGCGCCACACGCTCCTGCAGATCGGTGACAATGAACCAATATCTGTCCATCATCTTTTTCATGTATGGATAACGATGGATTATTGTCGTCTTGTCTACAGGGACAACGGGCTTCCCATCCGTTACTGGAAGCAGTAACACCATTCAGGTGATCTAAAAAGTCGGCGGTGTGATTATATTTCATTTTTGCTTAGGTCGGCCCGGGCTATACCCTGTTGGATTCGAAGACCGTGTTCCACCACGCCCACTTCGGGCACCCGGTAAATATACTCTAGCGGAACGATCAGCGTAAATATTTCTAGCGCGTCTTAGTATCGCACGTTCTGTTTCATCTAGACCACCCCATATCCCTAGGGGTTCGTGATGAAGAGAATATTCCAAACACTCGCTGCTAGAAGGACACGACCGACAAATTGACTTTGCTGCAAGTGCGTTTCGTTTGGCTTCCACCAGTTCGACGCCCACTGTCTCTTTTTTTCGGAGAGGAAACCACCAGTTTGTAGGTTTCCCAGTACAGGCTCCCGTTAGGGGTGGCATGGGAGGTGGCTTTTCTGTAGTCACGCTATCTCTTCCGCCTAGTAATCCGATTTACGTCGTCAACCGATAGAAACACCAACGCAGACTGGATTTCCAAGCTTCCCCCGGCGTCCACGGCGACTATGTCTATAGCATCGGACGGAACCGAGAGCTCTCTGGCGAGTGCTGCACGAGTCCGCTCGATGAATAATTCATCTTGGCCTAGAATGGCGTCGTAGTCAACGCTTATGATGGAATTTTCTTCTGCGGCCCCCGGATTTCTCCACTCGGAGTCTCGCTCAGCTGTCTTCAAACACCAAACACAGGCAATCTTGGGTGCCGTAGACGCCCTGTTGCGGACCTCTATATGGCCACACTCTAAGTGGTGGTGGTATTTGACTTTCCCCCAACCACCGAGTCGTTCGATTCGCTCAATGGAGCGTCGGGGAGATTTGCGATGCTCCGTTGTCATACCTACATTGAACCACGGGGGAGTTGCTTTGCGGCGTCTTTGGGTTTAAGATTCTGAAATGACGATCAGCGCTTACCGCCATGATAAACCGTGGCGTGACCCCCATCGACCAGATCCTCATTCAAGCAGGCGCTCTTATTCTCATCAGAATAGATGTCGGCCAATATTCGTCCGAACTTGCCGCTCTTGTCTTTGTGAGTTTGAATGTAGATCGTGTCGAGACCATCAAGCCAATCGATGGCGTAAGCCGTGGCAGCCTTACCCGCAGCCTTTTCAATCAAATCCTTGGTACGAGTCTCCGGGGTATTTATCCCAAGAAGACGAAGACGAGCTTTGTGATGAATGTCGAAACCGACATCGATCATGGCGTCGATAGTGTCACCATCGACTACTCGTACAACCTTTGCCGCATAGAAGTATTTAGATTCCATACGGCATTCGCAATTGGGATCACATTGGCATTCCATGAATACTTCTCCTAATCATTCTGGGTGAACTTCGTGTTCTCGGCCCGCTTTTTTCTTATAGCTCGCGGATGCTCTTCTTCGACAACTAAGTCTTCAAAGTCCTCAGGATCACCCCTAAAGTCTTTGCCGAGACGTTGGTATTCTTCCCAGTAGTCATTATCTGCGTTTGCATTCTTGGCCACGACTAGATATTACTACTTGTAAACCCCAATAGAAGTAGAAAACCCCCGGCCCTTTGTGGACCGGGGGCTTTCTATTGTGCTTTTCTCTGTGCCACCTAGCTATTTGCTAAGCAGAGCATCTTCCTAAGTCAGATTAGGAAGTCGGAGCGTTGTTGAAGGTAACCTTCACGAACGCTTCAGGGCGCTTCACAGCGAGAGCGAGCCTCTGCTCCGCAAGCACCACGATGGCGTTACGAATGAAGAAGTCCGAATGCTGTTCACTGATCCGAATGCTGGCCTGCTCACGGTCATAGAGCTGTGCACCGGTACCGAATGCACCGACGACACAAGTGCCTTCAGCCATTGCCGGAGTCTCAATGACAGGGAGTCGCCACACGCGAGGCTCGCCGCCAAGCGCCACAGAAACCGCGACCAAGTACTGGCCGTTGGAATCTTTGGTGAGCTCAACGTCTTCCCAGTCGTTCGGATGCATTACGACGCCCGTGGGCTCGTAGTATGCAAGGAACGACAGAGTTGCCGCACGCCGGATGGCGTCCGCTTTGGTGTCGGGTACTGGAGTGAATGCACCTGCAGACCAGCTGTAGGTCTGGATACCAGTGGCGACAGTGATACCAGTGAGGTTTTCACCGGTACCGTCACCGCTGATGATCTGCGCATCTTCCTGAAGGCGAAGGCCGTAAAGAAGCTCGTTGTCGATGATCGACCGGAGCTGCGGCTCGTCTGCCAGCACGTTGCGGTGAGCAGCTTCCCAGTGTGCAAGGGTGCGCACGGGGGCCTGCTCACCGACGAACGCCAACGTCGACTGCGGCTTGGCCGTGAAGACCTCAGGAGAACCTGAGCGCTCAGACACTGCAGCAGCGTTGTTGGTGAAGCCGGACATCCGGAAGTACTCGATGACAGCAGCGTTGGTTGTGCGGCTCGGGAACAAGTCACGAACACGCTTTGTACGCTGTGGAGGCATGACGATTGGGTCACGCTGAATGGTTCCGAAAGAACCAGGAGTGCCGGTCGGCAGAGCGGTGTAAACATCTTTCTGACCGTAAATGTCCTTAGAAGCAAGGCTTCCGGGGACAGTGAACGGAGCAGGCATGTTTGCGCCAGCAGCACCATTGGCAAGGGCTTTGAACTCCGCAGAGTCAAGGAAGGCGGCGCCAACAGTGCGATACTGCTGAACGGCCTCTTTGATCTCAGGGGTGCTCGCCCATTCGGCAGCAGCTTCTGCGGCTACCGACTCGGTTGTGGGCTGTGAACCCCACTCGCGAGTCTTTTCCATCTCCTGAATGCCATCAATGAGACCTTTGATCTCTTTGATGTCTTTCATGTTTTTGTCGAAAGCAGTTTTCTGTTCTGCATCGACTTGGACTACGCCGTCTTCGATTTCGAAAGAATCGGCGATCTCCTTGTTTGTATCCATCTTTGTCCGCATTGCGGTTTGCAATTCGGAAAGACGGGAGGTGTCCTCGCTCATATTTCCCTCCTCGGGATTTGTTATTGGACGTGGGTTGTTAATTGTTCGTCCGATCCCAAGGTAAGCACCCGAGCCGGTACACGTTATAGCATACTAGTGATAGTGGTATCAGTAGGGGAAGACTGTCAAATATTCAGGTGTTTATTTCTGGTTTATTTTTTAAACCAGTAATGCCAATAGACAGCTATCGCGAATGACGAAGCGCAAATAAGTGAAGCAATTCTCATTGGTTATCTTTCCAATACCTTTCTACATACTTTGCGCCGGTCTCACTAAAGAAAGCATCGAACTCAGTTCTGCTATTGATTTCGAAATGCCCATCCCTATTTCTGAATGCTATCAATCTTGGTGTATCTCCCGTATTGTCCCATAAGAAGAACTCGTCATATAAGCCTTGTGTTATTTGTCTGCTTACATGGCCTTTTAGTTCTCCAGCGATTTGGGTACCAAAACCGGTTGGGATGTCAGGCCCACCAGCCGCTGTTCGTTGAGCAATTCTTTTATTCGCCTCGTTGCCGGGGACATAAACAAAATGCCCAACAGTCGAATAGCCGCGCGATCTGGCAGTATGGAGGTGTTCGGCTCGTTTCCCTGTGCCTTGTACAACAACGTCCATCTTGGCGTTGGCAGCACTATCTAGAACGCCGCGAGTTGCTGTAACGGATGCTCCGTGAAACGCGGTGGCGTTTTTGGGGTCCCAGCCCTCTAAGCCCGTTTTGATGAAATCCGGATCTATGTGGGCAGCTTCAGTATCGTTCGGAACGCCGAAGGAGCCATTTTTTACTAAAGTGGATTTACCGGAACCCGTTGTGCCGCCAATGAAGTAAAGGGTTCTATCTTCCTTGTTTCTGTGTTCTGGCTTGACCTTGGCAAGTATTCGCTGGCCCATTGCTTTTCCGCCGCTACCAAAGCGTCCGCTTCGCATCCCACCTGAAAAATCGTTGCGTATTTGGAGTGCTTCACGTTTCATCTTGTCTGAAGCAATCGCTCGCACGCTTGCTGGGGCTTCAGCCCAAAGACCAGGATTATCTTGAAGCATCTTAAGCCACTCTTTTTCACTAGGGCTTAAACGATCTCTACGCGAACGCAAACCCTGAGTAGGATCAAGAGCAATTCGCCCTTCAGCGAGCTCACCCTTGATCACTTCTGAGCTGGTCTTTTTAGACAGCTTGGCTTCTAGAGCTTTACGATAATCGTCTCTGGCGAATTCAGTACCGTTCCCATGGTATTTATCAATCTGATCCTGAATCGAGTTTATTTCATATTGTATATATGAAGTTTCTTCTCGTATCCGAATCAAATCATCCCAGTAGTCGGTGTACTGGTTGAAGGTATCCCTTCCCCATTGATCTTCACGCCACTCAGGTTCACTACTGCCACCGTATTCCAGATCTCTCTGGTTGGTTTCGAAGGGGCCGTATGTGCGCTCAATAAAGGTGTCTCTATCTTCGTCACCGTCGATGGCTTTTAAGAAATCTCTAGTATCTGCGTGATATGGCCTATGAGCGCTTTCCGTTGCGCTATCTAACGCGTCTTCTTTTTCTCTAAGTTCGGTTGTCAAGTCGTTGCGTTCAATCCTTGACTGTTCAATAAAGTTCGCCCACCACTCGACCTTTCCCCAAAGATCGTCATGCTCTTCGATAATGTCTTGGTCTATCTCAGGTAAAGCTCCATACTCTTCTCCACTCGAATATTGGTCTGTTGACGGTTCTCCTATTTTCCGAATACGTTTATCGCCAGGTCGATAGATGGAATGTCTCTGAAAATCAATTCGACTATGTTCATCCAAAAAGGCGAAATACTCATCTATGTCAGCTTCCATATCGGCAATATTTTGCTGCGGAGTCTGAAGCATATGATCGATTTGACGGCGGGAACGCACGCCACCATTTGCAGAAGCTCCTAACGATAGATCCGATCTGCTTTTACCCATGGCGGTGCCGAGTTCTTCACGAAGACGTGATTCTTCTTGTTGAAGTGGCGCCATCAAGTTTCTGATGCGAAGAACTCCCGCGTGGTCGCCTTCTTTTTGGGCTTTTTTGAGTTCTTGAAGCAGAGGGTTAAGTTTCCCTATCCGCAACTTGTCAATTTCCTTACCGAGAGACGCCATTCTGACTTCGTCGGTTACGGGTTTTGGTTTTGCTTTAGGTTCTGGGCGTTGAACTGTGCCGGGTTTCCCATCCCAAACAGAGCGCATACCTCTTTTTTTTCTCCCCGGAAGATTGGTATTAATTCCAGGAATGGCAGGACGTTCAAATGGGGTGCCCTCTTGGACAATCATGTCATGATCGCCATCCCAAGCCTTCGGGTCAAACCGTGCAGCACGTCCGATACGGCGACCGATACCTTTGGCTTCGTACACTTCTTCAAATAAACGCTTTTTACGTCGTTTCATTTTAGATAGCTCTTCACGAACAATATTTCGTATTCGTTGACGTTCCAGTCTTTGCTGGTAGCGCCTTCCAAGAGCCGTACTACCAGTGGCGCGCGCATAGTCCGTCATGTTGGTGCACGGGGTCCAAACCCTACGTCCACTACGGGAAGTACGTCTAGATACACCGATACATCCCAATTGGCGTGCTCTACGACGCGCTTGGTTGATGTTGTCGAAAACGTCTGTGTCACCGTCTACGGGTCGAAAAGTCATACCCTTACCGGATACGAGTCCACCACCAGACAGAGTGTCAATTCCAGTGACACCTCGCTCCCTTAACTTGTCCCATTGGCGCTTAGTTTTCTTCTTGCGCTTGCGACCCTTTTGGGAACGGATCTTCTGGGTTTCCTCAATGAGATCTAAAGAGCTTTTTTCTTTTTCGCCATTGGTGAGACGCTCATATTCTTGCATTGTGCTGCACGCCATCCATGTTCCATCGGGATGACGGTGCGCACCAGTACAGCCGAGTTCAGCAGCCTCTCTTAGAGCCTGTGCTTTCTTGGCAGTTTCGGAGTCCGTGCGCGCCTCGGGCATCGTTATTCATCGCCGCTGGCAGCTTTTGCGGCGGCAGCGAAATCGTCACCATGTCTGGATTGGTAAAGTTCAGCCTCTTCAAGTTCGTCTTTCCATTTTTCTCTGAACTCTTCGAAGGGTTCACCCTCTAATTCCCAATCTAGGTTTCCGCCTTTGGATGCTGGCGCGATAACCTCGTCGTGGTAGGCCATTAGTTCTTTACCAGCGATGTAATCCAATTCGTCGCCGTTTTCGTCGTCTTCAGTGGAGAACGGGGGGTACCGCAGAAGCGTTGAGAGCATTATGTGATATTCCTTATGATTTTCTGGAGTAATCATGCTCTAGCCCTTCTGCCTTCGCTGCGTACATCTGATGCTTGCTTAAAGAATTGACTCAATCCTGAAGAACCAAGGGTTCTGCCTAGGGTGATGACGGCACTGCGGTTCATCACCAACTCTACGCTACCCGACTGGATTGTGTCATAACCCAAGATGGGGGCAATAAGGTTTCTGCCGCCTCTGGTGTTATTAATTTTGTTAAGCAGCAACATGGCATTCAAAGAGTCGGGGTTGCCGCTGGTGCGGATCGAATCCAACAAGTGTGTCCAGAGTTGACCAACTTCGGTTTCCCAAATAGGGGCACCTTCGGCAAGATCTGTTATTTTTGCTATTTCAGCATCCATCTTGGAGACGACTTCGGCAATGTCTGCTTTTTCTAATTCATCTCCGGGATAGGTTGCTCGCACAAGCTCGAATGCCTGACTAACGGATCTATTAGCGGTAGATTCGGCGTCTAAAGTGTCTCCGTCCATGCGACGAACATTGGGTGTAAGAACAGCAGCTGTGTTGCCTCCTTCTGTAGTTTGCCAACTACCCCAACTGCCTTGGCCGGTTGACCAATACTCACCCTTGCCTGATGCTTCACCGCCTCCTCCGGGGAGGAAACGTAATTCGTCATCAAGATAATCGGTCGCATTGCTAGCGCTTCCGTGTCCTCGACCTATAACGGGATGGCCAGCATCAATCAGGGCTTCGAAGTTGTCATCGTCTACAACAACCGGCAAATCATTCATGCCCATAGCGTCCCAAATGACAGCCATTTCTGGGTTCTGATTGAGTATCTTCTCGACCTCATCTTCGCTAGCTCCGTCCGTGCCCTTACCGCCACGACCCTTCATCCTGACATCTTTCAGGAGCGACTTGTCGCCGAGTAGTGCTCTGGAGGCTTTGCCGAGACGTGCGATACCTTCGTCGCTTGTAACCAACTTGCCGTCTGCGTCGAAATCGACTGCTTTCTTGATTTGTTTCTTTTCAGAAGCATTGATTGCGCCTTGAATACCTTTACGACCCTTAACGACCCGCAACTTGCGTCGCAGTTGAGCGACACGGCGGGCAACTATTGATCTTTTATCCTCTTCACGACGGAAACCGGGAAGAGAACTTCCTGCCCCTCCGCGTCGAGCCTTTCTAAGCGCACGACGATAAGCACTGTTCGGGTTTGGAGCCCAAATGCGTTGTGCCATCGACCGGGAGAACTCTCCTGCACGACGCCTCACACCGGGCTTAACGGAGTCAATGGCGGTCTGGCGTTCAGTGAACGTGCTGCCGATAGTTGAATTGATGCGATTGCCCTTACTGAGACCCCAAGAAGCTTTACTTGTTTTCAGACGATCCTTGTCAGCACCGTTTGCACGGTTATAGATTCGGGCGCGCTGTGTTGGCGTAAGATGCTCAAGGAATTGGAAGGCGTCAGAGTCTTTGCCGTTATTGCTTTGTTCGACCATGTTTCGGTAGATCCGAATTTCCCTTAACTGATCTTTCAGCTGGTCGGCAGCTTTGTCAGTTGCGTCACCAGTCGCTTCGATTTGACTTTCTATCGCGGCTTCGATGGTGTCGATGTCGGTGTCGGTGAAAACATAGTCCCTAAGTTTTTGGGCAAGTTCGTCACCGTCATAGTCTTTTTTAAAGCCTGGCCTGATTTCTTGATCGAAATACTGTTTTACGATCCCTCCGAGGGGGTTGACGTGGAAGGTTGCTTCCATTTCTTCTTCGGGGGTCATCTCTGAACGCTTTTTTTGTTTTGGCTTGCGAGGATCTATGCCGTCCATGTCGTTCCATGCGAGTCCGTGCATGCGTCTACGCATTTCTGTATCAATCGCCGTTCCGACATGTGCTCTTTCAGCGTCGGTAAGAGTTTCCCAAATCTGACCGTCAATGTCTGAGTGACGATCAAGTCCAGGTTGAGCTTGGCCTCGGCGTCGTCTGCCGCCTGAGCGCATGCCTTGCAATTGAGAGGCACGATCTACTGAAGCATCACGCGTCCTAGAGCGCATTCCACCTCTCGTAGTTCGATCCCATTCACTGCCAGCACCCGGTCGCGCTAACCGCCCCATGCTCGTGCCCGTTTGGGCTTCGTGTTGACGCCTTTGCGTAGCACGCCTAGCCATTTCAGATCTTTGGCCGGGGTCTGTAATGTCAATCCAATTGCCACCCCGTTCAGGTTTGTCGTGAAGAGTAGGACGGAATTCATAAACTGAACCGTCTGGCTCTTCATGAGTTTCTCTGGCGGCTCGCCCGACTCGGGTCATTTCGTCGAACTCGCCTCGTTCTCGGCGATCGATTCGATCTTGTTGAGATTCGCCTCCGCTTTCCGAGCGCATGCCGCCTCGACCAGATATGCGATCACGGTTTAAGGGGTGTTGCAGCCACCTGTCACCAAATCGATGTTGCATTCTCCGATCTGCTTCTGCTTCTGCTTCAGAGATAGACAATCCTGCACCTGTGAAGGCATCTACTAGTTCTCCGTGAGTTCGTTCGTCATACAGACGGCCATCACTGGTCCGCTGGGGTCCAGCTGACAAGGCGACTTCTTCCCGCGCCCTGGCGATCCGTTCTCCACTAGGGCGTCCAGATCCAACTTCAATTGAGGAACGCATGCCGAATCGTTCTTCGTGGTCAGCACGTTCCTCGGGCGTAAGCGGTCGCGTACCATCTCGTGTTCCCGGGCCGAATCGTTCTTCGTGGTCAGCACGTTCCTCGGGCGTAAGCGGTCGCGTACCATCTCGTGTTCCCGGGCCGAATCGTTCTTCGTGGTCAGCACGTTCCTCGGGCGTAAGCGGTCGCGTAGATCGCATGCCACCACGGGGGTTATCTCTTCGTATCGCTTCTCTTAAAGCGTCCTCGCGGTTGTCATATTCTTCGGGAAGCCGCATGTTTCTGTTGCCCGTATCCATCACACGCCATTTGCCAGCTTCATCTTGTGTGATGTCATATCGTTCAGAACGCATACCCCGGGGGGCTGCCATTTCACCACGGGCATTAAACTCTCGCAGACTCTGCTGCTGTAAGGACCATTGGTAATCTGTTTGGTCCCAAAAGTACACGCCTTCGTTGGCACTGTCGATCTGTCTTTGAAGCCATTCTGTTTCATTGCGATGCCAAGCGTTCTCGTTCATACCTGAGGGCTTTTCACCACGCTCTGCTGCTGCCTCACTGCCAGGACGATGCCGGTTTCGGCGTTTCCCGTCTGCGCCTCGTCCCCTAAAGAAATTCAGATCTTGATTACGTTCTTGAGCGATTTCTCGCATTTGGCGTGACTTCGCTCTGGCGGCAGGGATTTCGTATTCCATAGCGTCGAGTTGCTCTCGTCGCTGTTCAGGGGTCATCTGCCCATGGCTCGTACCCGCGTGAGGTAGAACTAATTGTGGCTTCCGCTCTGGAGGCTCTGGAGCGGGAGCGGATGCTCGGGGTCCAGGCTCTGGCGGTTCAGGTAAATCGCGTCGTTCGGGTACAGGCGGGGGAGGAGGCGGGTCGCCAAAATCACGCTCACTTTCACGCTCGGGAACCGGAGGAGGTGGAGGTGCGTCTCTTTGGGAGCGCATGCCTTGTTCATCGCGATAGAAGCTGTCAGTGGCACCTTCTCGACGCCGTGGTACAGCAGCATCAAGAAGTCGATCTAAATCATCCTCACCGAAGTATTCTCCATTATCTGTGATGTCTCTTAGTGGAGTTTCCCAGATGTCATCGCCTTCAGGGAATCCTGAAAGTGTGTTTCTGAGAGCTTCGGTTGCTTCGGGGAATTCTTCAATAACCTCTCCAACCGGAGTACTTAGAATTTCATTTTGGGCACGGTTTTCTTCACGACGATTACGCAATCTGAATTCGACACCGTCTGCGTCATCGGCTGGGTAGTTGCGAGGCTTTGTTCGGGTGCGACGTTGGCCCGGAAGATTCGTGTTAACTCCCGGTATTGAAGGGCGTTCCCATATGGTGCCCTCCTGAACTATCCCGTCATGATCTCCATCCCAAGCCTTTGGATCGAACGGGTCTTGCATCGATCGTCCAATTTTGCGAATACCTCCGCCACCCCTACCTCTGCCTCCTCCTCGGCCAATTCTTCGACCAAGACGATTGGCTTTTGTACGGATAGGTGACGAATGTTCTCTTGTTCCGAGATACCCCGGATGTTCCTCTAAGTTTAAATGCTTTTCTAAAAGCACTGCTTTAGCTGCACGACGGACATTGCCGGACCCCCGAGCAGTTTGAAACAATTCTTCGTTTAGAGCTTTCTGATCTGTTCCCTTTTCAGTAAAATTGAAACCTTTAGAATCAGTTCCAAAATGCCCTAAACGAGCTTTGGCCAAAAGTGAAAGTCTTGCAGCATCGGCACGAAAAGCTACTCCCTTATAGTCTGCCCCAACAAAGAAATCTTTATCTGTCAGATTTGATAGCCCTGCATCTTTTACTTGGGGGATTTCTCCGTCATATCTGTAGTTAACTGACTTGACATATGTAAGCTGTGAGTGATCAGGAAAACGAACGGGTTTCCCTTCGATTGCCTCATCAATCAAAGCTTGCGTTGTTGTGGTTACCGGAGCGAACGACCCAACCGAAATTCCCGGCTGAAGGTCGTCATAAATGGATTTGGTTAAACCCTTGTTGTAACTGTCAGCCCACTGTTTGCCAACAGGATGAACCCCGTGGCAGACAGTAAAATCATCACCTTTGACAATAATTGCAAAAAGTTTGTCTGAACTAACGTCTTTGATAATAGCGAACTGTCTCATCAGTTACCGTCCAAGCGGTCAAGAATCGCGTCATAGGAAGCAGCAAGTGTTTGGATGCGAGCTTCAACAATTGTTTGAATAACATTTAGATGAGTTTTTTCGGCTGCAGATAAAGAACCGTCACGATAAAGGCGATCTTTATAATCAGTAAAATTGAATGTACGAGCCCTTTCAAGAAGGCGTTCAAGTTCGTTGCGGAATTCTTCCTGTTGAGCTATTCGTAATTGTTGATAATGCGAGGAATATATACTTTCATCTGCAAGTGGTCTCATCGAAGAAATACTTTCTTCAATTCTCTCTTGTATGCTGATTTTATCCAAATCTTCAAGTGCAGACGGTATGTGTGTCGGTACTGTTGCTTCGCCTTGTATTCCTACAGCGGTGGGCGGCCTATCGTTGACCCCGAGAATTAAGTCAGCCAGGAGCATGCGTACCGCGTCTGCTGGGTCTACATCGTCGAATGTTCGATCAGTATCCATAGATGGAGCAGCGAGAACGTAGTCGCGCCGCTTGCCACCCTTCCCCGCAAACGCTGGGGGGAATGCTGCCAGACCTAGATGATTTTGTATTTCCGCTGCCGTAGCAACGTGCAAATGGTCGAAATCGGTTTTCGAAGACTGCATAAGATAACGGTTATCGCCGACCTCGATGATGCCTCCGGGTCGTTTTTTACCCGCTTTTCGCATCGCAGCTTGGAGAATAGATGGATCAATTCCAGCGAGACTGCCCCCACCGTTGATGTGGGTTACAGCGTCACTGACATTACTGATTTTGTCGCCAACACCTTCGGGCACTTCAGCCTCGGGCGCTTCAGCTTCCACCGTGGGTGTTTTTCCTGGCTTGGACTTGAGGGCATCCGCAACGGAACGAGCTGATCCTGCCCAGTTCTCGGTGTATGCGATGCCCGTTCCGGTCTCCTCGTCGACAAATTTCAGTCTGGCCGCAGGATCTTTAGAATTGTCTTTTTTCATGGCAGCATTAACAGTGCGGCCCAGTTTCCTACGCTCACCGACTGTGAGCCCTCGAACCTTTTCAATAGAAAGAGAAGATCCGTCAGGAAGAACGTAAGAGATATTGGTAACTCCCGTATTGGAGAGGAGACCCAACTCTTCGCCACCCATTCCATCAACGGATGTGAGATTCATTAGGTAGGTGGCGCCTTCCATGTCCCTGTTGTCGGGGATGGTGCGCAATACTGCGGGAGGAACTACTGGTTCAAGCTGAAAGCCATCGCGTCGAACAAGCCGAGCCGTGTCTATGTCGGGCTTACCCATGGCTTCTATGACTTTTCCTGTAGCACGAATACGTTCTTGGCGATTGTCGTTCCCGACGCGAGGAATGTCTGGCTTACGGCTTTGTAAAACGTTTCGGCCCGGGCGTCCACGAATTACCTCACCTTCGGGTGCCGTGGGTGCACCGGCAGCGGCTCTGCGGATAGCGGCAATGGTTGCACCGAGGGCAGATGGAATATCAAAAAGTTGTTGGCCGCAAGTGGATAGTTGATTGTCAGTGAATCGACCACCGTATTGGTAGCCCTCTGGGCATCGGTGTGCCCGTCCACGTTTGCGAATACCTCGTCCGCCTCCGGGGAGGCCAGGGGTGAGTGCCCGCCATCCAGCCGAACGTAGGGGACTTCGAACTCTAGAAATGTTTCCAGGTGTGATGATCGAACCCGCTGCCTGAGCTGCCTGCCCGAGACGGGAGCCCGATCTGACTAAACCCGCTTTGGTAGTTACGCTGATGTCGTACTGACGAGTATTTCCATTTCTATGAGATAAGGCTTTGTATTCGCCAATGATTTCGTCAGATGCGCGTGTATGCCGGATTAGACCCGAAGGAATGGTGTCGTCAAGTTTTCGTAAGATTGTTCGTTTGACCTGCACTTCCAAGCCGCCGCAGCAATCCAATTCCTTCGTGTAGGTGTAGGAAGTCGCCATATTTATTCGCACCCACAGTCCTTAGCTTCGCTGAAATCCGCAACCCATTCGTCGCCGTCGTCGCCTTCTCCGACTAATTCCCAATTGTTGTGATCTCGGAGGTAGGACGTGAAGTCCTTTTCCATCACAACGAAATCAGCTAAAACGGTTGAAGCATGCTTGAGGTCACTTGTAGTTACTACAGGATTATACTCTATAGTCGTATAAGAGCTCTTAGACTCTAAGAAGTCTCCGAAGAATACGTCTTCCTGATCCCAAGATTCATCAAAACCTTTTTTACGTTTCTTGAAGCGTTTGCGTATTCGCTTGCCCCACTCGGCATCTGTCCATCCCAACTTTCGAAGTTTTCCTTTACAGTTCTTCATACCCGGATGATGGCAGCCTTCATTGGGCCATTTGCCGGTGGTTTCGTGATGAAGCCACGCACAAATTCTTTCCAGGGGGTATAGCTCTGGGTGATTTTTAAGAATGACACGACAGCGTGTGAACCCGCCGGGCTTTTTCATGATTGGGCGCCAATATCTAAGCAATCGCTCTAGATTGCCTCGTCTTGGTCCATGGCCACGAGTAATTGATGTCAATCTCTCCTGGGGGAGATCGAGTAGAACGTCCTGTGGCCCTTTGATGTCGTAACTGTCAGTTGTCATGTGTAGTCACCCATAATAGTTTACGTTCAATTCAGTCCTGGATCGGCGAAGTGTTCAGGATTCAATGGCCGAGTGGTTCTTCCCCTGTGTGTGTGCCATTGAGGAAATAAGAAACTTCCAAGATCCACAACCTGCTCTAGCTGTTCATCTCTGTCATCTCTTGTCCGTTGTTTGCTGTGTTGGTAGCGTTCGATACGCTCTTCAATAGGGTTTCTTCGGTCGTCAACATGTGGATCAGATCCATCTTCTAATTGACGAAGAATCCCAACTAGTTCGTCACGACTATGACTGAGTCCAGTCCATTGGCTTGGTTTATAACCGAGTGCCCGTTCTAACAGGCTTTGCCAATCTTGGGTTGAAGGTTTTTGTCTTTCTGCCCGCTCGTTGTTTTTTGTGAAAAATTCAGCACCCGGGAGTTCGTCAGAGAGTTCGGGCCATTTAGTCATATGTGATTCCTCCTGATCGTATTTTTGGCGTTCCTTTAGGAGAAAGCCATTTGAATAAGCGGGTTAATGCAGTAACTTCCGCAGGGGTAAGTGGTCGACGGCCTTTCGGACCCCAAATCGGAAAATCCATTCCAGTATTCATAAGAGTCATAAATTCTGCTACTAGTTCGTGGCGTCCTCCTCCTGTTAGCTCGTCGAGAAGAGCGTGCGGAGTGTGTGCACCCGAATAACTGCCATAAGCCCTATACCCAAGATTATCTGATAAATTCTTCAGCAGGTCGATGTCTGTGTCATTTAAGCCATCCCAGAAGCTGCCGTCTTGAACAATAGCGCTGACCAAGTTACTAAGAATCTCTTCGAGTGGTCCACCCTCTTCAAAGACGCGATGATCTCTCATGGCATCTATGCCACCTTCTCCCCGGGGTTTGTCGATGCGGGCGGTGCTGGAACGTCGGCTTTGGTCGATGAATTTGTGGTCATAGATGAGAGAAGCGAGTAGCTGGTCAACTAATCGTTGTCTTATTTCGACTCTTTGTGCAGGACTTTTATTTGAAACTAATTCAGTAATCGGTAATCCTGTTGTGCCAACTTCGCTTTTCGATTCTTTGATTTTATTAAATCTCACTTTGAGAAGCTTGGCCAAATAGTTTTGATTTCTTTTTACCTCTTCCTCATTCAATCGCTTTTTGTTGGCACGTTGTTCTAGGTCTGTAGGGTTGAATGGATCTTTAAAAGCAGTTTGCACATTGGTGACAGGGGGTGGAGTGACTGGAATAGAAGATTTTTCATCAGCCAAAATCCGATTTACTACTGCATGAGCATCGAGTAACGGTGCGACATCTTCTGGCGACACCGGATCGCTGGAACTCGTGTTCGAGCTGTGCGGCCCTGAGGAGTCAATCGATGAACCTTGGGTATTGGGAAATTTGAATGCAGGTATTCCGTGTTCCCTGAGTACCGTAGGTGCGGGTAAAACGCCTTGATCAAATAACTCTACGCCGCCTACGCTCATATACCAGGGTATTTGATCCAACACACCACTGGGTATGCTATCTAATGGTTTCATATCATCACCAACCCGTACAAATATTGCTTTGTCAGTAATATCAGTCCAGTTCGCTCCAGAAGCAGTTCCTGTTCTTGGCCTGTAGCTGAGGTATTTACCCTTTCGATGATCTGACAATCTGGTGAGGCCCATGTTGGAGGCTTCGGCGGAAAGCAATTGAATTTCTCCGAAGTTGATGCTGGGAGACATCCCGTACAAAACGTGCGCAAGAGTTAATTCTTCACCCTGGGATATTGTTAAATCGATACCCGGCCAACTAAGGCCAGCCTCACCTGCCAATGCGTTGAAGTACTGGGCGAGTCCGGGAGTGGCTGTAAATGGGTTGCCGTCACCATCCATGATGGGCTGCCTCAACCATTCATGAAGTCGCTCAACTCGATTCGAACCTGGCTTTTCCTTCTGGTCGAGATAACCCAGCCATTGTCCGACCCCCATAGTGTCGGGTTCGACACTTAGAACGCCTCGGACTTTACCTTGGTTTGATAATTTTGCAGAAGCTTTATCCATGCTCACAATCGCCTTTGGGCCGAATGCTCCATGAGCCAAGTTGTAACCACCCTTGCCGGTTTTGTCTATCTGTTCGCTATCGAGATCCAGCGCGGTTTTGTCAGCGATTGGATTCTTTCCTAGATGTTCTTTTATTCGTTCAAACGCCCGTTTTAATGCGTTGTGATCACCACCTGCATCTTTATCTGCAAATGATTTTATATTTGAAGTGTGACTTCCATGTCCGGAGAACTCGTGTGTTGCGATCGTGGCTCCAAAAATTGCTTTACCTCGTTTGACAACTGACGCCTGTTCACTCTGGGGCACATTGTCAAGGTGGGCCGCTAAGACAACCAGAGCAGTAGTGGCAGTGTTGTGACCCATTTTTGAAGCATATTCAGCAGTTAAACCGATTTCAAAATCAAGTAGGTTCGAATGATCTTTTTCTTTGCGTAAGCCGATAGTGATTCTCGGTTTTGGGTGACGATTGCGTTGAGACGGCACTTTGTCAATTTCGAGCATTTCGTCAAGGCGTTCGGAGAACCGTTTGTTTCGTTCTTCCCGTGTACCCGTAGTAGCCCTCAATAGTTGCAGGGCTATCTTGTTGACCTTCCAGTTCCAGCCCATCAGACCGCCCGCTTGACCTCCAACTCCTTTGGGTCCATTGATGACTGGATTACTCGGGACCAGATCGTCCTCATGAGCAATTTGCAAGGTGTGGTTTTGAAGATCAGGGTTATCTCTTAATCCCCTCATGACAGCTAATGCCGTATATCTTTCATACAGAGATAACTCTTCGTCGCCTTTCCGATCGGGGGTAATCAAGTCGAAATAGCTGCCCCCCGATATGTCATATTTACGGTCTACCGGATCTCCGTTCGAATCGTAAACAATTTTCATCTTTTGATTGAGGTTGGGTCCGAATCCGCTGTGAAGTTGAGCTGCAACTTCTCGAAAATCGTCAGTAGTTCGTATGGGACGCCCATCAAGAAACGCTTCACTCAATTCATTTTCTAAATCGATCCAACTTTGCAAGAGTTCTTCGGGGTCGACAAGACCGACGCCGTGTGCGGATGCTCCCGCTTCTGCCTTCTTCCAGCGGTAATAACGACCCTTGGCAGCCCGAAGCTCTTCCCGTGAAGCATCAAACAAAGTTGTGGGATCTGGCGGCTTATCTTTCATAAACCGTGGTCGTCCTGGTTGCTTATATCCAACCGTTTCCTGCGTAGTGAGATCTGTTCGTGACGGCGTGGCAGCTCTAGCCCACTCTGTGCCCTCCTGAAGAAAGCCATCTAAATCACCGTCACGAGCATGTCGATCAAATCGAACTCCTCTACGGAAACCTCTGACGGCTCCCGTTGCTGCACGACCGGCCATTCTGCCGACACTCCTAGCAAAAGCTTTTTCGTTAAGCCCTGCGGATACCAGCGATCGATATTCGATAGCTCGATTGGCTTTCTCTTCCATCTGTCGGACACGATTAGGCCCGTCGTCTGTTTTAAATTTGCTGATCACGTTTACGCCAACCAACAAATCAACCGGTTCGGCAACTCGGTCAATGAAGACGTGTTCCCAGCGAGGTTTCAAACTCCCCTTGTTGCCAGTCCAAAGAAATTTATGAAAATCTGAATCCATAAGACGTTGAATCTGCGGCTTTTTGGAGACATATGCAAAAAAGTTTACGAATGTTGGAGGAGAATTACGTTTGACCACTACACCGGTAGAGTCGTTATCTGATTCCAATAGATAATAAATTCGGCTATCACCCGTATTGGCAACATGAATAGCTTTCATCAGACCAAAACTCCTGCGGCGGCATTGCGATTTGGCTTCATTTCTTTCCGAATATCTTGAAGTAGCTCAGTTGCGCGCTCTGCGATTTCAAGATGTATCCGTTTGCGTAAAACGTCTGCAGGCGTTGTGCTTGAAATAGCTCCTGGAAGATTGCTCATGAACGAATCAACATTCATAAGGTCTATCCCGTCTGGGTTTGTGAATTTGACATCAACTCCAAGACGATCGAATCGTTCTTGTGCTTTTTGAGCTGCAAGATGTTGGCGAAGCCAGTTGACATTTCGTAAACCTGCAACTCGCCCATCGCTTATAGCGTCATAGAAGTAACCAATTTCGGCATCGCTAAATCCTGCAGTGCGCAGTCGGGCTGCTGCAGATTCGTCGTTTTTCCCTGTATCTGCATCGCTGAGTTTGAGATTGCGCCAATTGAGCTTGTTGACCGGATAGCGGACAAACTCAATGTCGTCCATATCGATACCCCCAGCGATTTGTGCTTCATGGTGCTCACCGTCGGGGGAGAGATCTCTATAGTTTCCAGTTGCCCCCGCTTTTAACAGGTCGTGCATTTTCACAGTGTTTTTGAAGGGACCATCTTCTTGCCCGCTGTTCCAGCGTGGGGTCTGAGCAGCAAGAATTTCGTTTGCGTCATTTGAGTTCATGGGCGTCGGAATGGCCCCACGGCCCATAGCGTCGCCTGATCCGTAATGAGTTCTGTCGGATACCTCTGGGCGTAAAACGATGTCGATGTCTCCACCCATTGCTGCTGGATCTCCCCAAGGGGCCGTTCCTTCTGAATCCCAGAAGTCAGGGAGTCGTTCCATCAACGGCCCATCAATGGCATCGAGGCGTTCGGATATTTGGTCATCATCCATGGCGTGATACAGGTGTCCACTTACCGGACGCTGAGACGCCGGGGTATTTGTGTCAAAACCGTTACGAAGGTCATAGTCCATGCGTAAATCCGCAACACTGTTTTCGCCGTATGGAACATCTGGTCTGGAGTGGCTGCCTGTTTCTAACAGATTTTCAAATTCATCTGAATCGAGTAGGACTCTTGGTCTCCGGTCGAATCCACGATGGAATTGAACGGCTGCTTTGGCAATAGTCTCACTAACTTCGTCTTTTTCGTGGTTGGATAGGAATTCGACAACTTCCGGGTCGAACTCCAAAAATGACAGGTTAGGCCCTTGCAGGTATTGCCCGTCTTCACTTCCTAGTAAATCTTCCAGTGAACTGTCGAGTTTTTCATAGTGATCCGAGAGTGCGCTACTGCGACTTTGGATTGGCGGCAAGGCTCTAGAAGTGCGATCAGTTCCATAGTTGCTTCCCCAACCACTGGGAGCAGAGAACGCTGAATCCGGAATCGCTTCAGCCAAGCTGGCGTTGCGATTGGTCATCATTTCTGCTGCGCCGGGGTTGTCGCTTTGCTTTCTCACACGAATCGACCGCATGCCCGTTCTAGAACCCCTGTCGCGATGGCGCTTAAGGATCGAGTGCTGTTGCTGCAGTCGCTGCTTACGCTCCTTCAATGCCTGTCGCTCAATAGATATTTCGGCAACCGAATTGTCAAATTCTTCACGAGTAATAACGAAACCATCTTCATCTTCTCGGAGCTGAAGAAGATCTGTTTCGAGAGCCCGTTCACGCCCTACTGCGGCTTGGATTTCACGTTCCATGTTCCGCAGTTCTATTTCTCTGCGCTGGGAACGCATCCCGCCGCGACTGATGTCGTCCCATTCGCTATTGACATATTGACCACCGCGTACCTCACGGAAGCGGTTCGGCGAACCATCAGGAACCCCTCGGCCTCGATGCGGAGCATGGTCCCACCCTGGGCGGGTTTCTTCGTCCCTTTGAGGTAGACGCTCGGAGCGCATACCTGCACGCCCTCTAGGACGGTCATAGCCACCGAAAGCACCGGCTTCGCCTTCTGCCAGACGCCTTTTTCTTGCGCGATCAGCCATATGTCGTCGCATGCCGGGATCAGAAAGATCAATCCAATTCCCGCCTTGTTCGGGCCTATCTCGAAGAGTTGGGCGGTATTCCCAGACTGAACCATCTGGTTCTGTGTGAGTTTCTCCATGGAATTTTCCGACCCGGGTGATTTCGTCGAAATCGCCTTGCATGCGACGGGAGGATCGCATCCCACGTTCTTCGACCGGACTTTCAGGCAATAAACTTTTCTTCTCGTCAGCCAGAGCCTGTCGTTTCGCCCACGTTCCTGATACGTCAGGAAGCGTCGAAGGATGTGGGGCAGCTTCATCCGGTCCAGCGGGTGCCCGCTGCATACCCATATCGTCGGCAAAGGCCACCCCGTAAGACAAGGCTTCGTTGATGGGCATATGAACGACGACAACGTTCTTGTGGCCCAAAATTTCGTCTTCATCTCCCGTCAGACTGGCAACCGCTACGAGCATTGCCCAGCGGTGATGACCATCAAGAATGAACCCGTCGTCGGTAACCAAAATCGGATCTGAAGAACCATCGAATCCTTTAAAGAGCCAGTGGTCCGGGTTTTTGATGTATGTCCCGTCAGGTTGTTTTATGGTCGCCTTCCGGGCTTCTTTCATCACCTTGGGTCCGATTAGTTCGTTCTGACTGGCCTTAAGAAATAGCAAAGCTTTCTTGATCGGGTTCTCTGTGCCGGTTTCCAGATCATCGCCAGGGGCGTCAATCCGGGCGGAATCGGGCCGTAAATCTTCTTTGCCAAATCCACCCTCGACCCGAACACCGTTTGCCCTTAAGTGATCGATCAATTGACGAGTGGAATCTGCTCCGAACTGGGTTGCGTCCGCTGCGCCTTGAAGGGCGTCTGCTTCGCTCATCCCTTCCGACATGAGTCGTCTCTTCTTCTCTTCAAATTGTTGATGCCAGAGTGTTGCGGCTTTCGTCGCCTGGCCCCCTGCATCTAACACTTCCTTGTGGGCTTCCTGCCTAGCGGCCCATCCTTCCGGGGACTTGAACCAGTCTTCGTACTCATCCGTTGAGGGGTCGACATGACCGGCTGCGTTGGCGAGCTTGGTCATAGCGTCTTCATACACCTTTTGGTGTTCTTCTGTGTCGAAATCCCAGACAGGGCCACTGAACTGAGGCATGCTGTTTCGCAATATGCCTTCGTGGTCATAACAGAACATGTTTGAGCCCGCTACGGAAACCTTACATAAGTCATAATGTTCTTTACCGAGCATGAATGGGGTGTCGCTAGCGTTGAACTCTGCGATTAAGCGCTGTGCTTCAATGTCATTACCCTGTTCTAGCGCCTCTGCAATAGGCATTCCGTTTTCCAATGCCTCAGCGAATTCCTTATGCAGCAGTGATTGGATCTCTTCTCCGGTAATTGAATCAGTGGGAACAATTTTGACGTGCATGAGTTTGTCGGAATCAGATTCGTCAGGGTTGAGGCGATAACTATCCAAGATGATTCTCATTGCAAGTTCTGTCTGATCGGCGGTGACGACGAGAGGCTTGCCATGGTATTCAGGTCCGAAAAACTTCATCTTGTCTTCGTCGGTAAGGTTTATGTAATCATCCAGACTTTCGACGAATCTGCCCTCAGCTAATGCTTCCTTAACGGCTGCAATACTCTCTCGGTGTCTCTCTTTGCGCTGTTCGAGCCCTTTGTGGCCACCAAACTTTTGACGCAACCGCCCCAGAAGGGTGGGGGACGCTGCGTCTAATCTCTCCAGTTCTAGTTCTAGGTCGTCAAGTATTGCGTGATCGTTGATCTCCTCGGGAGTGAGACTTTGTCCCACAGTGGCCCTTGTGGAACGCATCCCGCCATCGCCCCTCCGGACAATGTTTTCCCATTCGCTTCCAGCCCCCGGGCGAGCAAGTCGTCCCATGCTTCGACCCTCTTGAGCTTCCAATTGGCGTCTGCGTGTGGCGCGTTCGGCTATTTCTCGTCGGTTTGCAGGGTCTGTCATATCACGCCAGAAACCACCTTTTTCTGGACGATCCCGAAGAGTAGGGCGAAACTCCCAGACTGAGCCGTCTGGTTCTTCGTGTGTTTCTCCGGAAAACTTTCCGACTCTGGGTCCGTTGTCGAATTGGCCCAATTCTCGCCTAGAGCGCATACCGCCAGAGCGCATGCCGGGTGGAAGGTCATAGTCCACTTCGGGTGGGGTGACACCTTCTAGCTCCTCCAGAAATGCTGGTTCAAACAGGTCATCAAATAGCACCTGCCATTCGCCCTCACCACTTAATGCTCCGATCCAAACATATTTTGTTCCATCAGACGCAGTTTTGATTTCACCGTCCCCGCCGCTGCCCCAACTGTGTATTTCTGTTCGATGCCGCAATCGTCTAGCAGTTTCGAGCTTTCGCTTCTCCGTAGTTAGTTGGCGTTCTTGCCTCTTCCTCGCCGCTGCTGCTTCTATCTTTTTCACAGCACTAGTCGGAATAATGATGCCTGATGGCGTCATAACTTCGCCCGGTTCGAGAGGAGTGTCCCAAGGCGCTTCACCCATGTCAGTGTCGGAAACAATGGAACCGGGTTTAAACGGAACGTCAACCTCTGGAATCCCGTAGACAACGTCTGCTATGTCTGCGTCCATCCAATCAAGAACTTCATTGAGTTCGTCGCCTGCGATGCCTCCGGTTCGTTTAAGAGCCGCTAGTTCAGCTGTTCCCTCTAGAAACAACAGGTTGAGGTGGGCTTTCGCCGAATTGTGAACAGGTAGTCCTCTGGCGTCCAAAGGACTCACATATTGACCCGGAGTAATATCTTCTGCATAACCACCAGAGGTTGCTTGCAGGAAACCTTGAACCAGGTCTTGGTAATATTGTCCTGCGAGAAGATGCAGCATGCTTCCCTCAAATTGGACCATGTCCATCGGGGGAAAGTCGGTAGTGGTGCCGGGTGGAAGCGCATCTTGGAATGTGGAGGCAACGGCCATAGCGAACTGTTCGTTTGTCCATTCAGAAGGATTCGCAGTTAATAATTCGAGTCCAGTGCCGTCTCTTTTGTAAATCGAGAATTGACCATCACGCTCATAGGTTTCTAATACTCGTTGTGCGATCTGTTGATACTGTTTAACGTGTGCAAGTTCGTGATATCCGACATGCATGGAAAAGGCTTCGAGGCTTCCACCGTGAGCAGAGGCAGTAAGGTCATTTGCATATTGTTTATGCCAGTATTCCATTTTTTCAGTATGTGCAAGAAAGTCTGCGATTGCCGCCCATTTCTCGGCGTCTGTTACTGATGCCGAAAAGGCGCCTCCAGCATCAACCTGTACGAGTTTTGGTCGACCGTCCGGACCCTCATGAGTCAGTCCACCCTCTTGAAACGGTCGCAGGGCAATGGCAGTAGCGTTGAATTGGAGTTTGGTGGCCATCCCGGTGCCGGTACCTTCCCAGAGGGGAATACATTCCCCTTCGGTACCCCAATAGCTTTGGAAGTCGTCAATATCTGGGTTGTAGGCTCGGAAAGAAATCTTTTTGAGACCGCTCATGGCTCTCGGATCGTCTCCGAACTCGTGAAGAGTCGAACCTAAGAATCCTCGCATCGCTGATTCGTGTCGACCAACAAGACCGTCAACCATTGCCATCGCTTTGGGGTCTCTATGGTTATACGAATCCCGGATTGCTTGTGCACCCGTTTTGGTTTGTGCACCCATGAAACTGAATACGTCTTCGCGAACTGCCGCACGCATCTTTTCCAAATTTTGACGCATCGTAAGATTTTCATCCCAGAGTTCATCTCCGAACATGCTGGTGAACAATCCTTTCCATTCCAGGTCGGGGAAATCACCGGTATCTACATCGGTCATTGCTTCCAACAATGACCACATATCCTCGTTTAGTTCGTCTCCAGCTGAAATGCCGTACTGATCCATTAAAGATTGAATAACGGTGTTGCGTTCAATCAAGGCTGCTTCAATCGACGCAGTATTACCAATAAGCTGTCCGGCTTTACCGGCGGCTGCGCGCCGCTCTGCGATATTGGACCTCAGCTGTTCCGCTTCGCTATCGCCTCGACCGGGTAATGACCAGCTTCGGCCTCTGCTGGATCTGAGACTATTGACAAGACCCCGGACTGTGTCGCGTAATATCTCTACAGGCGAGAAACAGTTTGTCCCGAACTCGTCGGTGAACTGATTGGCCGCCGGAGTGCCGGGTGGGCAACGGAATTTTCCTAAAGCGTCAACAATGAGACCAAGGCCGCTGGCCGCACGCCCCCCAAGACTTTGGCCCGGAAGGGTGTCTTTGAGGGTTCTACCGAGACCTTTGACCTGAATTTCTTCCTCAGTCTCAACGATTGGTTGACCCGTTCTTGGGTCCTGATCGTAAGTCCGTATCCGAATCTGAGGCCGAGTTGCCCGCCACTGCATAGCGTCAGCCATACTGGAGCGCTGTTTTTCTTTCGGCACTGCCTCGGGCGGATCAATCCACCCGAAATTGTCTTCACCTGTTTTGAGGTCACGAGCAGTGACATGCAGTTTGAAAACTTGTCCAGGATCACGAACACCTTTAGGGTCGTAACGAACCTCGGGCTCTATCTCTTTAACCCCTGAACCAGCTGTGCGCTTCTTGGACTTATCTTTTTCCTTTTCAGGAGAATCTCCGATACTGCCATCAAGCGCCTTAACTACAATTTGAGCGTTAAGGGTTGGCTGTGCAGCAAGAACGTTTCTACGTTCAAGAAAGTCCAGCCCAGCAGCTTCTAAATCTCGTCGTCTACGACGGATTCTTGCTGAGAGGTAGGTTCTTTTTTTTGGAGAGAACTCGGTCATTCGGACCCACCTTTCGGGGAGTCCCTAAATGGGACCGTTGTTATTGGTTTCCTCCGCGAGTAATTCAAATTCGATCAGAGAAACCATGAATTCGGCATCGTCTGCACTCATGATCGCTTTTTCGTTACTACCAGAAACCCAGTTGGTTGGAATGAGTTCTTCCAGACCAAGATCTTTAGCTCGTTTCATAATATGAGCTTTTGTTGCTGATTTGTTACTTGCCCGACCATAAGCCTGAACCGCATTGCGGAGATCTTCTTCCGACACAATTGGATACGAACCATCCTTCATGGCGTGGCCTTCTTCGGCCAAACCTTCGCGTTCATCGTCTGAGAACGCACGTTTAAGGGCGATTTCAGCAGCTTCGGCCTCGATGGCCTCTGCCTCATCTGGTTCGTATGTGTCATAACCCAAGACTTCACCGTCAAGAGCAACGAACACATCATGGGACTTGCCGTCTACGCCATTAATTTCTACCGCGTAGCAGTCGAAAGATTCAAACACGTCTGGCTCCACAGCGTTGACTACGCCTTCGACTGTCTTAACTGCGATTTCGGCAGCCTCGCTGAAGTCAACAAGGTCAATTGTCTCGAAAGCATCTTTTTGTTCAAAGACAGAATCGTCAAGACGGCTGAATCCGAGAACCTCTCCGGACTTAGCTTCAACGAATACTTCGATGACCTTTTTGCCATCGACATCAAGATCGCAGATAAAAAGATCTGCGCGATCGGAATACACGGAATCAATTACCGTTGCATATTCGTCGCCCTTGAATTGAATTTCAAGAGCTTGTTCGACTTCGAGCAAGCTGGGCATGCCCTTTTCAGAGACGCAACCGCCTGGGCAGTCGTCGCAAACAGAGGCGTTGCCGGGGTAGACCTTTCGGTCAAGGGCACACAAATATGCACCCATGGATTTCTTGGCTGAGGATTCGTCGTACTCTTCCTCTTCCTCTTCCTCTTCCTCTTCCTCAGCAAGAGCTGGGGCTGGGGCTGGGGCCGGGGGAGCCTCTTCCTCTTCGGCAATAGGAGCCGGAGGGGCTTCTTCTGCTGGAGGCGGCGCAGCGGGTGGCGCAGCGGCAGCAGGAGGGGGAGCAGGAGCAGCGGGAGGAGCAGGAGGAGGAGCAGCAGCAACAGGAGCCTCTTCCTCTTCTTCTTCCTCTTCTTCCTCATCATCGACGTTGAGACGGCTTTCGCGCATCATAACGCCAGCCTTTTCGTCCTTCTCTTCTTCCTCTAGGCCGATCCAACCATCGTCTTCAGTCTTTTCGTCGATTGGTTCGTCTTCGACCTTTTCTTCCACATCATCTTCAGATTTGGCTTCTGTGACTTCGTGGTCATCGTGATCCGGATCGTCGTCGTCGTCCTCCAATTGTGTATCGGAGGTATCGCGAGTGTCTTTTTCAATACGACGTTTTTCGGCTTCGACTTCGGACACCTCGTCCATGACGCTGGCTTTTTCTTCAAGTGCCTTAATCAGCACTGCGTCCTCGTCGTCCAGAGTTTCATCGTTAGCGATGGCTTGTTCCATTGGACTCTCTTTCAGTTCAATCGCTGATGCGCCGCATTTACCACATATCTTACTACCTGCAGTATACTCGCAATCACTTGTACTGTAGTCCTTAGCACACTTAAGAACCGAACCATCGGCATTCAGCTTGACTACGTTTTCTTCTTCCAGACCCATTTGTTTAGGCTCCTTGTACTGCATGGCTCTGGACAGACACCCCTTAGGGTTGACGCAGCCAACACACGGTTTCGCGACCTTTTCGCCGCTCAACATGCATTGGTACTTCGATTGTTTGCCTCTGAGACCGCTATTAGACATTGTATCCTACCTGTTGCATCTTATTAGTATTACTAGACAGCGTCATCATAAATCCGTATTTGGGATGTTGACTCCACGACCTGCTTCGTTGGTCGCTCTTCGCGTTCTACTCTGAATTTCTTCTGTTTCTCTCAATATAAAAGTTGAAATAGCTGCGGAAGAAAGCTTTTCAATTAATTCGGCAAACATCGCTGTTCGGGACCCCTTTTCAGCAGTTTGACGATCCAAAACATGCATTAGAGCATCGAGCATTGTGTCAATCTCTGCCTGAGTGACAGTCAATGTGCCAGCGTTGGTGCGCTTGTCGCCGGTTTTACCCGACTCCTGGCGAGCCAATGTTTGTTTTAGGGTTCGGAGGGCGTCAGCTGTTTGTTTATCTTTATCTCGTGAAGCCATATCGATTTCTTTTTGAAGAGAATCTTCAATTTTTTTAAACCATGTGGCTTCGCCCGCAATCTGAGCACGGCCTTCGCGCTCTGATCGCATGCCTCGGTTGCCCGTACTGGTTTCATTATTTTGGTTGAGTCTGCGTGATGGAGCTGAATACTGTGGTCGAGGATTGCCCCTACTGGGTTTAGCTCCAAGCTCTCGCAATTGGCGTTCCAGACGATCCATTTCTTCTTTGTCACCAGTTGCTCGCGCGTTACTCCAAAGGTTGCGAAGATCTCCGATCTTTTCTTCTCTGGATGTATGAGCTTGCGAACGCAAACCTTGTCGTCGTCTGGCATCTACATACTCTTGCGTTGATGTACCCGGCAGCTTGCTCCTGTTTTGTCGGATAGATCGCATGCCGCCTGAAGAAAACAGTTCAAGGTTGTTGACTTCCATAATGTCGAGATCGTCGCCACCCCCACCCAAGGTTCGAACTTCAGGGGTATTTCCTTCAGAAATAAATCGATCACTCTCATAGTCAGAAAGAAGATCTTCAATGTGGCTCTTACGACTTAGTGCGGCAGCGCGCAGTTCGCCTTCAACCGGTGACAAGTCGCCAGACTCTCTACTGAGATAACTGTCAAACAATCCATCAAGAGCACGCAATTGGGAATGGGTTAAATCATCCGACTCTGAAACTATGTCTAAAGCTTCGGACCAAATGTCTGCGTGTTCACTTCTAACTGCGTCCCCGCCGCCGGTTGCTCTACTATCGGCATTGGCGAACGACGACTCCAGGTGATTAAGAACCTTTTTGCGTTCCGTTTTGGCTGCTTGTGCCGTTGTTCGTTTGGGCTCTCTATCTTCGGATTCACGCTTGCGAACATTGGGTGACAATACGACTCCACCTCTTCGGGCGCGTCGTTCCGCCATTGTTTCAAAGCGACCCTCTGAGCGGCCTCTACGAAGCTCCCTTTTTTCTATAATCTTGTCTAATTCATTGTAGATACGGTCATAGTCGATTTGTCTTATCCCGCTCTTCTTCGGAGTCAATTCCGCACTGAGAAGAGCGAATTTATCTTCAGTGCTCAAATCGTCCCAATCGCTGGGTTTGATTTCTTCAAACTTCTTACCCTTAAAGCGTTTTTGAGAATCTTCTACGACATGTCCCATTGGGCGACCACGAGTCTCTGGTTTAGCTTGGTCGGCAGTTGCCCTTTGTGGGATTTTTTGCTCCGACCTCAAGCCACGACGCATAGGGTCGCGACTGGTGCCACTGGCTGCTTCATCCCATCGGGACAAAAGATCATTTGACCGTCGTCGATTAACCGAATCTGAACGCCTTGCGAGTCTTTCAACTCGACGTTCCCTCGCTTGCGCTGCTGTCAACGGCGGTCCATATCTGCGATCGGTTAGACGACGAAGTGCAGCGGTATCTACTGGTTTATTTTCTGGCGTTACATCGATATCAGGACTTACGTCCGGGACACCAGGTTCGTCAAATAGGGCATCCACGTCCCCCGGCATGGCACGAAGCGACTGGGGACCACTGCGAGATTGTCTTCTCGTGCGGCCACCTCTACCCATATTGGGTCCACCCATATTGGCCCTACGGGCACCCCTTAACGTTTCGACAAGCGGCTCACCGGGGAGTTGGGGCAGATCTGCTCGCGAACGCCCCTGTTGGGTGTCGTGTATGAACTGGCCTTCCATGATTGCCCACCGTCGGGGTGAACCAGAGCCGTGTTCTTTTAAGTCTGCGAACATCAAATAGTCATGACCGGGCAAATAAAGACCCCGACGTTCACCCTCTGGAGCACCTATAGCTTCCATCATTTTTGCCTGATTGGCTGGAGTTATGTCAGGATGAGCACCATTGTTGATTCTCTTATCCCCGAATCCTCTATATTTATTGTCTGGCAGATCGAGTTGCGACGACCTAAATTTTTGGGTTGGTGAAAGTGCAGCAAATTCGAGTATGTCACGACCCGTTTTGGGATGCATCCGACTTTGGGCAGGCGGAGAAATCTGGTCCCACGCTTTAATAAGGTCGCTAAATTGCTCTTTAGGGATTTTTACTACACCATCTTTATTACCAACAAGTCTTTGATCATATTTTGCTAAAATGCCATTTACTTTGTTGTTTTTGCTTTTACCAATCAGTGCTTTTATATGGGAACGAAGTGAATCGATCTCATCTTGTGTTAACTCAAGTTCAACACCCTTAGAGTCGACGGGCAATCGAACAAAACTTTTTTGTCCACCTTCCCAATTATCAATTGCCGCAGAAATCAGATGCTTTGTTCGTTCTGAATCCAACTGCGATAAACGTTGTTTCATTTCGTTATATTCAGGGTCGAGCGATCCCATCTCGTCCATGTCATGTTCTAAAACATCAATTTTCTTATCCAGATCCGCAAGTCGGCCTTTACGTTCCTTAACAGACATATTTCTAATAGCTTGCGATGGAAGTTGTGATTTTAAGTCTTCCCAATCTCCAGAACTCCCCCCTGAACGTGAACGCATACCGGAAGAAGCGAGTTCATTCGTGCGCGATCTCCATTCTTGGAACTTGTCTTCATCAAGAACCTCACGATCCCGACCCTGTTCCCAGTTGCGACTCCGGTATAAGCGTCGACCACCGTGGAATACCATCTGGTCTTCGTTCCAGCCGGTTTGCCGCACACCGACGACTTCGATGATGTCTTTATCCATAACGATTATTTCTGAACCCATATTGCCGCGCAAGGTATGGCCATTACCTCCGTCGTTTTTGTTGTCTGTGTAATCTGCAAATAGGTCGACACCAAACGCCCTGTGTAAGCTGAGTGGCGACCGATGGTCGTCGGGCCACGCTGGCTTCGCTGCCCTCGCAGTATCTGCGACCTCTGACGTTCCCGGCACCAGCTCGGATTGTTCCATCAGGGTGGACTTGAGTTCTGATTCAGAGATACCCAACTGCTTTGCAATCTGCGCGTTGACGGAGCCATGCGTATCTTCGTGGAAAATAGTGATCGGCTTTTTGGGAGTTACCTGTGCCGTGACTCCTGCATCAACGACAGGGTCCTCTGGAGCCCATGCGTAATCGCCTTCCCAATCCATATAGCTTTCATGTCCTTCGGGAAAGAAATAAATACGTCTTTGCTCGTACCCCCCTTCCCGTCTCCAGCCCTTCTCTACAATTTCTTCCAACTTGGCGAGGTCCGGTGCACCATGTGCTACCGCAATGGGTTTACCAGCCACATGCGGCTTGGTTGGGTACTTGAAAAGCCCCTCATCTACCAACTCCTGATAGGTCTTATCTAGAGAAGCATTGACAGCCTTACTTGGACTAATCGAGCGCAGACCTGCCGCCCACCTTGCATCGATTACGCCACGACGACGAGCAGGTCCTTTGCCCGGACGCATGCGATTCGGGTCACGACGAGGCTTCCGTGCATCTCTAACTTGGGCACTGTCGTCAGGATAATCGTCGGGTTTTACTCTGGTTTTGGGATCGCCGGGCCAATTTGTGTTAATGCCGGGAATAGAAGGACGCTGAAAAGGCGTACCTTCTTGAACTATTCCGTCACCATCACCATCCCAAGCTTTTGGGTCGAACGTTGCGGCGAGGGCTCTCCCAGCCCTACGGCCTTTTCCCAGGCCACCACCTCGCCCGAGTCTTCCACCTAGAGCTTTGATAGCCGTATCTGCTGCGTCCTCGAATCCAGACGGATAATCACTACATAACAACCCACTAACGCTAGGGGTCACTGTCACTTCGTAATAATCGAAAATTGGTTGAAGCGTATCTTTGAATTCAAAAATGTTGTCCAACGTACAGGAAATCAGATAATCAGATTTAGCTTCTTCTATAGTTTCTTTTCCTTGAATCGGACTGACATAATGATTCGGTTTATGACTCATTGGGCCGACGGGCGGCATGTTCGGTTGAACCGGTGTATAAACCGTTTGGGGCTTGACCCGTGCCGGTTTCCCAAACGTGTATTGTCCAGAATCCGTCTTGTGGTACGGCATCCGGTACATACGAGTAGTGCCATCCACCATCTTTCTGAGGAACACCACCATGTTCTCGGTGGCCTCAATGATTTTGATCGGTACCTTCGTTCGCCCGTGAATTTCTCGTGCTAGCCCCATGCGGGCTTCCATGTCAATAGGACCAGCCTCACCGCGAGCCCAAATGTCGCTATCGGCGTCGTGGGGGTCGCTATCTGGTTTCTTGGGCATTGGAATGATAATCATCTGCATGGGGACTCGCCCCATCATCTGACCCTTTTCGAAAATGAAAGCTTCCTCTGCTTCGACCTGAATATCTGGTTCTGAAGCAATGTGACTTTTTGTGCCACATTCACAACCGTCAGTTCCGCAGGCACCGTATTCTCCGTCCTTGACAGAAATCGTGCCTGTTAGCTGGTTGGCACCATGTAGTACAGGGCTTACTTCATAAAGTTCGACCTCTTTGAGCAAATTGGCCTGTTTAACTGGGTCAAAAGTGGCTTGAAGGGTCTTATAACCGATTGACCATTCCTGTTCTTCTCCAAAGAAGGCGACGTTAGCGAATGCTTCCCGTCCCTTTTCTGCGGCCAAATTGAACTGGACTTTTGCGAAGAGACCGCCGATTCCGGCAGTCTTCATTTTCGGCGGAAGTCGAGGGTCCGCATTGGAGACCTCATAGATTTCCAGAACCTTCCCGATGGGGTCGTTCCAACTATGTCCCCAGACCACTCTGGGCTTTCTTCTTTTTAGACTTTCATTGAAGGCGCCAGGGAGAACGATGTCGCCAACGCTGTCTTTGTTGCCTATGCCAGAAACAAAACATTCGACAATCCCCTGGGCACTGTCAACGCTGATCTGAGCACCGTTTCGGGCTTTAAATTGAATGTCATCAAGCAGTTCATTTGGCATGTTGAAACCTCCGTCAATACATAATAAGTGACAGAAAGCTTCTACGGTGTAAGTAACAAGTGTAAGCGTCGTAGTTTCCGTAAACTATTTTACGGAAATTAACTAATTGGAAAAACCCAAGCCCTTCGAGCTTCATCTTCAGCCAAAGCCGCTGGTGTTTTTGCAAGAAGACTGGCGAATACGCTGACCAACTCACCCTTAACTGCCGCATGACGGCGATCCTCGTCCTGTAATGCCATACAGGTGGTGATTTTTTGATTAATAATCTGCTCTGTATTTAAATTGATTGATTTAATGCGATCCATTTGAGCATTCAGTTGAACTTGAATATCTTCCCCAGAAGGGGGTTCATACTGATCGGATTCGTTGGACTGCTTTTCTTGAGAGTCTTTAATAATTGAATTCAAAACGGGTCGGATGTCTTCATCCATCTGCCGATCCCATGTGCCGAGAGTCATAATATTCTTGATGTCCAATGTGCCCTCGGTTAGAAGTGTGCGCGCTTTCCGTCCAGCAGCCTTTTCTAAAATAACTCGTTGCTGTCTTTCGAACAAACGTTCGAAGCTGCGGTCGAGAATGCCCGTCCAACGTTCATAGTCCACACCCAGCTCACCTGCTTTGGTCTCAACGTCGTATGGTTCACCTGAGAGCTGCCCCATGTCGGGAGTTGCAGCAGGTGGCCCAGCAGCCGGTGGACTTTCTTGTTCTTGAGCCAAAGAGCCTTGCATCGTGTTCGGGTCAAGGGGTTGTTCACCCGGTTGCGGACCTTCCGCTCCCGGCGTTGGCATCCCGGGCTGAGGTGGCATCATGCCCGGTTGCCCGCCCATCATTGCGTTGGGCTGCTCCATTTCCTTCTCAGTATTTGCGACAGGCGTCAAATTCGGGTTCATAAGTAATGAATCTGCAAGGTCAGATTTAACTGTCTCTTTGCCTGTCATGTCACGATATTCGTTGATGCTTATCAACCCGTTCTGGAGTTCATCCATCAAGTAACGATCGCGTTCTTGTTTATAAATAATCAGGTTGGGAACCGTTGAAGTGTCGAAGTCGATGTAATGAATTGGATCAAGTTCATCCAAAGCACGAGCTATGGGTTCGAGATGAGGAAGCATTGTTTCCATCCAGAAAACACGAATTTCTTCTCCCGCGTTGCTGAACGTTCTACCTGAAGCGTTGCCGATAACAGTTTCGGGAACTCCGAATGCTGCAAAAATTTCTTCCTTTGTGATTGTCCGCATTTGAATGTAGGCGGCATCACGCGGGTTCGATGACGTATCGACAAAGTCAACTCCATCGTCAGCAGCTACCACTGTGGTTGAACCAACCCGACCAAGGTTGCCCCTGAATCGTGATCTCAATTCGTTCTTATCGTCTTCGTCGATTTCTCCACGGAGAACCAAAAGGCCACCGGGCCGACCATCATTAAGAAGAAAGTTACGGTTATACAGCTTCGCGAGGTTTTCGATTTCTATAGCAACGCCCGCAGACTCCATTGGGGTCATCGACAGGTAAGGGTCTATGGGGTGTGGTCTCCGAACCCAAACAACATCTTCTGGCTTAAGACGTACTTTCTTTCCGTCGGGCATGGCGACTTCATAACCAGACACAAATGTTTTTGGATGAGGTACTGGTGCGGTGTGTTGAGGGGGAAGCAGATTTAGCCCGATAATTCTTCCGTCTCTAGAACGCACTTTCTCTATAAAGGCACCACGGCTACTCATCAGCAGTTGGGCTGAAAGCCGGTATCTGAATATAAATGAATTTTCACCAATATTAGATTTAGTATTCAAGATATCTAGTATTGTGCTTTCCTTCATAACGGAAGAACTTGTAACTAGTTTTCCATCTGGGGCATTACCCTCACGAAGAACAACTGGGAGGCGTGCTTGGTTGCCTGAGATCACATCTACGCAACGGGCCACCCATGTGACCTTCTGCATGCCTTCTCGGTACGCCCGTTCAATGTCCCATGCGTCATAATAAGGTTGTCCAGCAAGTGTCGGATTTGTGGCTATGGGCGCGCCGGGTCCAATAGCGGTCTTCCGCTGAGCTGTATCTTCTAAAGACTGATTGTTAGTAGAGTTCCACGCCATTGTTACTCAAGACCCAGTAGAAATCCGAATATGCCACAAGCTAGACCCCCTACTATAAGGCCCAACGGCGGATATACCATCGCTGCACCGACGCTTGTAAGTATGATAAATGATACCATTAGAGCGTTTGCTATTACTCCTTGCTCCTGCAGGTTTCTGAGTTTCATCCAAATGTTCATGTGCCCTCTTACAATAGTCAAGAATAGGCTGCGCTTTGTCGCCTATTCTAGAATAGGCTAAGACTGCGAGGTGATTGAGTGACTACGGATTGGAATAAGATACTCGATTACCTAGAGCCGCGCGCATCACCTTACTGCCCAGAGGAAGCGTCTCTTACTCAAAAAGTTTTCTTACGCACTTATTCGTTGGAAGCTCTTTTCGGTGGTGCTGCGGGTGGTGGGAAAAGTTCAGCCCTTTTAATGGCAGCACTCCAATATGTTGATGTGCCCAATTACTCGGCCATTCTATTCCGTCGCACTTACGCCGACCTTGCCCTGCCGGGAGCGATCATGGATCGTTTCCAAGCTTGGACAGGGCCAAACGACGAAATCCGCTGGAACGCCAACACTTACACGGCGACTTTCCCCTCTGGCGCACGCATCACCTTTGGCTACCTAAACAACAGCCAGGACTACTTACGGTATAAAGGTGCGGAATTTCAATTCATCGGGATGGACGAGGTCACGGAAATCCGGGAAGCCGATTATCGCTACTTGTTCTCTCGCTTGCGCCGTCCGGCGTCAGGTCCACTGTCAAAAGTTCCTCTGCGGATGAGATGTGCCTCTAACCCCGCGCCTAACTGGGTTAGACAGCGTTTCATTATCGAGGGTCAGAATGAGGGACGAGTTTTCGTTCCATCTTATTTACAAGACAACCCGGGCATTGATGCTGAGTCATACCGACAATCGTTGCAGGCTTTGGACCCCGTGGAACGTAGACGACTCGAAGAAGGCGATTGGTGGTCTACCACTTTAGGCTCTCTGTTCGATAGGGAATCGGTTGTCCTGTTGGATCAGAACGAAATCCCAGAGTTGACTTCGATGGCAAAGGCTGTGCGTTTCTGGGACTTGGCTGCTACCGAACCGTCCTCATCCAACCCTAATCCTGACTGGACCGTAGGAACCCTGATGATGTTTGATCAAGGAATTGCCTACGTTATTGACGTGAAGCGTGCAAGGGTCAAAGGGGAAAAAGTGGAACAAATGATCGCCCAAACCGCTTACGAAGATGGGCATGGAGTTCCAATCAGGATGGAACAAGAGCCGGGCTCCTCTGGAAAAGCCCTTGTAGATCAGTACGCTCGCTATATCGTGCCCGGCTACGATTTCATTGGTATGCGCGCCACCGGAGACAAGGTTACCCGTGCCCGCCCATTTGCTGCCGCACTCGCTAACGGCAACGTCAGAGCAGTGCGTGGACCATGGCTGACCGACTGGCTTGACGAATTATCCACTTTCCCTGAAGCCTGCGATCACGACGATCAAGTCGACTCGGCCACAGGGGCCTTCACACACTTAACCGGATTGGGGTTGCCTCAGCGCAAACGAATCGCTATCGTTGTCTGAAGTAATAGCGATACCCCCTACTAACCGGAGTTGTTATGAATTTGGAGCATGTTAGAACCCTCCGTTTGCTTCTCGCACAGCTTGATGATCGAGTCGGTGAGATAGACGGCGAAACCCAAGATGTAGCCAATTTGGTCTTAGAGTTGAATCTGGCCAAGGTCGAACTTGGGATTGTTTACGACCGAGTCTCAATGTTGCTAGGCAACCTCATGGTCGACGATCCACTTATCGACCTGCGCGATGGCGCTCAGGTGGAACGCAAGATGGGTTCTACCCGAAAGGGCTGGAACCACAAAGTCCTCGCCAACGTGGTGATGGACCGAATTCAGCAGTCCTCAGTTGATATGGATACCGGTGAAGTGGTCGTCACTGCAAAAGAGATGGCCCTTCAAATGCTTGACTACCTTGCTCCTTCTTATTGGAGGGTGGGGAAGTTGAACGAGATTGGCCTTAACGCCGATCTATATTGCGAACCATCTGAGCCAAAAACCAGCGTCATTGTTAGGAGGGGCGAAGCCCTATGAGCGACATACTACAAAAGCTTTCAGAACCGTTCCCACGGGAAGTCGAACGCAGTCTGACAAAGGGAGGGACCTCCCTCACCTATATCCCTGTCAGCGAAGTCATCACTCGTCTCAATACCGTACTGGGAATCGAGAACTGGTCTTATGAGGTCAGGGATTGCCACCGTGATGCGGTGGATTCCGACTGGGCTATTGCACATGTTCGCCTCACCGCTGTGATCGACAGCAATGTTGTTTACAAAGACGGCTTTGGTGGCCAAAAGATCAAACGAATGAAAAACGGTGACCCCGTCGATCTCGGCGATGAGATGAAAGGTGCCGTTTCTGACGCTCTCAAGAAAGCTGCGCAGGCTCTTGGCGTTGGCTTGTACCTCGCAAGGTCGGACGAATCACTCCAACTAGAGCAAGAGGTTGCCGAAGAAGAGGCGCTCGATCCGGCAATCAAAGCGGCATGGGAAGCCTTTACGTCTGTAGCGGCAACTCTAGACGGCGATCAGAAGGCCAAGCTCAACGAGTTTTGGGTTGAGTTCTCTGACGATAGGCCCAAGCCGCAGCTAGATACAGCGACCGTAGCCGACCTGACGGCTCTCTCAGAAGAAGCAATTCGCCTGTCGTTCAACGCAGAGTATGTCGAAAAGGATGAAAACGACAGCGACTCCAGTGGGTGATGGCCAGCTATTTGACGATTTCGAAGATGGTTCGCTATTTGACCAACTGTTGGGAGTTGCCAAAGGGGCAGTTGCTAAGCGCAACGATCCAGACACGTCGCACGAGGCTGCTCGGTCAATAACCAAAGAAAAGCTGACTGAACTAAAAGTTCGGGTGCTTAACATCGTCTGTGAAAACGGGCCGATCTCACAAGAGCGTGCTCACGAACTTTACGTCCAGCATTACGGCCCAGCCGCCTATTCCAGCGCCAGAACCAGAGTCAACGAGCTTCAGCGCCTTGGATATGTGACAGTGGTGGACCGTGATGGCAAAACGAAGGGTGGCCGAGCATGTAACCGATACATCGGCTCGCTGACTCCTGTTTTGGAATGGATCTCTTTTCCTGAAATATCTGAGCCGACCACAGGAGGTTCCTCGGTGATTGAGAAGTTAGAAGCACCACCACATCTGTCCCCGTCTTCGATGGGCACATACAACCAATGCCCAATGAAGTTTCGTTTCAGCAAAATAGACAAGCTTCCCGATGAGCCCAGTGAGGCGACCCTGCTGGGGAACTTGGTTCACGATGTTTGTGAACAGTTCTACATGTACGACTCCAGCGAGAGGACCAAGGAACTGATTACTCCTCTCTTCGCGGAAGTGTGGGAGTCGGGTGACTGGATTAATCGGATTCACCCATATGTCAGGGGCGACAAACGCATCCGTCAATTTAAATGGCGTGCTGTTTGGTGTGTTGAAAACTTGTGGGTGGTCGAAGAGCCCACGGCGATCGAACCAGAGGGCTTGGAGTATGAACTCAATGGAGAGCTCGGAGGGGTAACTCTCAAAGGGTTTATCGATCGCTATTCCTTGACTGGTGACAAACTGGTTATCAGCGATTACAAAACCGGCAAGACTCCGAATCCGAACTATAGTGACGACAAGTTTCTCCAACTCAAAATTTATGGCGCATTAGCCAGAGTATTGGGAGTGGGTGAAACCGAAAAATTAGAATTACTGTATCTAAAAGATGGCGTGAGGCTAGAACACAATTTCACCCAAAGTGATTTTGATGAGACTGTCGAATACGTTGTAAGTACTAAAAAGGCCATAGATGTTTCATGTGAGACACATGAATTTGAGACCAGGAAAACGGCGTTGTGCAATTGGTGTGCGTATAAGCCCCAGTGTCCTGCTTGGAGTTGAAAATGCAAATAACAGATGATTCTTTTGCGCAATTAGTTGCGGAAGAAGTCAAAAACAAGTTGTCGCCGGGTCACCGGAAAGTTTTGTTGGAGTCGGTAAATTGGGATCGTTGGAAGCGCGCCCTGAACGCATTGTCTGAAAACCTCTTGACTCAGATTGAGAGTATCGATGCAGATGCCGAATCAGACGCGAATCGCTATATGGCTCTGGGTAAAGACGGACGCAAGTTGGCCAAAGAGGCAGAAAATGCATATGCGTCTAAAAAAACAAAGGTCGAACGTTTTAAGTTCCATGTTGATAACCGTTTGAGCCAAGTTAAGGGAATGATTCAGACCGGTAAACCTATTGACATGAATCCGTTTGAATCAGCTAATTTTTACCGTCGCGCAATTTTGAAGCACCGCGAATTAATGGATGCGCACGACTTGGAAGATACGGCTATTGATCGTGCCTTGTGGGCAGCGTTGGAGAATAAGTGGGACTTTGATCAGGTAACCAGTGACGCCGTATGAAACGCAAGAAGCCTATGAACCGTGGTGGGCCGCTTAAACGAAGTGGCTCATTAAAGCGAACAGGCTCTCTTAACCCACGCAGCAAGAAGATGCAGCAGAAGTACGTCGAACGCAGGAAGGTGGTGTCTCGTCTCCTGCAAGAGCGACCCTACTGTGAGGCATGCCCAATTTGGGCACAGCACGATGAGGTAACACTTTACAAACGGAATGCAAGCGTCGATATTCACGAATTGAAACGCCGCTCACAGGGTGGCTCCATTCTTGAAGAAGAAAATCTTATGGCTGTGTGTCGTGATTGTCATGACCGTATCGGACGTGAACCGGCAACTGCAATCGAGCTTGGCTTGGCTATCCCCGGATGGCGAAAAAAACCATGAAGTTTATGGGTCTTGACCTGTCGCTTACATCTACGGGATATTCCTGTGACAAAGACATGGGCGCAATCGCCGTTAAGGAGAAGGGTGTGGAACGGCTTGCGGCCATCAGGGATGAGGTCATGCTCGTCTGCCGGGAACATCGCCCGGATGTGGTCTTGATTGAGGGCTACTCGTTTGCTTCGCGGGCGAGTCAGGCTCATTCCATCGGAGAACTGGGTGGCGTCATTCGTCTTGCTCTGCACGAGGACAACTACACCGTCGTAGACATCCCTCCGACCTGCCGTGCCAAGTTCGCAACCGGAAGAGGAAACGCGTCAAAGGTTGAAGTCATCTCTGCAATCTCTGCCCGAACTGGATTAGTTTGGGAGGGCAAGGGTGCCGACGATATGTGTGATGCGTGGATTCTCGAACAAATGGGTCGATCTCGTTTTGATGCTTCGGAATACGAATGGCCTAAGAACCACTTGGAAGCCTTGGAGAACATCGACTGGTCAAGAGCGGTAGGGAAATTCGATGACTAATAAAATGGATGCCTACACTCCCGAGGTGGAAGAGTTCATTGACGCCATCATGCACCCGAGAACTTGTTGGGAGGAAGCTCTATGGGGGTTGGGTCGGAAGGAAACGCCTGCGCCGGGAGTCGTTATATATAGAGATGTAACGACGATCGAGCCCATGCTGCAGCGTTACGTCAGCGACAGGGCCAAGCTTGAAACGCCGATGCTCCCACAGCAGCCGGTACGAATACATGAAGTGGTGACTCAGGATACGGATGAGGACATCGATTTAGAGTGGGGGGTTTTAGAAGACTTCCGATACATGTATTTGGTTGATTACATGACGGAGTACCCGTTGCTAGCGGAAACACTTTGGTGGCGCACCAGAGGATATGCCCTGAGCTACACCGACTTGCAATGGATGGACACCCACAACGATCAGGCGTCAAGCTTTAGTTCACATAATGGAAAAAGGGAGTTGCCTTCTCACCAGATAGAAGGCGCTCAGGTTGTTGCCTGTGCGACGGGTCTCAACGATGATTACGAGGGCGGTGAATTCTTCTTCCCATATCTAGACACCACAGTCAGATTGTCAACTGGTGATTGCATGTACTTTCCTGCCAATTACATAGCTGCACACTCCGTTAAGCCAGTTACTTCCGGTGAAAGACTTTCTTATTTAGGGTTCTTCGGACTCAACACTCCGGTGCGCATCGCTGAACCGGATGACGTGGCCACATGGACTCAGCCTCACTGGCTGCCAAAGCTGCACGACGATTTCAAGTATTACGGAACATATAAATATGATGTAGCTCACGGTAGGAGCGAGCTTTGGGACACTCCGACCTTGGCTGAAGTAGAAGCCTATTTTGAAGAAAGAATATTATGAACTTTAGAGGCCCTATCAGCCAAGTTGAGATCGAACAACGACTGCTTCATTTCCTTGACGAGTTAGAAAACGAAACAGAAGCTTTCGAAAGCCTCGCTGAAGACAACGCTAAGAAAGAAGCAAGATACAAGTCGGCGTGGGCTAAGGAGTATCTGTCTGCCAAGGGGTCGATCAAGGAGCGGGAATCCTGGGCCGACTACAAAATGGCTGACGAACACTTTGAGTACAAAATATCGGAAGCCCTACTAAAATCGAAGCGGGAAAAGCTACTCTCCTTAAGATCATCCATCGATGCGATGCGAACCCTCAATGCCAACGTGCGGGTACAGGTATGACCATGGAGAACAACCATAAAGTCCACGAGTCCCTCACCGAGCTACTTATTCCGTTGAGTGACCTGCAGCCCCTTGTCAACAATCCAAGAGTTGGAAATGTTGAAGCGATTGCTGCGTCATACGATGAGTTTGGTCAAGTGAAGCCCATCGTGATTCGTTTGAACGAAAACGATAAGGCCACGGTGATCGCTGGCAACCATCAGGTCGAAGCAGCTAAGAAACTTGGTTGGACTCATATTGCTGCTGTGCCTTTTGACGGAGATGACAAACGGGCTGTTGCTTTTGCACTCGCCGACAACCGGACAATGGAGTTGGGTCATACGGACAATACCAAGGCCGTTGACATGATTCTGAGCGTTGTTGACGAGTATGGCGACCTCATGAGTGACTTGGCATGGGACGACTTCGAGATTTCCCTCTATGAAGAGCAGGCAGAAATTGCCGCTGACAGAGAGGGCGGCACCACAACATTTACTCGTCCATCTCTGATCGACAGGATGGACAATGCGTTAGATGCTTTAGTGCAGGATGGCGAGGATGGGGAACGAAGGATTGTCGCCGACGACAGCGTTGACCATAACGATATTGCCATTCAGGGCAGCACGGTTACGCCTCAGGGCGGGTTAAGCAAAGCAGTTGTTCAGTACACCTTGGTTTTCGATGATCCCGCCCAGCAGAAAGATTGGTACACCTTCGTGCGATGGCTTCGTGGGCAACCGGCTTATGAGGGCGACACAACTGCGGAGAAGTTGATGTCATTTGTCGAGGCGCATTCAGAACTATGACTCGTCAGCGGATGTTTTTAGACATCACATGTCTTGAAGCCGCTCGTCAGCGGATACGTCATGTCTACGATACTTTCGATACCGTCTGTATTCAATTTTCTGGAGGCAAGGACAGCACCGCTGTTCTCTATCTGGCTAAAGAGGTACACGAAGAACGTGGCCTAGGTCCAGTCAAAGTTATATTCAGGGATGAAGAGATGGTAAGTCCCCTCGTTCTTGAATATGTCGAAATGGTCAGAAATTTCGATTGGATCGACATGGAATGGTATTGCCTTCCCTACGGCGGAGAAGTCTGGGTTCTAGGCAGACGACAACCTGTGGTGTTATGGGGGGAATATCGGGAACAGGCAGGACGATGGGTGCGCGAAATGCCGGAAGATGCGATTAGCGCAAAATCGTTTGGGCTAGAAGGGGGTCAACCCCTACCTGAAGCTGTTGATTTTTACACGATGCAAGGGAAGCAAGGAAGCGTTGCTTTCATTACTGGTGTCCGGGCTGCTGAGTCGATGATTCGTTATCGATCCTTGGTCCAAAAGTTGCACGAGAACTACATCGTCACACCCTTCGGTATAAAACGTGGAACACCTCTGAAGTTTGCGAAAGTCATCTACGACTGGAATGTCAACGATGTATTCAAATTCATTACTGAAGAACACAATGCCCCCTATTGCGAGTATTACGACAGGGCAGCATTAACCGGTTCAAATACTCGGGTCGGGATACCACTTCACTCTGTTGCGATTCGACGCATTGGTGACGTGGTCGCCACCGAACCAGAATTTTATGATCGGTTGTATGAATGTTTCCCCCAGATCGACGCCCAGCGCCGCTGGTGGAAGGACTTCGACATCGAACAACTGATCAACAATTATGCTGAGGAAGGTTGGGACGGGGTAACCGACGTAATTGATGATTATATGATCGGTGATTCAAAAGCTCGAAGGGCTAAGGCATATGCAGCTGAATTTAGGAAGAAGCATGCTTTAGATCCGCATTCGTATCCAATAAATTGGTTGATCAGGAATCTCCTACTTAATGAACTCACCACGACTTCGGCCTCCCCCGTGGGGCCAAAAACCAGAGCCTACACAGTGAGGCAGAAAGCAGCGGAGGAAGCCTCATGAGTGCAGAGCAATACACGATGTGGGTTCGGGATTACGAGGAGCTCAATATTCCAGAGTGGAATGCCACATATATCCTTAGACCGGATTTGTTGGTCCTGACAGCGGCCCTAATGGATTATGGGGTGCTTTCCCCACTTGTTGTTCAGAAGGACGGCATGAACGTAATTGACGGCTCTCAGCGGCTGCGAGCAATCAGGGGTAATAAACACCTGTCAGAACGGTTTGCTGATGGCGTACCTGTTCATGTGATTGATTGTGGCGAAACTGAGGCTATGGCCTTACACATTCAATTGAATCGTGGTCGTGGGAACATGGTTGCTCATAAACTATCTCGAATTGTAAAACAACTGAAAAGATCTAAGGCGTTTTCGGTAGAAGATTTCGTGGCTCGTTTTTGTATGAAGGGCGATGAATTAGAATTGATGCTGGATGGCTCGATCATTAAGCACCGAAAAGTTCCGAATCATCGTTATTCGATGGCATGGGTTCCAGTGGAAGCTCCGCCCGGAACTGTCGACAAAAAAGAAGTCGCAACAGAAAAACCTCCTAACGCCGATAGGTAACAATTAACGGGTATATAGTGTAAGGGCCTAGTGCGCTACACTAGAACTAGATTCCATCTAGGAAGGTGCCGTTATATGCCCTCACCCGGTAAAGAACGCGAATTTGACTTTCGGCGAGCTGGGCGAATTCGCCGCAGCATTCGCTCTCTTTTGCGTGGCCGTGAAGCTCGCCGTGGTCGTGGACGTATAGCCAATGAGCGCGTGCGTGACATTATCCGCAGAGGCCGTAGGCGCCGTCCGCGTGTAATTAGATAGGAGCCTGCCACCATGGCTCTAGTAACTCGTGCCAATCTTAAAACCTACATGGATATTGAGTTCAGTTTACGTCAACAAGACGCTGCTGACATTATTCTCAGCGGTCTTCAATCAGAACTAGAAACTTTTTTAGGGCGCAAGATTGAAGCAGCCAATTTTACCGAGGATTACATTCTCGATTCGAATCATTTGGGCATGCCTGAAACTTCATTCTTCTACGATAACAAACTCGACTCGAACACAAGCGGCATTCTTTCGTATACAGATCCTCCAGCAACACTATATTTACGAGAGAGCCCTGTTAACTCGATTGCGAGTATCGTTCTTACTCCTGTAACTCCCGGAAGTGCCGCCGAGACTTTGACTGCCGGAACTGAATATGTTGCACGTCGGTACGGCGTAGATGTTTATCGTGGCGGCGCAAACGACAAGTTGACAGTTACCTATAATGCCGGTCTTGCCGGTGCCAGTATTCCTACTTTCAGGTTGATGATTCTTAGGGCAGCTTCGAGAGAGATGCAGAACATGCACGACGATGTTGTCGGCATCAAAGATCTCGAACCTCGAAATATCGGCCCTATGGAAACAGGGTTTACAGATAGGGAGTTATTGGCGGTCAAACGACATCGCCGAATTCGGGTGGCTTAACATGGCATTTCGAACACTCCAAAGAGCGCGGCGGGCAAAAGGTGTTCAAATTGAGTTTGACACCAAGTTCAATACCCAACCTCTCAAACGAGAAATCAATGGTGTACAACGACGTGCCAGAGACTTTGGTCCAGTTTTCGAACGCATTCGTGATGATCTAGAACAGCACTGGGCAAAAAACTTCACGTCAAATGGACTACCCGTAGGGGGTTGGGCACCTTTGGACGCCCAGTATGGCTCGTGGAAAGCAGCTCGCTTTCCTGGAGCTACGACACTCATACAGACGGGTCGGTTATTTAATAGTTTGTCGAGCTTGAGGGGAAATCCAAACGAGATTCATGCCAAACGAGCAGTTTTTGGAACAGATATCGAATGGGCAAAATTTCATCAAATGGGAACGAGCAAGATGCCGAAGCGGCAAATTATTTTTGAACCGTATGAGGCTCATATCCGCTGGGGCAAATGGGCCGTTGACTACATGTCGGAAGGCCGCGAAGCATTAGAAGGTAGTCTCTAATGGCAGACCTTATGCATGGTGCACAGTTCGCCAAGAGCTATGTAAACGATTTCTTAAAAACGGATCTTCCTGTTCGTCTTGTCGAATACAGAAACGGTTGGGGTGTCGACAGTGCCACTTTGCCTGACCCTTTGAAATTTCTGACTTTTGAACCAGTTGCTATCGATGCTTGGCCAATGATTATTACCGTCGCCATATCGACTGCAAATATGGAAAGACTTGGCTGGTCATCAGATACACCATCAGAACCCGAGTATCGAGTTAATTACACAATGCGTACTTATATTTGGGCCAAAGCAAATGGTTCTGAGGCTGTGACCTATATGCGCGATCGGTTAACAACCGTGACTAGAGCTGCCCTTCTTGATCGACCCTGTCTTAAAGCAACAGACGCGCGAGACACATGGAAAGTAGAAATCGACGAATCGACGATGCGTGAAGAGTTTTCTGACCTGACACTAGTAAAAGGTGATCGAGTCATGGCTGGTTCGTATATCGGCTACACCATGGGCATCAATGAAGTTGTTTCCAGAACCAAGCTCGGCACGGTCAAAGAAGAGGGCATCCAGATCGGTGTCAAGAATGTAGGTGTCGGCGATACCTCTCTTGATTTGCCAACAAACCTTGGATACACAACTACCGGAGGTTCGTCTGAATGAGTTGCTGTTTATGCCAAACCGTTCCGCGTGGTGCAGCTGATGCCATATCTATGGATTATGAAAGATCCAACTGCATTGTTGTTCATAGTAAAGCACAACACACAATTGAGACTTGTAGTTGTTGTGGTCACAGAATAGAACCATTAGGTAATATGATGTGTCTCAACACAGAATTAATTTCTGGAGCACTCGCTGCAGATCATTTAGAGGTTATTGCCCAGTTTGACGCTATTGGACATATGCTTCACAAAGGATAAGGTACAATCAAGGTATGGCTATTTCATTTAATGTGTTTGACAGCATGCACCGCGACAAAGCGGATGCCCACGTTAAGGCTGGCGACGTTGTCGTCTACAACATGGGTCTCGCTATTCGCGAAATAGACGAGCTAGGACACACGGTTCCCATCGGTCATTTCGGGTGCGTGTCAGAAAGCAACCCTATTTTAGAGAAATTAGTAGAGGCCGGGCTTTTAAACCTCATTAGTGGCGGCTCTCCGAAAAAATCTTCCCCCAAGAAAAAGGCACCACCTGCCGCGTCAACTAAAGCTACTGGATACAACCCTGATGCCAGAGATGGTGATGGTGACGGTCTTGTACAGGACGGCACTGAATGGGAACGAGAAGCAAAGTGAGTACATACTGTAAAGTCTCACTAGAGAAAGCTTCTGGTCTGATAATCTATAGTCAACAGTTACACAAATACGCGGAAGCGTTTTGTAGAATTAACAAGGTGGCTCCGGTACCCGGAAGCTCCAATTAGGAACGGGAAGGTCTTATGCCTGGCGTAGTTATTACCACAGCAGTTAGAACGGGTCCATCAGCTGACACGATTCGCGATTCGTCGCAAGCATTTTTTGTCGGTCTGGCTCTGAGAGGGCCTGAAGAAAAGGCCACACTGGTCACCAGCATTGCTGACTTCGAATCACAGTATGGTGGATACCAGTCTTACGCGTATTTGCATCCGACTGTAGAAACCTTCTTTGAAGAGGGCGGCACTCAGTGTTATGTCGTTCGCGTTGTCGGTGCATCAGCCACTGAGGGCAAATATAAGCTCCTCGATAGCTCTGCGGGTGACTCAATGCAGCTAACCGCTGTAGGGCCGGGCGACTGGTCCGCAAACATGACCTTCACCGTTGAAGCAGGAACTGTCGCTAATAGCGTCATTGTTAAGCTTCTCTACTACAACGTTCAGGTGTTTAATTCGGGCAACTGCACCACAGTGGATCAGGTTATCGGCAAGATTAACGGCAGCTCAGTCGCATCGAAGTATGTGACGGCTTCAAGTTTGGGAACCAACCTTCCGGGCAATCACGGATCTACGGCACTGACCTATTCGGATCAGCCCTCTGGCGGCACTACAGCTTCTACGGATGACCGTGCGGCCATCACGACTTCAAGCCACGCTGCAGCGTTGACCCTGTTCAACCATGCTTACGGCACAGGTTGCGTATCAAACCCAGAGTCTTCGGCAACAGCGACTTATCAGGCTCTCATCGTTCACGCCAACACCTACAACCGGATCGCCATCTTGCATCCGGCAGCTTCGCAGACGGTCGCTCAGGCTGAAACATGGTCTGAGCTGATTACGGCGAGTGAAACCAACACGGAACATGCCGCTGGCTACTTCCCTTGGATCAACGTCCCCACCTCAACAGCAGGTGTGACTCGCTTGATCCCACCGGATGGCTATGTGGCGGCGACACGCTCGCGGGCACACAATCAGGTTGGCCCACAGCAAGCAGGTGCAGGAATCATTTCGAACGCCCGCTGGGTCGTTTCCCCAGAGCTGGAAGTCGATCAGATCTCTGGTGACTCCCTAGACGTAGCTCTCGTGAATGCACTGAGAGTGATCAACGGTTCGCTTCGAGTTTACGGAGCCCGCTCTCTGTCGGGAGACACCACGAACTTCCGCTACATCACCGGCCAGGACACGGTCAACGGTGTGGTGACAGAAGCAAATGTGGCTCTAGAAGATTTGATCTTCGCGGTAATCGACGGTCGGAACGACATCTTCACAGCGGTCGAGAGCAGGCTCATCGGAATCTTGGAGCCTCTGCGTCAAAGCGGAGCGTTGTATGAAGCTTTCGACACGAAAGGTAAGCGAATTGACAAGGGTTACACGGTTCAGTGTGACGCAGCCGTCAATCCGGTTACACAGCTTGCCGATGGGCTTGTTAAAGCCAAGGTCGGTCTTCGGGTGTCGAGCGTGGGCGACAAAATCGAAGTTGATATTGTCAAATCGAACCTCACAAACTCAGTGGTATAGGGAGGGCTAACTAATGGCCAAAATTTCACAGCGACAAGTACTCGGACTGATTGAACCGAAGAACATAACTCACCCCAAGTGGGTAGGGTTTAAGTTCGCTCAGATCTCTGGTGGTGAAATCACGGCTGCTGTCGAGAGGATCTATGAAGGTGGTGACAAGTTCCCTTCGGTTCTTTGTGCGCCTTACGAGATTGGCGACATCACCCTGACTGCCCACTACGATGACGACATAACAGAATCGGATTCTGGAACAGGTATTGCTCTCAAACTGAATCAACTCAGGACACTCGTAGGCAGTGCCTACTATGACATTACGGTTCAAACCTACGATTGCGATATTAACGTCAAGAATCTTGACAGGTTATACAGCAACACATTGCTTGTAGGACTTACGGAAGCTGAAGGTGACGCATCTTCAGGTGCCCCAGCAACATTCGCACTGACCTTCGCAGTACAAGGCATAACCGGTGGCGGTACAGCAGCCAACTAAATGAGCTCCTCCCCTATGTGGAGAGAATAGCGTGATAGTGTACGCCTTATGAGTGACTCATTGTATGACGAAGCAGCTGAGGCTACGACCTCAGACTCGAAACCCGCCGCCAAGAAAACCAAGAATGACTCTCCGGGTGTTTTGCCCGTTGAAGAGACAGTTCTTGACCGCTTGAAGGCTGTTGTCTCCGCCAAAGTAGAACGTAATGTTGTTCTATTAGAGGTTCCTGACCGTCCTGACGTTCATTTGAGAATCAGCCCAAACATTACGCAAGCCCAAATGAAGGCTTGGCGCAAGAATGCGGGCGAAGAAACAAAGAATGGCCTTGATCCGATCAAGTTTGCCTGCCAAGTGATTGGCCAAACATGCGTCGGCATAGGCATAGACGGAGTTGAAGCGTTCGATGAAGCTGGAAACTCGCTCAACTTTGCTGCTCCTGAGATTTTAGAAATGACTAATGCTGCGAGGCCAGTACCAGATGCAGTTAGAAACTTCTTTGGTACGGACCCACATGTGGAAGGAGCAGCGTTGGCAGTACTTGAAGCCGCTGGTTATGGTGACACTATTGAAACCGTGGACCCTACGAACTAGCCTTCGATGCGCTTGTAGCGCAGAGTGCGATAATGAATGCTGCGCGTCTCTCCGAAGTCTTTCACACTAGTCCTTTAGAACTACTAGATTGTAGTGATGAGGAATGGCTGATTTTGATGGCCTGTGCTAAAGTTGTAGAGAACGATCGTGAGAAAATGGAGCGTGACCGAGAGCTACAAAAGGGCTCTTAGCGCTACCTTTTGGCCCAGTTGAGTTAAGGGTGGCAAACATATGGCCGCAGAAACCGAACTTAAAATTCAGGTTGATGTTGACGGCACCCGTAAACTCGACAAACTAGAGCGCAAAATACGTTCACTGGAACGTACTGTTGACAAATTGGGTGCTAAATCTACCCGTGTTTTCAAAAACTATGGCTCCCAAATGGAAAATACTTTGGGCAAGTCGGCGGGTAAATGGAAAAAGCATTTCGACGATCTTGATACTGTAATCAAGAAGTTTGGTACTGCCACTCTTGGTGGACTGAAACTCGCCATGAAAGCCGCTGGAGCAGAAATGGCTTTGATGGCTATTTCGATGGTGTCACTTCATGGCCTATTTAAAATAGGTCAAGGGCTTGTTAAAACGTATACAGGCTTATTGAATGTTCTGGGCGGCGCTGCCGCTGGTGCAACTCTGGCATTAGCTGGTACCGCAGCAGCTCTTCGTGAACAAAATGCCGCCATGTTTGCCTTTAGGGGCAACGCAACGGCGGGATATGACGGTTTTGTTACTGGATTGAACAAGGTTCGTGTAGTGATGCGTGGCCTTCATCGTGATCAGACCTTGGCTTCTGCCGGAGCCGCAAATTTGGAAGCAGCTTATGCTGCAGTGTCCCAAAGATCGACTTTCAGCACAGGGTCCCAAAGCATGCTTCGCCAGTTGATGGACTTTGCTTCCGCTGGTGGGGATATGAAAAAAGGAATGTCATCAGCAGGTGAGTTGATCGCATCCATACAATCGGGCAAAGGCAATTGGCGGGAACAGGCCAAATCCATGGGGGAACCCATGAAGCAAGCTATGAAAGATTTGGGTATTACTTCCCGCGAACAGCTACAGGCAGCCTTGTCGGACGGATCGTTGGCCGCTGCGGGCGGCGTAACGGGCCAATGGAAAGCCGTTAGCGGCACTCTCATTGGTCAATTTAAGTCAGCTTTTACAGGAATTAGGGCGGATTTTGCCGACTTAGGTCAAGCGTTTTTGGGGCCGCTTAAGGTGCGCTTAGAAGAAGTTACGAGAATATTCCGTGACTCCATGTCTAGAGTGTGGTTACCCCTTATGGAATTCGGTAATGGTCCTTTCCTGGCTTCCATAACTGGTTTCGCAGAAAAAGCTACGGACATGTTCGTCTCTCTGGTTCGTCGCGGACCAGAAGTCGAAGGCATGTTCGGAAGAATCGCTGATCGTTGGAAAGGTTTTGTTGACGGCTGGAACAACGTCTTGGATCGGTTGCGTCCCCTCATTGACGGAGCCAGAGTTCTCGAAGGCATGTTCGGAAACATATTCGGAGCAATCGGCGACTACATAAGAGAGTCCTTCGGCACCTTCAATGAGATGTTGCAGGAAAATGAATCCGGAGTTCGAGCATTCGGTACACGCCTAGGCGAACTATTTGCTGCGTTTGGTAATTTCCAAAACGAATTAAAAGCGCTCTTCTTTGAAGCCTTGCCGTTCATAAACAGAATTTTGGGTGGTGTTAAAAGCATCGTAGATATGTTGACCAACGTTATTCGTGGGGGTCGCGGAATGCTCGGTGCCGTCGGAGACGGTGCTGGCGCTTACGGGTTGTTGGCAGCCGCAATGGTGATTTTGAGCAAGCTTAAAAATTGGGCTGGCGGTTTCTTGTTCATGAAACAAACACAAACAATGAATGTAACTGCCGGTCAAGTGAATGTAGCCGGAGGGGGGGCTGGTGCCACTGGAGTTACCGGACAAGGACAACTCAATGCGGGTAACCGGGCGGCGTTGAACGCGCAAGGTATGAAATCTATGAGTTTCCGCCAACGGGTGGGTTCGGAGCAGTTGGCCGCTGGAAAGACGGGCACGATGTGGCAACGACAGGTCGGTTCCCGTCTGCGTGCTGCTCGACAGCCAAGCGAAGCTTTCCGTGGAAAACTCGCTGGCAGCATGGGTGCAAGGGTTGGCCTTGGCATGGGGCTGGGGATGCTTTCAAGTCGAGTAGGTGAAGAGTCTCAAGGCGTAATGGCCTTAGGTGGAGCGGCTGCGTTCATGAGTCCGCAAATCGGTGCAGGTATCGCCGGACTTGGTTTGGCTGCCACTAGCCAAAATCAAACGCACTCGGCATTGGGTGGCGCCGCAGGTGGTGCCGCTATTGGCCTGTACGCAGGCCCGTGGGGTGCCTTGGGTGGTGCCATAATCGGCGGTGCTTATGGATGGTTAACTGCCGGAGCTAGAAAATCGGCTGCTGCGAGAGGGCTGGCCCAAGAAGCCGGTCGCGCTATTTCCGACGCGATGATAGACGCCATAGCGTCTCAACTCAAAGTCAATGTCGAGGGTAGAGGTGGATCTGCTCTAACAACTAGATCAGTCAAACAGACTATGGCGGATAGTGCGGCAGGAGGGTATCGCGATGATCTTTTCGATGCAGCTTTGTCAGGCGATACGGGCCAACAGGCTGCAATTATAAATCGTCTGCAGAATGATCCCGCGTTTGCCCACATGATTGAGCCTGGTCTTAAAGAGGAAGACTATGGGTCTCTCGTCGCCGCCTTGGCCGTTCAACTGAGCAATGACTTGGGCAAGATCGATACAGTGATTGACCGGACGGCAATAAATCTAGGTGTCTTAGGTGACGCATTCAATATGGGCGAAGAATCAATTCTGGCTATGGCTGGTGCCACCAACACTGAACTTTATAGCGCTACCGCCGGGTGGGGTGCTTTGGCGATTTCCCTATCTGGGGCACTAATAAATGACACAAGAGAACTACAGGCAGCTTCAGCAGATCGCAGAGTTGCGATACAGCAAGGCATGCGAGATGCCATCGAAAGAATCGACGCTCCGCACACGCTTGATGAAGCATCTCAAAACATTAGAAACATTCTCAAAAAGGACGGTCCCATTTCTGACGATGATCAGAAAACTGTACTAACTGAATTTGGAAACGTTTTTCAAGCTATGACAACGCTCACCGGATCTGGAACCGCTGGTTCACGGCAGATGCAAAGCTTGTTTGGTCCCGGTGGTCTAGTCTTCGGAGAAGGCCAGATGCTCGGGGGGCTGGAGTCGAAGTTTCGCAGTATCGACGGTGTCCAGGGTGCTCTTGCCGGTAATGATCGAAGTGCCGCATTACAAAAATTTGATGCTGCTGAAATCATATTCAGTTCAATCCTCGGAGCTGGAGTCAGTGGTTCAAGCCTGTCGGGCGTTTATTCACAGCTTGGAGACATGAGGGGTATTGAGGGTTCCGGGCTGCTGGAGAGAGATTTTTATCGCGACACAGACACTGGGGCATTCCTTACAGCTGGCGTTCTGAAGGAAAGACTGGCAGAGCATGGCATCAATTTCGATCTAGCCCAAATGACTAAAGAGGACCTGATGGCCCCTCAAGACAAGTTCGAAGGTGCTGTCGCAAGCTTCATTGGTGGGGTAACTGATCTCGTTACTGCAATTGATGTTTGGAGACAAACCAGCGATACTTCTACACCGCGTCGCGGAGTGGTCGCCATGCGTGGTCGCCTACAAGGAGGCTTAGGTTCAAGCAATTCCGACCATCTTTACGGTGGAGCGTTTGACCAGTCCGGCAGCAACTTAGGGTCAGTAATGACCGGTATTCGTAATGCTGGCGGCTACGCCGACATGCACGGCTCAGGAAGAACACGACACCTACACGGCGTGCCTTCCACTGCTCAATCCGGAGGCGGGGAAAGCAATAACTACACAATCAATGTTGTAGGTGGGGATAACGCATCTCCAGCAGAAATCGCGGATGAAGTAATGGATCGTATTGCCCGCCGCTCAGTCGACACTTACGAAAGGGCCTGACGTGGGATACGCAAATTTTGTTAATGGTACGAACTGGCCAGCAAGGTCCTCCATAATCTACTTTGATGAATTCGACTCAAACCTTATTAATTCGGGCTTCGACGACTTCAATCATAATGTGGGTGATTTAGAGAGTTTCCAATACTCCTACGGACCAGGCATGACGGCTGCCATCACCGGAGCGGAATTCAATGGAGCGGTCTTTAGGCGTATTGATGCTATTGGCGTAACATTTTCGGACAAACACGAGAAGCAGGGGCTGGGTCGACTGCTGTGGATTCTCGAAAGAACGAGCGAGAACGCTCCTGCTTTGGGAATGGACTCCACGGCCTCAAGCGCTATTTTTTATTATGCTGAAAAGCGTAACCGCACGCTCCGGAAGGACTTTATCGGATTTCATCAATACACTAAATATAAAGCTATGACCCAGCAGGAGTACAGGGTGTACACCGGGGGCGGCGGCCTCCCCACTACCGGAATCAGTGCTCAGCTTCCGTATGGTCCGATCGGTCCCCACGCTATTTCACCCAGCTTCCTAGGCAGCAATGCGAACCACCTAGGACCATCGACATTTCAAGAATCGCCGGAGAATTGGGAAGCATCGAGGGCAGCTGCCGGTGCCAGACAGGCTACAGCTGTGATATCTACTCCTGAGGCAGCTCAGGCAATACGCCCATTTTTAGCGACCTCTGGTGATGGAATCCGGTGGCAAGGAAAATATTCGAGACACCGTGATCTAATGAAAGGGATTGAAGGAGGGGTTATAAATACGCACGCCAACGTTGGGACGCATGGCTCGCCGGGCATTGGAAGTAACGTTGACGTACTCGTTCGTGATGCGTTAATAGAAGCAGGTTACACGGAGTCTCAAATCACATGGTATCGCAACGGAGGCGTAACTAACCCTCATTTTCCGACAGGACCAGCAACTCAAGTTATCCGACCAGACGTTTCACACACTGCGAAAGGCGAAGGATCAGGAAGCAAATCTCCTCCTGCAACAATAACAGCGCCTACACCTGCTGTATCAAAACTGATTGTTCGCGCCCCAATCGGTTACACCAAACCAGCCGAGAAAGCAGGCGAAAAACCCTACATTCAACAAGTTGGCACATACCTAGAGGAACCACATAAATACTATTTTAAAAATGTTCCAAACACTGTTAGCTATCAAGGCTTGGGTTCTCGCTGGGTTGAAATACCCCGTAAAGGAGATTTTCCAATAGTTGAGTGGTCAGATTGGGCATTGATGAAAGTTTCATTCGATTTTCTGATTGCCCATAACAACTTGGATGGTCAGCCGGGTCAGGGCGATGGTCTTTACAAAGACGTGTCGTGGGATATAGATCAGCTTCGTCAGATGGCGCAACGACCGTTACCTGTTTCCATTTTCGGAATGGATCAATTGTTTGCGATTCAAATGAAGCGGGCTCAAACAACAGGTCGAGCCATGCAGTTTGTTATAGCCAATTTCACTGTGAAGTCTGCTCGTAGGGTGGTTGGTGAAGGCGACAAACAAATCGCTGCCGCACAATGTTCTATGACTTTGCAAGAAATTCCTATCGAACAAATGAGAGTCGTAGAAATGTCTATGCCGCCGATGACAGGCCCAGCGGTGCCGGGAGAACCTGGAAACACAGCATCTAGTCCTGGGCTGCCAAGCGCGCTCGTGGAGATGCCCCACGGGCCTGGTGACAATCTACACTCCGGACCATATCCGGATACTGATATCGGCGTCGACAGCTACTAACGATGCCTATAACGTCTGATTCCGGTGCACCGGCTCACGCAGGACCCCGACAGGGCTGCGACTTAGCTTGGGATGATATTTATATGGCTGATGCCTTGTCGGGCATCAACGAAGCCATTTTGGCTATCCAAACTGAATACAGCATGGACATGGTGAGTCAGGTCACAGTTACGGTCCACGATCATCAATTCGTATTGGCTAGAAACAACTATTTTGCTATAGCTAGAACTGTTTGGTACAGGAGTTGGACACTACACGAGTTGGCTTTACATCAAACTGCGACCATAGCCGGTACCCGGCTTTGGCAGAGAATGGAAATTGCTAGTGCAACTATGGGTCCAGGACCAGGGATTGGAGCAGTTTGGACTTTGCAGCTTCGCCCTAAAGGAGTTCAGGAATTAAAGAGATGTAAAACGGAGGGCGTTATTGGTGGTGTTGGATCAGCTTTTGTGAAGAACGCAGCTCGTTGGGCCGGTTTGGATTCCGTAGTTCAATACACAAACGAGGCCGAAGCGGAATGGCAGGCTGAAGGAGACGATGGTGCAAAAGAATCGCTTTGGGATGTGCTGGTTAAGGTCCAGGGCGGTTCTACACCTGAGGGTGACCCATCTAAGTTCATGCTTTTCGAGGCCGACAATGTTTTATGGTTTGGTACACAGAAATGGCTTTTAGGTCGGTGGGGTATCAAATACGATCAAAATATTGCTCTCAACACAATCACGCCAAGAGATACACGCGTCGGGATGAATTACATCCGTGTGGGTTGGCCTTCAGCAATCTCCGACTCCGCTGAGAGTTTCGACACGTTCCGTCTTTTAGACATGCCCACAGCCACTCGTTCCGATAACAACCCTCTCGAAGTAACCGGAAGTCTCATGTTCGATCGGTTTAATGCAAGGGCTTTAAGACCGGGTATGACGATAGCCTTGGATATGGACAGAAATGAATTTGGGACCACCTATTTTAACGGATATTACTTAATTAGTAGCGTTTCGTTCGAACACTATGGCACCGGTCCTGTTACTGTTCAGTTTAGATCTCCTGAACGTATCGCTAAGGACATACCTCAAATCAGCATCGGTGATCAGGGTGATCCGCGAAGAAATACAAGCAGGCGACAATTGGTTTTGGAACCACAATGACTAATACAAGTCTACCTTTTTCTGATCCAAGCAAATTTCGTTCTGGGGCAGGTGGTTCAACCGGAGCGGTCAAACCGGGCGCCATTTATGAGGCAAAAGTATTATACGTTGTGCCATCAACAGTCAAACTTGGCAAAAGGAAGATAGGCCAAATATCAATCAAGATTTTGGGTATAGGAGCTACGCTCAGTGCAGTCAGCGTCACCAACCAGTCCCCAATCGACCCTTTAATCGTTGGGGATCGAGTTTTGGTCGCATTCTTAGATATGAAATTAAAGAGATGTGTCTGCTTTGGACGTTTAGACGGTCAGACAGATGCCTTTGTGTCTCTTGCTGATACGGATGGGAAAGGGGGCACGCGACCAGTATTTGAAGGCACCCTAACTGGTGAGAAGATTGCTCTTACGGGCTCGGGTACAGCTGCCCTGAATGTCACTAACGGCATTACCGCGAGTACCGGACAGTTCAATTCCATCAACGCCAACTCACATAGTCATTCATCTGATAAGCGAATGAAAACCCGTATCAAGCCACTCACGAATGGGTTAGAACGCATTAAGCGTCTAGTGGGTGTGAAATACAAGAAACGAACTCCTGCTGGGACTACTGAAGAATTCCAAACGATGGACGGTTACCAATACGGGATCATCGCCCAGGACTCTGCTGCTATTATCCCTTCCGCCGTGTTGTATGACCCGGACAAAGACGTTGAGAACGCTAACGGGTGGTCCGATGCTTACGGGGTTGACTATGGAACAATAGTTCCTGTGCTGATAGAGGCAGTTAAAGAACTTGCCCAAAAGGTAGAGGAACTAGAGAACGGCCAGAATCCCAGTTCTGAGGTGGGGTAAACTATGAATACTGTGGAGGTTTACTGACATGATGAAATTCCCCATCTCTTTTACGGAGACCAACGGTGGCTTTCAGGTGCTGTACCCCAGTCAGGATGAGTATTTTAAGCAAATATTGGCCGTGACCGCTCGGACAGAACCTGGAACACATCCTTTAACGCCCGATTTTGGGGTTCAAGACCCTACGTTCAAAACAATTGATCGTGGACAGTTCTTGTTTCACGCAGGACGCTATGTTCCTGAAATAGAGATTCAATCTATAGAAACTTCGATAGATGAAGGTAACGGAGAAAACACAGTGACCGTCCATTTCTCACGTCGAGGTACCTGATATGCCAGCAAATTGGAGTGAATATGTAGATATGATTCCCGAAGATGTGACTCCGGGTGACATCTATATCGGATCTGTTGAGTTGGCTCGACTGACGTTGCCAGAATTCAAGGTTCGTCAGGGCACCCCGGAAGACGCACTTTTGCAAGCTGCCGCCCACATGAGTCATTTAACAATTTCTCACATCAACAGGCTCCCTCCACGCATCATGGAGGGCGTGGGAAGATTGTTGGGCATAGAAAAAGGTGAAGGCACCCGAGCCACGATAGAGGTTACTTTCACCTTAAATCAAGATGTTGGTATTGACATTCCGACCGGAAGTCAATTCTTTTATCAGCGAATTGCTGGTGGAGAAACTTCTCAGTACTCCTATGAAACTACTACAGGGATTGCGGTAGCGGACTGGTCCGGCACGCCAGCGGAAGTAACAGTTATTTTAACTAGTACCGAAGTTTCGCTTCATCCAGTTGTGACAACCGGTACGGAATTCTTTTCTCAAAACGTAATCTTTCAAATCGACACAATTTATGCTCAACAATCTGGAACCGCACAGGCTGGAACGAGCACGTCAATCACGTTAGCGGCCACAGCATCAGCTACTGACGACTACTACAACAATAAGAAATTAACAATTATCAGCGGTACTGGAAACAGCGCTACTCAAGTGACAATCACTGATTATGTAGGTTCTACAAAAGTTGCGACAGTTGCATCGTGGCCTTCCGGCACTCCGGACGCTACATCCGTCTATAAAGTGAACGCATCTTTCGTCAATGGATCTGCCCCAGAACGCCCATTCGCGTATTTGACTCGTGTCCGATCTCATCTCCAAAGCTTGGCTTCGGCTATGACAAAAGCTGCACATGCTCAACAATCTATTATCAGCAACAAAACTTTTGTTAACTTCGTAAAAGCATATGATTTGACAAATTCGGGTGGGGCATATCCGCGTTTAGCTGCAGCAGCTAACGATTTGGGATATATCACTCTTTTCACTTATGGCAATAATCGCCAATTGACCACAGCCGAGAAACAAGAAATTTCTACCTATGTCGCTGATCGTTCAGTGGCCGGATTGACAATTGGCACTTTGGATGTGGACATTTTTGACCTTGAGGTTGCGGCAGTACTGAAATACAATTCGGTTTACAATAGTGCTGCACTTGAAACATCTATTAAAAATAAAGTATTGACATATCTGTCGCCACTGGGATATGACGGTGTTCGGTCTGGAGTTGTCGATGGCGAGGGAATCACATCTGGAGCTATTCTTGCTAACATCCAGGAAGTCGCTGGTGTGCTCTATGTCGAGAGTGTGACGTTAAGTGTTGCTTCGGGCAATAGTTCGAGTGGAACAGCACACAGCGCTCTCTATCAAGTGACTGGCGGCAACATAGAATATCTGGCTAAAGGAATGCTGCCCCAGCTTTCGGAAGGTAACCTAACGATCACAATGACGGCTGTCACGGTAGCGTAATGGCTGCAACGACAGTAAATCTGCTAGGGCTCAACGAAGCCTTCTCGTCGAGGGACGCACTCGGGGATTTTCAGAATCCAAATGAGTATATTTCTGCATGGTCGGTAACGTCCGGCAATGGGACGTACACAGTTACAGATCTTGAAACATACACTTTAACCCCCACATACTATGCAATGAATGTTGGTCCGACAAATTCTGACCCTATAGTCGTCGAGTTAGAGAATCAATCAGTTACATCGGCTAAGGCATTTAATTGCAATCTAACATTTTCTGGAAACGTTCTTTCGGATTCTGACATAATCACAAAAGTCGAGATTTGTCAGCAGACCGAATCATTCGGAAATGTTGTCATCCCAAATCCAGACACCACAACTGGAAACATTTACACAATCCTCGTGGATGGTTATCCAAATTTGAGTTCTTTCAAATCGACGGTCAACCTTCCAGGCCAGTGGACTTCGTTTCGTAGCAACTACTACCCAATTGTTGAAAACCAGTCAGCTGCCAGCAACAGTACTTTTAATATGAAAATTCAGATTACCGTCAGCGGACATGAAGGGCAGCCATTTCAAATTACTACCTGTGCGCTTATTGATGACACGGCGTTTCATCTAAATAACTATGTTCGAACAGGTAAATCTTTTATACCAACATTTTATTGGGATATGGATGCAACCGAAACTAATCCAACATACCCCTACTATAAATTGCTTGATATCATGACCTCTAAAGGCAACGAGGCTTTGACTAGATATAAGCAATGGTTTGATTACGAATTGACCGAGCTTCATCCACGCCAAACCGGTACAGAACGATGGACTCGAAGTACTTTAGTTGATCCTGAATATGTGGGTTACGGTCTTCCTGCAATCCAAAAAACTGAGTCTGAAGCCTGGTTGGCGCAATTTATCGGCACCACGTTAAAACGTAATGTGTGGGCGACAGGTGGGAATGAAAATGCTGCCGGTGGATCGCCTAACGGTAATTTTGAATCATGGATAACTGACGAAGGCGCTTACATCGCTTGGCAGTTTGAAAACGGATATTACGGAGTACACGGAGGTACGAGAGACGCCGTGTTGAAGTCTGTACAGCAAGTACTGAGTGGCGACAAAGAGGTTGCGCTATATCCGAACTCAACGCTTGATTCTGGAACGGCTCAAGCGGGAAGTGCTACAACAATCACGTTAGCTGCTGCTGCGTCCGCTTTGGATGACTATTACAACGGTTCGCAAATCGAACTAACCGGAGGAACCGGACAGAATGCTGCAACTGTAGATATTACGGACTATGTGGGTAGCACGAAGGTCGCAACAGTTGCCTCTTGGGCGGCAGGAACTCCAGACGCTACGTCAACATACAAGATCACGAGCCACTGGCACATGTTGCTGCAAACGGTGCTCAGTGAGACTCCGGACTCAACAACAGTTGGAGATTCTTCTGCGCCTGTAATGGATGCAGTAGAATTGGCAAGACCCATGGGGTATTTTTACACGCATGCAGTTGTAACTGCCCTATATTTAACATTAGATAACATGGGTATTGGACGACTCAGTGTCAATAAACTCGGATAGCGGAGGTACAGAACATGGCTAATGGTTTTAAGGTATTCGCCCAAAACGAAGTTTTAACCGCTGTCGACGTAAATGACCTGTTGATGGAGCAATCGATTTGTGTATTTGCTAATGCCTCAGCAAGAGATAACAACTCTGCCGGTTTTGGTCAAATGGCCAGTGCACAACACGACGGATTGTGTGCTTACATAGAAGATGTCGATGAGTTTCAGGTTCGGATCAATGGAACTTGGCAGCGCATGGGGACAAAAGCTGAAGTGGATGCCGCCTCAGCAGAAGTCGCGTTGCTCAATCTTTATATGGAAGTCCTTTAGTCGTATAGGTTGAGCCTATGCCTTCGATCGTTTCTGCTATTCCAAATTTATATTCTAAAAAAACTCGGCGTGACATCGTCCAATTTTTAGATAATGACGTTTACGATCACCAAACCAGCGCGTCAAATGATTCTACAAACAGGTTTGTTTGGATCGATTTGCCTTTTTTTCGCGAAGCCCACCTTCACTTAGAAGAATTGGTTTCTAAAATTTTTGAAGAACCCGTTAAACCCACTTATACCTGTTTATCTTCTTATTGGAAAAACACGGGGGATCTCCCAGTCCATATAGATCGGGAAGCTTGTGTCTATACAGTCAGTTACATGATTCGGTGCGATATCCCATCTTGGCCCATATATGTATCTAAAAAAGAGCTTTCGGATGATGAGCGAAAACACATTCTTGATACCGGGGTAGGGTTCGGACAAGAAAAAAGCTTCGTGAATGACCTTAGAAAATCCACAGAGTTTATAAAAATAGACCAGTCTCCAAATTCTGCAGCTTTTTTTTCCGGTACTCATAGATGGCATTATCGAGAGCAAATTCCTACTGGTACAGCGGAAACGATCCTCTTTCATTATATTCCTTTACACCCAGAAATGCCCAGGCCCGAAACAGAGAAACCCCCGCTGGTATAATAGACAAGGACCACTAACTGCAAACCTAGGAGGGTTTCTTATGAGTATGTCCTTTATTAAAGATGCAATTGAGCGTGCCGTCCGTACATTCGTCCAGGCTTACCTGGGTGTTTGGATGGCGACTGGTGCTGACTTTGACGGGTTCACCGACACTGCAAATCTGAAGGCGGGCGCTGTAGCGGTTGCCCTTTCAGTTGCTATGGCGATGGGCTTGAAGAACGTTGGTTCTAACAAAGAATCAGCTTCGGTCAGCTAAAGGTGGTGTAATTGCCCTGTACATCAGCACTCATAATCTACAATGAATAAGCGTAGGAGGAGTGCCCCATGATCGCAGGCATTTACAACATAACGTGCGAACAGGGAACCGACTTCTCAAGGTCGTGCATCCTGAAGTACCCAGACCCAAGTGATTCCACGGGTTCGACGTATCTACTGTATGACTTGACGGGTTATACCGCCAGAATGCAGGTGCGTCGAACCCTGGAATCTGCTTCTCCTGAGATTGAGTTGACCACCGCTAACAGTGGCATCGTTCTTGGTGGATCAGCTGGGACATTCGAAATTGTCATGACAAGCACGCAGACAGCCGCGCTTGATTCTGACGGTGTTTACGACTTAGAAATCGTTTCAGCTGGTGGCACGGTTTCTCGTGTCATCCAAGGCACCTTCACTCTTGATTTGGAGGTGACTCACTAATGACGGTTCCTAATCAAGTCATTTGTGATGCTGACGGCAACCAGATCCAAATACAAGAATACCCAAATGCTGTCAACATCTATGAGGATTCACGCAACACGATTTGTATTGATCCAGAGGCTCCAACCGTAATCGCAGTTCAGCTTTTGGGTACGGAAACAATCTTCGTAAAACGTCATGTTCATACACAGGCATCACCATCAACATCGTGGGTTATTACCCATGCATTAAGGGGAAAACCGCAAGTAACCGTAGTAGACACTGCGGACACTACTGTTGTAGGTGATGTATTATATAACAGCGACACTCAAATAACGGTGTCATTCTCGGCAGCTTTCGCTGGGAATGCATATCTCACTTGATAGGTAGGTAGGGGATGGCGACTAAATTCGTTACAAATCTTGACTTAAATCAGAATCAACTTCTGAATGGTCGGTTTGAATCATTAGCTTCTGACCCAGCTTCTGGCAACTTTGAGGGGCGTCTGATATACAACAGCACCGAAAAGGTGCTCAAGGTCTATGACGGTTCTGCGTGGCGTAAGGCGTTACACGCTATTACTTCTACTACTAATGCTTTAGTTGTCAGCGAATCCAACGGTACTGTTTCCTTTTCTATTGCCGACGTTGTCAATGGCGGAGATTCCGGTCTCCTGTCGGGTGCAGACAAGACAAAGCTTGACAACGCCACAAGCACCAATACCAACTCCACTCTCGCCCTTCGTGACGGCAGCGGTCGTATACAGGTTTCTACCCCTTCTGCTGATCTAGACGCCGCCAATAAGGCTTACGTTGACGCCGCTCGTACCGGGTTGGATGTCAAGGCATCTGTAAGGGCCGCGACGACTGCCGCCCTTACCCTCTCCAGCGACCTTGAAAACGGCGACGCCATTGACGGTGTAACGCTCGCTACCGGCGACAGGGTCCTGGTCAAGAATCAGGGTTCTGGTGCTGAGAACGGCGTTTACATCGTTGCCGCTTCTGGCGCTCCAAGCAGGGCAACTGACGCCGACTCCAACTCGGAGATGACTCCGGGAATGTTCACCTTCGTTGAAGAAGGTACAACGAACGCTGATTCTGGCTGGGTGATGACCAATGACGGTGCAATCACCGTCGGCACAACCGCCCTCGTCTTTGCCCTCTTCTCGGTTGCTGGCACAATCTTCGCTGGCGACGGCCTCAGCAAGACCGGCGACGTACTCAACGTCAACGTCAAGTCCGATGGTGCCGTCATTATTACCAGTGATGAGCTGGAAGTTGAACTCGATCCTGCCGTAGCCGGTTTGGCTACAACGGCTAGCGGTCTTGCCATCAAGAGTGACATTGCCGGTACTGGTATTACCTATACCGCTGGTGTCCTCACTTCAGACGCCGCCGACTTGGCTGGTGGTGCCGTTGACGGCGGAGTTACGGGAACCCTTCCCATCGCCCAAGGTGGTACCAACGCAACCACCGAAGCCGCTGCCCGCGACAATCTCGCTGCCACCTCGGCTACGGGTCTCACAGTTTCAACCCCGACAACTGCTCGTGTCGCGAATCAGACAATCGGTGATGGAAGCGCTACAAGCTTTGCCCTAGTCCACAACATCGGTACTCGGGCAGTGATTGTTCAGGTATATGACGCTTCTACTTATGACACAGTTATCGCAGACGTTGTACGCACAACCACAACGACAGTAACTGTTGACTTCTCTACGGCTCCAGCAAGTGGTGCCTATGTAGTTGTGATTACCGGCTAAGACGGTATTCGCCCATAGCGCCCCGAGGGGTGCCCTATAGGAAGGTACGGTTGAGGCCGTGGCTCAGAAATTTAAAACTGGTATATCTGTTGATGAATTATCAGCAGCATCTTCACAGGCCGTTGGTGTAAAAGTTGACGGGGATTCTGAGCCGCGAGTCAAGATTGATGCGGGCGGAAAGATCACTTGGGGTTCCGGTTCCACGGCTGGCGATGTCAACCTGTATCGCTCTGCCGCCAACACCCTGAAGACGGACGATGCTCTTGACGCCAGTACCGCTGGTGTTGTCAATCTCGTTACTACCGAAGAGCCCACGGCATCCGCAGCTGACGGAACCATTGCGATTGATACTACAAACAACAAGTTCTATTTCAGGTCGAACTCAGAGTGGCAGGAAATTGCTCTAGACACTCTCTCCGCAACAGCCGCAGATGGCGGCTCCTCAGCCTCGTGGGTTCGATTCCATATCAATGCGGATGGTCAAGACTCCACCGTGAACGTCTAGGGGGCAACCATGGCCGCAATTATTCAATTCCGTAGAGACACCGCAGCGAACTGGACTTCCAATAACCCCACGCTGGCCATCGGGGAAATCGGATACGAAACCGATAACGAGCGTTACAAGATTGGTGACGGATCGACTGCATGGACTTCTCTTGGCTACGGCGGTTTGGGAGACATCCCTCAATACCTGATCGACGCCAAGGGTGATCTTCTTGTCGGTACAGCGGACAACACGGCAGGTCGACTTGCCGTAGGAAGCAATGGGCAGCACCTCGTTGCTGACAGCACCGCCGCTGGTGGCGTTTCGTGGGAAACCAATACTGAGAGTGTTGAAGACGTTGTTGGCGCTCAGTTCGTTACCAACGGATCGCACAGTGGTATTAGTGCCACCTATGACGACGCTGGTGATGGGGCTATTGACCTAAATGTTGATGATTTTTCGATCACCTTGGCTGGTGATCTGAGCGGTAGCACGACCGTTACCAACCTTGCCGACGTAACGCTGACTGCAACCATCGTTGCGGATGCGACAGAGTTGGGGACCGACACCACGGGCAACTACGTTGCCACAGTCGCTGGGACTGCCAACGAGGTTGAGGTTTCCGGGTCCGGTTCAGAAACGGCTGCCGTAACTGTCGGATTGCCTAGCGACGTAACTGTCACAACCTCTCTTACAACTCCTCTGATCAATGTCTCCGGTGCATCCATCGTCCTTGAAGGCGCCACTGCTGACGATTTTGAAACCACTCTGACCGTTACAGATCCGACAGCAGACCGCACCATCACATTCCCGAATGTTGATGGAACCGTAGTTACGACTGGAAACCTGAGTGCTGCCACGGAACACATTGAGGATACCGTTGGCGCTCAAGTAGCCACTAACGGTTCGCATACCGGGATTGGTGCCACTTACGACGACGCTGGCGATGGCGCTATCGACCTGACCCTTACGGCATCTGGAGTTTCTACCGCTTCTTATGGGAGCGCCACACAGGTTCCCGGTTACACGGTTGACACTTATGGGCGTCTGACTGCTGCGGCGAACACGACAATCGCTATTCCTTCGACCGCAGTTACAGATTTTACTGAAGCGACACAGGATGTCTCTGGCGCACAACTCGCTACCAATGGCACCCACACCGGCATCACTGCTGCTTACGATGATGCCGGTGATGGCGCTATCGACTTGGCTCTTGTTACAGAGAATGTCCAAGACATTACGGGCGCACAGATCGCCACTAACGGGTCACATACTGGTATCACAGCCACTTATGATGATGCTGGCGATGGGGCTGTCGATCTAGCCCTGATTACCGAAAATGTTCAGGACATTGTTGCAGGGCAGTTGGTTACCAACGGCTCCCATTCCGGAATCGCTGCTACCTATGATGACGCTGGCGACGGTGCAATTGACCTTAACGTCGATGACTTCACGATCACTCTCGCCGGGGACCTCGGTGGTAGTGCAACCATTACTGATCTCGCCGATGCAACTCTTACCGCAACGATTCAAGCGAACTCGGTTGCCCTGGGTACAGACACAACTGGTGACTACACCGCCAGCCTCGTAGCTGGCACGGGTGTCACCCTCACCAACAACAGCGGGGAAACTGCAACCCCGACCGTTGCCATTGGACAAGCCGTAGGCGCGTCAGATACTCCCACTTTCGGGTCGGTCACAATCTCTAGTTCCGTTGCCAACGCTACACACGCTGCAACCAAGGCTTATGTCGACAACGCCATCGCGGGTCTCGATTGGCACGAGGCCGTTAACCTCGCCTCTGCTACGGCATTGCCGAACACCCCGACCTACGACAATGGGACTTCCGGGGTAGGGGCAACCCTGACCTCCGGTTCCCAGATTCGTCTCGTCGTCGATGGTGCGAACACAACTACCGGAAATCGAGTTCTTGTTCAGGATCAGGCAACCGGAGCCCACAACGGCATTTATGACGTAACCGCTCAAGGTGCGTCAGGCTCTGCTGCATGGGTGCTCACGAGGGCCACCGACTTTGATGGCGCACCCACTGGTGAGATCAAAGCGGGCGAAGCTATCTACGTTCTTGCCGGGTCCACTAACAGCGGCCAGGGTTTTGTGGTCACATCCATAAGCGATCCGCACACTGTCGGATCAGACACGATCACCTGGACCCAGTTCACTGGCACCCAGGCGTTCAGTGCTGGTACATATCTGACGATCACCGGCAACACCATCGACCATGACAGCTCTGGGGTTGCCGCAGCTGCTTACGGAAGTGCCACTCAGGTTCCCGGATACACCGTTGATACACAGGGTCATTTAACCGCTGCTGCAAATACAACGATTGCCATCCCCTCAACCGCAGTAACCGACTTCACTGAGGCAACTCAAGACGTAGCTGGAGCTCAGGTAGCCACCAATGGCTCTCACACCGGCATAGCGGCCACCTACGACGATGCTGGTGACGGAGCCATAGATCTGACCCTTACAGCTTCTGGCGCCTCTGCGGCTTCCTACGGGAGTGCGACTCAGGTGCCCGGCTACACGGTCGATACATACGGTCGATTGACGGCAGCGTCGAATACGACAATTGCAATCCCCTCTACGGCTGTCACTGATTTCACAGAAGCAGTACAAGACGTATCCGGTGCCCAACTTGTTACCAACGGTTCGCACACTCATCTAACCGCCGCCTATGACGATGCTGGCGACGGCGCAATCGACATTGCGCTAAACGTCACGGCTGTTACCGCAGCGGCCTATGGCAGCGCCACCCAAGTTCCCGGCTACACGGTTGACGCCTACGGACGTTTGACCGCTGCAGCGAATACGACGATCGCTATTCCCTCGACTGCGGTCACGGACTTCACTGAAGCAACACAGGATGTATCCGGTGCCCAATTGGCCACCAATGGATCGCATACCGGCATTACTGCCACCTACGACGATGCCGGTGACGGTGCGGTCGATCTAGCCCTGATTACAGAGAATGTTCAAGACATCACTGGTGCCCAGTTGGCTACCAACGGTTCCCATACGGGCATCACCGCAACTTATGACGATGCTGGCGATGGGGCGGTTGACCTTGCCTTAATAACTGAAAACGTTCAGGATATTGTTGGAGGACAGTTAGTCACTAACGGTACTCATACTGGTATCGCTGCAACTTACGATGACGCTGGTGATGGAGCCATCGACCTCAACGTTGATGATTTCACAATCACCTTGGGCGGTGACCTCACAGGTAACGTCACGATTACTGATTTGGCTAATGCAACCCTTACCGCAACGGTTGCTGCCGATTCTGTCGCCTTGGGCACGGATTCGACAGGCAATTACGTTGCTACGGTGGCAGGAACCGCAAATGAGGTAGATGTAAGCGGCTCAGGTTCAGAAACTGCAGCAGTAACAATTGGTTTGCCTGCTGCCGTTACTGTCACAACTTCTCTGACGACTCCTTTGGTCAATGTTTCTGGTGCGTCCATTGTTATGGAGGGCGCAACGGCGGATGACTTTGAGACCACGCTTACGGTTACTGATCCCACGGCGGATCGCACAATCACCTTCTTGGATGAAACCGGTACCGTCTTTACGACGGCAAGTGTTCAAGCTCTAGCAGATGGTGTTACCGGTACAACCCAATCACAGAGTGATGCCTCTACGAAACTTGCTACTACTGCTTACGTTGACACTGGTCTTGGTGCCCTCAGTAGCGATTCACTCACGGACGCCGACGGTGACACTCTTATTCAGGTTGAAGAATCAGCCGACGAAGACATCATTCGCTTCGATACCGCTGGCACGGAGAGAATGACCATTGCCGCAGATGGCACAGTGACAATCACTGGTGATCTGACAGTCAATGGAACAGAAACAACGATTAGTTCTACAACGATCACCGTTGATGATAAGAATATCGAAATCGGTTCAGTCGCCACACCTACCGACACCACTGCTGACGGCGGTGGTTTAACTCTGAAGGGCGCTACCGATAAGACATGGAACTGGGTTAACTCGACTGACGCTTGGACCTCGTCTGAACACATCGCTCTCGCTACCGGCAAGAGTGTCTACGTCGATGGTGTTCTCCAGTTGTCCAAGAACGCTCTTGCGGCCACTGTTGTTCTAGCTGATGGTGTTGCGGGAACGACGCAGGCCCAGAGTAACAACTCCACGAAGGTTGCCACTACGGCCTACGTTGATACGGGATTGGGCGCTTTAAGCAGCGATTCGCTCACGGACGCCGATGCGGATACCAAGATTCAGGTCGAAGAGTCAGCCGACGAGGACATTATCCGTTTCGATACGGCTGGCACAGAACGGATGACCATTGGTGCTACCGGCATAATCGCCACGACAGGCACGAACATCACGTTGGCCAACGTCGCTTCTCCGACAGATCTTACTGCTACCGGAACTGGTTTCACCGTGAAGGGTGCTGCCGATTACACGATTAAGTGGAACGACAACGACGAACTTGACGCTACATGGAATTTCTGGGAGTTCAACCAGAATTTGAGGATCACTTCCACGACAAAGGCTGACCACGCTGACTGGACGGGCGGTGGTCTAGAGATAGGCACTATCTCCACCTCCGCCGCGAACAGCGATAGCGGACTAGCGCAAGCCGCAACTTCCACAACAGTGACTCTTGCTGCTGGGTTTGAGACTGCGGACGACTATTACAACGGTCACAGGATCTCCATTTACTATGGCACCGGAGACGGTCAAGAGCGAACCATCACCGACTACGTCGGCTCGACCGGGGTGGCGACTGTAGCCGCATGGACAACCCAGCCTGACGCGACCTCCTATTACTATATTACTTCGTCGTGGTATGACTATTCGGGTATCAAAAACAAGTCCCATAAAGACGCCGTAAATGAGTACATGATTAAGTCCACGACTAATGGCTCTTATACCTATATTGGTTCTGGCAATAGTGGCGCTGTCGGTATTAACACCTATGCGAACAATCTTACTGCGTACTTCGATTACGGCGGTGGCACGCTCGGCTATTCAGGTTCCAAAACCTATGGTCGGTTCACTACCCACGCTACAGGAACTACTAAAACAGCTTCCTACACGGCAGCACTAGTAGACGAATCTTCTTATATTTGGATGAACGTCGCTAGCGCTAACACTTTCACTGTCCCACCGAATTCAAGTGTCGCATTCGATAACGGCACCATGATGACTATCATCAATTATGGGGCTGGACAAACCACCATGACCGCTGGCAGTGGTGTAACACTTCGATCCACTCCAGGCTTAAAGCTTCGGGATCAATACAGTACTTGTACTATTGTCAAGTACACAACTGACGAATGGTTGGTACACGGGGACTTGGACGATTAAACAATGGTGACACATGGCGGGCAGGGCCAAGAACAGCCCAGAAAGGGCATAGTCCCCAACATTGTTGGGGAAACCGTTGCTAACGCCAACTCTCAAATCACTGCAGCTAATTTTGATATAGGAACGATGAGCGATACTGACGCCCCCTCAGGCAACCCGGGGGTTGTAGGTACAGTCGCCAGTCAGGTACAGACGGCTGGAGAAGTTTATATACTCGCGACAAACATCGACTACACCCAATACAACCCTCATTTCCCCCCGTATTTTCCCCCGTTTTTCCCACCTCACTTTCCCCCATTCTTTCCCCCGTTCTTTCCCCCGTTCTTTCCCCCATTCTTCCCACCGTTCTTCCCACCGTTCTTCCCACCCCATTTCCCCCCATTCTTCCCACCATTCTTCCCACCGTTCTTCCCACCCCATTTCCCGCCCTTCTTCCCACCATTCTTCCCGCCCTTCTTCCCGCCGTTCTTCCCGCCGTTCTTCCCGCCGTTCTTCCCACCATTCTTCCCCCCGCATTTCCCGCCGCATTTCCCGCCGCATTTCCCGCCGGGCTTTAAGGGGTAATCATGGGTAGCGCATATGACTTCAAAATTGCGTCAGCAGATGGAGAAAATCCGGACATTCTGGATGACTGCAAAGGGAAAGTCACTCTTGTTTTTAATATTGCTGCGGGTTGTGGCAACTACCCTCAGATGATCGCGCTCAAAGCATTAGATGAGCACTATAAAGACGAGGATGACTTTCAGATCAGGGCTATCGTCGTAGACGATTTCACCTGTCATGGTTACGGTGAATTCAATGACGGCTTAGAAGCCTTCGCTGAAAATGAAAAAACTGGCGAATACAAAGATCTGAATGCCAGTCAAGTAGCTGAGAAGTACGCTAAAAACAACTATGGAGTTGACTTCCAGTTTTCCGAACTAACTAATGGGAGATTCGACAAACACGTTTACGATCCCAAATGGCAACCCGGAGCACAACACCAGCAAGAAATGGACCCATTTTGGCAACACATGGTGGATTGCGCTCATTTGGAACGAGACGAAAACAATTTACCGCACCACAAAGAAGCAAGCCCTTGGGCAGACCCTCCACAAATAGTGGATGACAGCAAGCCGGGATTTTCCGGGCTGCAAGGGAATTTTGAGAAATTCCTCGTTAGTCGAGACGGACAGAGCTTCACGCGCTATGCCAACGGATTCCTACTCGGGGAACGAGATCCCAAAGGGGAAGTATTTCCGTGGTTTATAGAAGGACACACAGAAGAAGTTGTTGTTCCCCCAGGTAGTTGGCAAGAAGATGGGCAAATACGCCGTGAGGTCCGTGAAGCCCTTGGTCTAGATGGATTTGGGAACAGCGTGTACCCCAATGCCCTGCAAAGACGAGGTATTACAGAATCTCTAGCAATCCTCTGTGCTCATATCGACGATTTGCTCGGAGAACCCACAGAAGATGGCGATTCTCCAGAACAACAGTGGACACTACCAACTGAATCGGTCCAAGCTGACCATTTGGAGTACGGAGACAAATTTCAGGTTGGCAAAGGGGTATAGACAACAACCTGATTCTGGTAGGCTGCAATCATGGACCCGGATCAGGACGTTGATTTAGACTCGTCTCTGATAGAGCCCGGACATTTCGGTAACTCTACTGATCACATTATCGTCGTGAAAGACCTTGTCGAGACATCTGACCTCACACGAGTTCAATTTCTGGTAGAGAACATCACCGAGTGGCATAATCCAAGTCCGGATATCTTCAACGATGAGGGCACTTGCATTTACGACGCCTCTTATTGGTGGGATCGGGTCTGCAATACCGGGATTCTTAGAGACAATTACCTCGAATTGCATGACCTTGTTGACAAATACAACATGAAACTCAAGTATCTCATCGAAAAAAAGTTCAATTACAAGGTTTACATGAGACCACCTGTAATTGTTAGATGGCTGCCCGGCAACCTTCAAAGCCCACATTCGGATAAACAACTCAACGACGGAACCCCTAATCCATTTCCTAGTTATGACATCAATTCAATTATCTACTGGAATGACAATTTCGAGGGTGGACAGTTCTACTACCAAGATCACGACATTTGTTTAGAAATTGAAGCCGGTATGGCAGTTGCCCATCCGGGCGATATCCACTATCTACACGGAGTCAAAGAAATAACTTCCGGGGTAAGGTGGACTAGTCCAGCTTTCACTACAATTACAGACTTAGGAGCGAATTAATGGAAATCGCAGGCTTCTGCGGCCATCCCGCTATGGCCATCATCTTATACAAGAATGTCTGGCCTGATCCGGCAAACCTCATTGAACGACTCGAAGCGGCCTTAGACGGCAGCGAACACGAGTTCTTTTCATGGAAGGGAGCCACTGTCGGAGACATGGATCAAATGCTTGACTACCGGGATTGTAGTGACTTCAAAATGGCAGAAATGGCCCTGCCTGTCACAGCTCCCGGTTTTGAAGACTTGGGTGCGGTGTACACAGAATATATCGAGCCTGTGAGGCAGGCGGTCCATAGCCACTACAGCCCGCATTACGGCATCAATCTTGAGTTTGAAGAAGCCACAAACTTTGTGAAGTATGCGGAAGGTCAGCATTTTGAACTGCACCCCGACCACGGCTTCTCGTACTGCGCTGTGACATCAACGATTGGTTGGCTAAACGACGGTTACGAGGGAGGAGAGCTGGTCTTGCCCAACATGGATATCAAGTTCACTCCTGAAGCGGGAGACCTCATGGTGTTTCCGTCCAACTACCCTTACGTTCACAAGTCGTTACCAATAATCGGAGACAAGCTAAAGTACTCAGCAGTCACGATGTACGACTACAACGATAGAAATCACCAACAGCCCGGAATGGCTCGTGGTACTAATCTTTCAAGCGAGTCAGATTCGGCACATACTTTAGGTGGGCAAATTGAGTCAGCATCTGCAGCTTGAAGTTAAACATCCCGAATTCATTGAAAACATGGTTGGAACCAAGTTTGGGGAAAACGGGTTCTCCGCTGGAGTCGCTGCTTGGCTTGAAGTTGCGATTGTAGAAATCGATGATGTGCGTGGCGTGTGCCATTGCGCTTTCCTCGTCAAAGATCAGCACTTGATGTTTACCGGACAGCTACACGGTGCCTGCTTGGCTTCTCTTGTTGATACGGCTATGCCATTAGTTGTTTATCCTTTTGTTCCTGCCGGTACTTGGGTAGCGACCTCCAATCTCAGTATCAACTACTTAAAGAGCGTCGAGGGTGGTATCTGTGACGCCTATTCAACGATTGAATCTCTGAGCAAGAGTGCTGCCGTTGTTACAACCCGTATCGAAAACAAAGGTCGGTTGGTTGCCCTCGGTTCTGGAACTGTCAATTTAAAGCAAATTGATGGCAAGAAGCTCAAGGGAGAGACATGGAGGTAGGACTTACTCGCGTACACCATCAGCCTCCCGAAATTCGTCAATCACGTCCTCGGCGGGATTGGATGGACGAGAGCTATAAAAAACATGCTTACAAGTGTTTGCCGTTAACGGTTGCTAACACTCTTGGTTGGGAAGTGATTCTCCCTGAAGAGGTGTCTTTTATACAGTATGACGACAGAAGTGTCCCTACGGTACTTAGTGGACTAACGAGACAGTGTGTAGCAACTCAAAAACCTTCAGAAGTCGCAGCCGTGCCCGTAATGCCCCCATATCCGGATGACGGCAATTTTTATACTTGGGATGAGGAAACGTTTTCATGGATAGAGGTTGTGATGGAGGTTCCTCCTCCGATCCCTCCTCGTCGTTGGGCTGGACAGCCTCCAGAGGATTGGGTTGATCCCGAATATGAAATGCCAGAACTACAGCATCCGGAGATACCTGAGATCTCCGATATGCCGGAACCAGAACCTGTAGAAAGTGGCTATGAGCGGGATTTAGCTATGCCATCAATCGTTGGCATTCTGTCTATTGCCGTGGATTGGATATTCAATCCTCCTGAGGGATACAGCACTTTCATTTCCGGTCCACCAAACTTCTTTATGGATGGCGTTGTTCCGCTGTCTGCCATGATCCCCGGCTGGTGGCCAGATCCATTTGCGATGAACTGGAAAGTCACCAAACTAAATTCAATTATCACCTTCCCTAAAGGGATGCCCTACATGTGGTTCACCTTCGTGAAGGATGATGCGCTATCTGAAGTCCAGTTTAATGTTGGCAACGCTTGGGAGGACCAAGCACAGTTGGATTCACGAATAGCGTATGGAGCCGCCAAAGACCAAAACATGCTCGACAATCCATGGACATGGATGGGTAGCTTGCGTACAGGTTTGAATGAACACGATGATCGCATCGGCCCGAAGTATGAAGGACATCAAGTACTCGATGTCCCAGACCAATCGGTTGAATCAACATGGGAAACGAGAACTGATGTCGAACCTGCCTGAAGGTCAGCGGTACGATACGACGATGGCCGAAGCTGACAAACCGCGTGAACGGGGAGATGGGAATGATTCCCCAAGTGGTACCGGAGTGGCGTCAGGACTACATCTCGGTCGATTGGGTTTGAGAATCCAAGGGGTGACCCCCCAAGAGATACTTGATGACTCTGATTTTTATGCTGACCTATTCACCAAACATCAAGCTATTGGTTTTAAGTATTTGCATCCCACGGTTGAAGAGCAAATAGCAATAGTTAATTCTGTTTACAGGGGAGATGACGACGACCCACCGTCGCAAGGAAATATCCTAAATGTTGATCATTCGTGGATGGTAGAACAACACCCATTGAATGACTTCGAATCTTCCGAAGCTTTCATTAGGGGCAATTGGCATGTAGATAATCCTTTTCATGAGTCCCCACCTGCTCTTCAGAGTATGCGGATGGATGTACGAACAGAGGCTGTCGGTAATGACGACACGCTGGTCGCCAGTTTGGAATATCTCTATGAAATTATGCCTGAACATATGAGAGAGTATTTGAAGGATCTTCAAGTAGTTCATTCGTTGGGAGCTGATCCAGAAGCAAACCACGGAGAACACGAGTTGACTTCCCCTCATTATGGGAAATCAGTAACATTTCCAGCTTTGAGAACCCACCCCGCTACTGGGAAAACCTCGTTTTGGTTTAATCCAACAGAGTGCAACCCCGTGGGTGGAACAACTGAACCATGGGAAGAGATAAAAGCATGGATGCTGAACGGGCTCCAACGTGAAGATCTTCGATTCAGATGGTCTTGGGATGTGGGAGATCTGTTTATTTGGGATAACAGAAACCTCATCCATGCCTTTAGTCCTGAATTCCAATTTGAGGAAAGGGTCTTTACTCGTTATGAAGTGGGGATAGATAAACCATATTACGACCCCAGTAAGTTCACAGAGATAGTTGAGCCTCCTCCAAAGGTTGGTAATCCACCAAAAGATGAACGCTTAACAGTTAGTAAAAAGTTCAGTAGCGAAAACGACGGACCCGTAAAAGATGATTGGGCAAGCGCCGTAGCGAATCCGGATCATATTCCCTTGGTGCTCACTAAAGGGATTTACGCCCTTCCTGAATTCAAACATTTAGTCAACTCCGTAACAATATTTTTTATTGTTAAAGATGAATATTCGAACATTCCAGATCAGATAACAACTTTATGGGAACAAATTCAAGGATCTAACTGGGCTGAGTGTGATCAGCTCCCATACCCAGATTTTCATGTTGTGAAAATTCCTTTTGACCAGAACCATATTCTCTGTTCTAAATATGCTCCATATTGGAATCCCGGAGTAGATCCAATGGGTCAAATCTTTATGTTTACGAAAAACGGAGACATTTCCCGAGCATACAAATCAGTAGACGATCCATTATTTAGCAACTGCGTAAATCAAATCGTCGCCATGACTGAAGCTCGTCGAGATCTCCGACACGCTGGTCATGCTTGGCACTATCCGGACTTTATGCATTACCCAAGCCATAAAGAACGACCATACAGGTGGGAGAATTTACCCTTCATTTCGTATACGGGCCACTTCGAAGAAAATGGAGGACAACCTCCTAAAGATTTTTTAGTCCAATTTGCTGTCGATACCGTATTCGGATGTTTCAATCATCTAAAAACAAACGAAGAACGCAAAGAGATCGTTGGGGACATCCGAGACTTTCTGACCATCATGTTAGAGATGGATGAACATGAACTTGGACGGTGAAGAACTCGGTAGTGGCGTTATTCTCTATCGGAACGCGGTGGAGCTCGACTGGGACTTTATTCGAGAATTTTCTCAAGAGTCGGCGGAAAAAGAAATTGCCGACATGTATACACCGGGCAAAGACCCCATTAGTGGTGAAGATGGGTACATAAACCGGAACGGATATTTCTTCCCCTCGGCATCCGTATGGAGCATGCCTAGGCACTGCGCCTATGTCCACAGAGACATGAACCCAAAAGCCAAAGAAGCTTTGACGGCTCTTGAAGACGCTAGAGACTTATGCCTGTGGTACTACCTCCACAAATTCCCGCTGGCAGGCAACTGCATCTGGTGGAAAATTAAAGGACACATCCTGGTCTATCCCGAAACCTGTTACTTGGGTCTACATTCCGACCAAAGCACAGACTATGAGTACGGTTCGCCACACCCCTCAGATCAGATAGCCACACGCACCGTAGTGTCTACATTGGCATTCCTCAACGATCATGTCGAGACCGAAACAGAGCTAGACGGAACCAATTTCACGGGGGGACTGGTGTCGTGGGAATACTTAGATATTGAATACAAGCCAAGCAAGGGCGACATTATTTTATTCCCTGCAAATTACATGGCGGCGCATTCTGTTTCTGAGGTTTCCGGAGGGTCAAGGTATTCGCATGTAGGGTGGTACTGTCACGGAACGCCAAACGGCAAATTTAACGAGTCTGTTATAGATCCACTTGAACACCCGGAAATGGCAGACACAACAACAAATATCTATATGCCAGAAGGTTACAAACTCCCCGATGCAAGATAGAGAGCGACCCTCGCCGATACGAAATGCCCAACGGCATTCAATTGTTGATATTGGCTATTGGACATGTGAGTTGGACAGCCGTAATGCTAAAGCTATTCATGATTTTGTTGTTGAAAAACATGAGCCGCATAAGGACTTCGACTTACCAACTGGGAGCATCACGATGGATTTGCGGCAGCAGATCACAAGTGCTGCCTGCGAGTTGTTAGGCCGACCGTATTACATAGACGCCATTTGGGGTGTGTATACAGGACCCGGGCAGTCCGTCATGGCCCATTCCCACTGGTCGAATACTTGGTTGAATCCAGAAGAACACTTTTCCTTCTGCTACTACCCCTTGGGCGAGGAGGACGATGCTGACATGGTGATTCACATCATGTACTGCAATCGTCTCGAAAAGCTTGAAAGCATCTCGCTTCGTCCGGGTCTACTGGTCATCTTTGGGGCCTATTACCAACACATGACAACAAGACAATTCCCTGACAGAGACCGTGTCTCTATAGCTGGTAACCTCTACCCCTATGAGCCCACAGGCACGGCGATACAACGAGAAACACGCCAAGGCGTGATGAGTGACGACCTATGGCAACAATAGGAATACTCCACACAGGGGCAATGGGAGCCACCATCGCTGATGCGTTACTTCGAGCCGGTCACAACGTGTTGTCAGCCACAAAGAGTCGTTCCGAATTAACCCAAGAACGAGCTCGTTTGGTAGGAACGAAAGAAGTCGAAACTCTAAATCGAGTATTCGAAGAAGCAGATGTTGTGTTTTCTGTCTCTCAGTTTGGTGGTGTCATCATCGGAGAAAGCGCCGTGTGGGATGAAGAAAAGCAAACGATGGTCACAGAAGAAGGCATTTATCCCAGAGCCGAGTCATATCCAACGATGGATGCTGCCATAGCAGCTGACTTTTCAGGTATTTATGTTGACTGCAATTGGGTTCACCCGACCAACTGGGAGGACTTTCGAGAAAACGCCACCTTGCTCAACAGCTACGTTGAGTGCGGTATCTATGGGTACCCCATGTCACACGAGATGGGTGATCTGAGACGCTTCATGTGGCTCAGTGGAGACGATGCGCGATCCGTATCGGACCTATTCTTCAATGACCCGCTAAGTTCTCTTGTCCCGATTGTCTTACCTCCGGGAGTGCAAGCTAGAGAATTTAAAGAAGAGTCAGCTAAAAATAACGATGTGCCCGAAGGATGGGGAGAAAGAATATGAAGGTAGTTCACCATGGAGGAATTGTCGAGTTTCCGGACGTTTTTAACGTAGATCCAGATGTTTTAGATAATTGGATGTCGTTGCGCAGGGAATGTGAGCCAAGCGATTACACAATCGACGATGATGGCAACTATGTGAATAGAGGTGGATACACCTTCACCCCAGAGCAAATAAAGTCATCCCCAACCCGCTTTTTAAACCTAACTCCCGACGGGGAAGACCTCTCGTTTTACAACGAGATAAGAAATATAGTGCACGAGTGTCTGGTCGAATACGTTCATATTCACCCCTCCGTGTGGAGATCAATTTGGTGGAGGGTTGATGGGCAGGTTGCCTGTTACGAGAACGGACAAGGTATGGGAAGTCACTCAGATCGAGAAATCGAGTACACCCCAGGTCAAACTCCCGCAACCGAAGCTCCAATTTACAACGAAATTACCGCTGCTTTGATTCTTAAGAAAGCTGAAGAAGGCGGCGGACTTGAATTTGCTACATCAAATACGTCAATGAATCCTGAGACGGGAACAATTGTGATGTACCCCTGCAACTTTATTGGGGCTCACGCTGTGAACCCGGTGACGGCAGGCGAGAGAATCACTTATTTAGAGTTCTTTGGCCAAGGCACTCCGCCGGGCGGACAGGGAACCGGTCAAGAGTGGTTCTCTGAGCTCATCAATCCTTTTAGTTAAACAAGGAACTAGCCAACTCTGTATTTTTTTGTCTCTGAGCGGCAATTTCTTTTCGTTCTAAAGGTAGATTCTCAAGATCTCTGAACCATGTAATAAGAATGTATCTAGAGTTATCTCTTACTTCATGCAACTCATGTTGCACATGACTTCCATAAAAACCGATACATTTCCCAATTTCAGGTTTAATAGTTCTGTCACCTACTGTTGTTTCTCCACCAGAAAAATCATCATTCAAATAAATTATTGAACTATAAACCCTGTCTTCAAAATCGATATGAGAACCGAGAGAGGCTCCCGGTGCCCTTCTCACTACTTGCATGTAATCAGGAAAAGCATTTGGGATCGGAACTAAGCGAGCCCATTCTGCAGCAATATATTTAACTTCTTTATAGAAATAAATCTGATCGAGATGAAGTATTTCGAGATGTTGTGATAACAGTTCCGACCCAAATCGTTCGCCAGGTTCAGCAAAGTCAGTATTTTCTGCGTGAAATAAACGAATAAACCAGTCGCATTGTTCTCGACTTAAAAAATTATCTATTGTAATTATTTCTTCGTAAGGTAACACTGCATTCATTTTCTTTGGTGATCTCGTGGCCTAGGTGCGAATTTATGATCAGGACCCACTTTTGCAATAAAGTCTTTTTCTAAACTTGGGAGCCAAGATCGGCCCTGCATTCCAGACTCTCTCTTGGGTTGAATAACAATTCCCCGGTCTGGTGCTGATGTTCCCTGTCCGAAAGTAGAAATATAGCTATATCGCGTTCCTTCATGAATTTCTGTGATGGAGTGAGTCGCCATGTAGTTCGCTGGAAACAGAATATGATCACCCGGGCCAACCCTAGTTTCAATATTCAAGTATTCGAATTTAAGATTTCCACCGGTAAACCCTGCACCCAATACCAAAGTGGATGAAACAACATTGAATAGGGCCGTCTGGTCTTTGGGGTGGTCTCCGTAATGATAATTAATATCGTTGTCACTATGTGGCCCTAGTAACCCACCGTTTCGATAGACGGCGACATGTCCCCCTGCGGACCACCAACATGAAGGCATAGCGTCCGGAAAGTGGGAGCAATAAGTAAGTAGGTTTTCGTAAATGGCCGCATCACAACGACCAAAGAAATCTGGGTCTAATGGTTGGTTGATGCGAATAGGCATTTTCGATATTTGATCTGCGGGGATAACATGCCCACTTTGATTGATCCCAAATCTACCCTTAGGATCTAAATCATACATTTCTAGCAGAGCTTGATCTGCCATTTGTTCAAGAGTATTCAGAACCCCATCTTCAATTTCGATGGAGTCATGAAATTTGACCACTCCTCCACCTAAATGCTCTGCCCACATTCATTCGCCCTTTTTATTGATGTGGTAATTCGGTACAGATTCCCTGCGCCATGCAGGATATTTGAACTTCATCTCATCGTCGGTCCAACCCGAAGCATTAATGAAATCGTCGGCGATGGTTGGACACCACATAAACGGGTCGACCCTGTCCCCTACGGGCTCAACGATATCTAGTGGCCCATTTGGTTGAACTAGCGGTTCAGTCGAACCCTGTCCGAACCAAGCCAGATAAGAGATCCGCCTACTACCCTCTTTGATGGGGGTGACCTCATGAGCAGCTACATAGTTAGCAGGAAAGATCAGAATATCGCCTTCGCACGCTTCAACAGTCAGGTCGGCGTAAGGGAAATGCATTTCACCGCCGTCGGAATCGACGATATGCATGGTAGTGCTAATTGTATTACGAGTTGAGATTTCGTATTTTCCAACAACATTATCGCGATTGCTCCAAGTGTAACCAACATCTTGGTCTTGATGTAAACCCAAAAAAGCTCCGGGTTCATAAATCAGAACATGACCACGGTTTCTCCACCACAGGGAAGCAATAATGGTTGGATATTTCTTAATATATTCGAGCACCGCGCCATAACAGAGACGATCACAGTCCTTCCAAAACTGTGTATCGACGGCTTCCATTCCATCGTGTCCGTGTGGGTGAACGCGAACGGGTTGTTGGAGAATATCCTTCTCTAAAAGATAATGGATACCACTATCTCTATGTATCGCAATATCGCCATCAAATTCATACTGGTCGTGAAGTTGTTGGTCGCGTAGATCCAGAAGCTGCTCTACAACATGTGTAGGAGTTTTAATAGCGGCCCGTTGTATCGAAATGCCGTTGGCGTAGTGTTCCATTTCATGCATCATAGGGCTGATACACGCCCTCAGGGTCACCTTCAAGCGGTCGGTTCTGGGAACAGGGGTTGGATGTTCGAATAGCCTCTAGAGACCCGTCTGGACATGGAAGCATGGTTGGACTGCCACCTTGTCGAGCACCACGCCATTGGGTTCCGGAATCCGAATATTCAGATTTGAAGTAGCGTTCGTAGTCTTGGAAAATCCACGGCATGTACGCGGGCGGCAACCAGCTGTGGCTTTCTGTAGCTTCCAATATCCTAAATTCGTCTTCTTTGCCTTGTCCGAATTGTGTTAGATATGAAAACCGTTCTCCTGATTCGACCTTTTTAACTCCGTGTGCCCCTAGATAATTGGCTGGGAAAAAGACAGCATCACCGGTTTCTGTTTTGATTACACAATCTGAGTGTGGGAAAACGAATTCACCGCCCTCATAGCTTTCGCTAATGTCAATCATCCCGTTTAGAACTTGGTAGATCGCAATATTTCTTGCGGTTTGATAACGAAGTCCGTCAACAACCCTGAAGTTGGTGTCGTTGTCGTTGTGTAGTCCGATCAAGCCCCCAGGCTTGTAATACAAAACGTGGCCCCTCATTCTCCACCAGATTGTATTAAGCATCATGGGGTAGAGATCTATGTAGCGAATTAAGCATTTATAAAACGCTTGTTCACATTTGTTGAAGAACTTGATTATTTCTTCTGGGGTGTGTTCCATAACGGGTTCGTTTTCACCCAGTCCACCTAAACGGGCTGGCTGTTCAAGTAACAAGCTGATGTCATGTTTGTTGCCTTGAAAATCTTCTGCCCATTTTTCGTCACCGTCTTCCATCCATTTAAGTCCACAGTTGGATGGTTGAGCTTCTTTTTTGACGTAGGGAAGGATTAGGTCGGTGTCTACATCGATAATTTTTTTGAAATGAACTACACCGCTTGGGTATGCGTCAAAGTCGAGTGAGGCAATGTCTGGAATGTCTGCGTCACTCAATTTTGGCTGAATGTGCGGCGGCTGGTTAGGTTCCGGATATTCAATCATTGTGTTTCTATCTACGACAGCCGTTTGGCAATAATCATTCCCTGTTCCATAGGCACATGATATACGTCAAAGTTTGCCTGGGCCGCGATATGTCGATTAAAACGAGTGTACGGATGGCGATGAGCTGTTCCCAAGTTATACAAACTTTGGTAGCCACTAGTGTTAGTAAAGTGGAGTACTCCCCCGACCTTGAGTAAACCTAAGACAGCGTCAATCACACGGTTGTTAATGGAGTGCAGGGTTTGCGGTCCAAGACGAACCATGTCGAATGTGCCCGCTCCTTCCCCATCGAGAAGATCTTGCATATCCAGTGCCGAATATTGTATATCTGAATAATTATTTGTTACGTCGGATAAAGTAAGTCCGAATTCCTCCCAGTCATACAGGTTGTAAGTGTTTAAGACCGTATAGTCCCTGAGTGGTGTGGGGCCTTCCAACATGTCGAACAATGGGACAATTGGAAAAGGATTATCAATTAACATTTTCGGATTGGTTGTGCCCATCAACTGAGAAAGCACGATCGTGACCATGTAGGCCCCCCACAAGACGTTTTCCCAGTTCTCCGCAGGGGTCTTGTACATGTCCATCTTGACTATCTCAAACTCGCCACCGACAGCGATATCTCGCTGGTCTAGATTGTGGGAGACATAATCGGCAGCAACAGCAGTTGCCCAGTCATTCATAGCCGCACTGTTGGAAAATGCTCCTTCCCATCCGAAATTAGAGCTGTCGCGGGCGACTCGAAGAGCTTTACTCCAATGGTTTTCAGCCATTACGCACGCCCGGTCGCGAGAGCACGCCTACGCCAAGTACGGCGCAGGGGGCTAATAAGCACTTCTTGTTGGAGTAGAAGCCACTCATCTGATGCGTTTAAAACCGTTGCACTTTCGGAACCCACGGCGGTTCCGTATGTGAAAGTCTCACGGATCTTGTCAACGATGTCATCAATGGTTGTCGTATCGATGTCAGCCCAATCGAGCCCAGCCGCGTACATAATCCGAGCAATCTCAGATTCTACGAACGACAGTTCCGCATCGTTGGAATAAAGTGTCCCCGGAGTGCTACGAACGCTCATGACGCCTCTTCGGTGGTTCCGTATCTTTCTCTACGAAATCCCGGGCAATAGGTGGTACCACCATCAGATACCCATTCCATTCGGGCTTTTGCTGAATTCCAAACACGAATATCGTCGTCTCTGGTACCGGGAGCTTCGTCGTGATAGGCCACCCCATCTGTTTCAATAATTGTTTGAGGAGGGAGACTCATGCCAACGCCTCCAAAGCAGTGGCCTGCGCTATAACTGATAAGTACGCATTATAAGAAGGATGATCCGAAGCGACCGGATTCGTAAAAGAACTAGACGCATCAGCAGGGTCCATCCCTAATGAAAGACAGAGAACTTGGAGTGAATACTCCAAGAATTCTACGGCATCCGCCTTCGCGGCAGCGGTGTCCGCTGCTGAAAGGGCCATGATTTAACCTGACAAGCTTGCTAGGTGAGCCTTCACAGCGTTTAGCTTAGCCAACTCAGTTTCAATGCGATGTTCGAGCGGATGTGTCTCCAGCGTTCCGGGTGCCGTGTAATCCGATGCTATATCAGCTGGGATTAATCCCATATTAAGAATTGCCTCGTAGACCGAAGGCTCAAGGATGTTAATGGCTTTGGTGCAGGCAGTCATTTTTTCGGCGGTGGTAAGTTCAGCTGAGAAATCCATTTATAGCCTCACAGGGAGTCGTCCTAGGTAACGTTTCCATGATACCAGTAAGTTACACGCTCGTGGTAAGGTCTAGGTATGCAAAACGATGCGGTTTCTCCACAAGGTGTCATTGACGATCTAGCAGACCAAGTGAAGCGATTATCTATAGACAATGCAGTACTCCGTACAGCCCTTAAGCAAATACAACAGCAACAGGTGGCAGCGGCTCCTGACGGTCCACCGGCAGAAGTTGTCAAAGACGCAGAGCCCATCGCGGATGATTCCGTAGAGGAATAAACAATGGAACGGATTTGCTATTGTCCTTCGGAAGATCACCTAGAAGAAGCTGAACAATTAGCTGCTCCTTGGGGTGTGCATGTTCAGATGGGGGAAAGTGATTTAACTAAACCATTTGAATTTGATAGAGAAAAAGCTCAAATGTTGGTTATTCCAACTGAACAGCATTTCAAGGTATCTAGCGCTTACCTCAAACCTTACGAAACGCTTGCCTGTAATTATTTAGATGAATTCACAACAGTAGAAAATGTGCGTTTAGCTTATGACGGTCCTCAGGGAACAACTCATATGGAAGCACAACTGGGTGGTGACCCTCATTACAAGGGTTGGAGAATCCGTTTTCCATGTTCAGGACGATACCACGTCCGCGTTTTTGACGACGATGGCGAGATCGCAGTAGAAGAAATTTCAGTAGTGGCATGGTAACAACGTTTCCTAAAGGGATACCGAACCCGCATCTCGCTCGCCAATCCTTAGAAAACGATCCTTTTCCTCATGTTGAGATTGCTCCTTTTATGCATGTTTACAGTGGTTCGTTCGACGGTCAAAAGTTTATAGAAGGAATAGAAATAGACGGTGAGTCAACCGATTGGGACCAATCAAAAACTGGTTCACGAAGAGATGGTCTAAAGGCAAGCAACATCAGAACCAGTCGAGGCAAAGACTTGGACTCGATGTTAGGTGGAGCTGACCCTTTTGCTGACACTTATACGGAGCTCCAAAAAATTGCATATCCAGTTTTATACGAAGCCGAACGGGCTATTTGGGATTATCGACGCATATACGATTTAAAACTTAACGATTGTCAGGCATGGAGTATCAACAAATACGGTCATGGTGGTCAATATAAAATTCATACCGATCACGGCACCAATGACCCCCGAATCATATCGTGCATCGTGTATTTGAATACGGTCAAGGACGGTGGCGTTACTGTTTTTCCTTATCAAAATGTTTCTGTTCCATCGGTAGAAGGGAACATTCTTGTTTTCCCTTCCTCGTATGTTTATTCTCACGCCTCGGAACCAACCGGTTTAAACAGCCAAGAGCTTAAATACAGCCTCGCGGGATTTTTCGTATGATTACTGGAGTTACTGAAATAGTTCCCGGTGTCGAAGTTTTCCATTGTGGTTATGACGCTGGTGATCTTATCGAAAGCTACATGGTGGAAGCCGAGCGACCTTGGTCTTATGTGCCTTTTTATGTCGGCGTTAAATACGAGGGAGAACACTGTGCAAGCAGTTTTTCTCCTATGTCTAATGTTCATTCATCTGCTATTCCTAAATTAGCCAAGATACGAAAAGCTTTTTGGGACATGAACGAGATAACCGAAGACTGTGTACATAGTCATGCCCGAATGTACGGCATTAATTACAAGCTAGACACCGGAACTAATATGATGTGGCTTAAAGGTAACGGAGATAACTTTTCTGCCTCCCTTTGGCCACAAAACAATTTTGTCACAACTCTTATAGCGATGGCTCTGAGTGATGTAGTTATGAGATTGGACCGACATGATGTCGAATTCGATGTTTCTGCGGGAGATGTTGTACTTATGCCGTGCGGATTTCCTACGGATCTACGAATAAAACCAGTTGACAAAGAAGCGTTTTTGACTTTTAGATACATGTGGCCGAGCTGAGTCTATGAAACGTATTTCTATCGTTGGGGCAGGGCAAGCAGGCTTAATCGCAGCAACAACAATCAAAGCCGCATTTCACAAATTTGACGTAACCGTTATCGCTTCAGGTGACATCCCTCCCATTGGAGTAGGGGAAGGTAGTACCGAACATTGGGCTGCTTACGAAGGAAGAGTAGGAATAAACCGCCCTGATCTAATCAAAGCTTCGATGGCTACTTTCAAATATGGGATTCGATTTTTGGATTGGACCACCCACACGCCAGACTATTTTCATAGCATCGTTGGCGAGGGGCTGTATACGAGGCTAGGCAGTTTCAACGGTCTTTATAGTTACATTCATGCCTCTGACAGACAACTCACACCCACACTTGCTCATCCTGGATTAATTGATAATGAAGTGCAGGACACGAAACAGCCATGGAATCAAGTAAACCAATTTCATTTTGACAGTGCAAAACTGAATGGCTTTTTAAGAGGACACGCTTTGACACAGGGCGTTAATTTTATAGATGCTTCAGTAATTGGGATAAAAAGGGATTCCGATTCTGGTGATATTACGACCATAGTCACGTCTACGGGAGATGTGAAAACAGATTTTGTTATTGATGCGAGTGGGTTCAACCAAGTAATTCTCAAGGAACTTGACAACACTCATCAAACCTTTTTTGATGATTATCTTCCTTGCGATACGGCGTTGGTATTCCAAACACCCGGAAACGACTCAATAAAACCTTTTACCGAAGCTAAAGCTTTGTCTGCAGGCTGGCATTGGGATATTCCTACTTATGAACGTCGTGGGCACGGATATGTATTCTCTTCGCGTCACACTGATGAAGAACATGCGATCAAAGAAGTCGAAGAATACATCGATGAACCCGTCAAAGATGTCCGAACTATCAAATACAGACCATACAAAGTACAGAATTCGTGGCAATTCAATTGCGTCGCTATTGGATTAGCTTCCAATTTCGTTGAACCCTTAGAGGCAACCTCCATAGCAGCGACCATTGAACAATGTCGCTTACTTTGTTCTTATCTGCCTACCTATGAACCCAATTCTGGTGTTCAACAACATGGGTACTTGAAGGTTTTTGATTCAATGTTCGATAACCTTTTGACTATGGTGGGCATGCATTACGTCACTGATCGCAACGATTCGCCAATGTGGGTAGAGCAGCAAAATGCGAACAGGACAGAATTGCTTAATTTTTTAATTGAAATGTTTAAATACAGGGGACCAGAAGATCACGATCTGGACTTAACTGGATTTGAACTATTTAGATCTAGTCATTTTTGGCATGTTGGACAAGGTCAAGGTTTGATTAATGCCAAAGGATGCATGGCTGGAGTTATAGCAAATGATTCTCCTGGTTCCTGCCAAAAGAGAATAATGGATATAAGAGATGACCGTTTACAGTCGGGTCGGGAACTTCCTCATCGAACCGTGTTGAAACGTGCCCATAAGGAATACGCAGAGAATCGTGCTGAATGGCATTTTGATGATTTCGGCGGAATACTGATTCCAAGATTGGAACAATGAAATGACTTTTTCATTTGATCTTCCGGGTGGTAAAGACAATTACATAATGACTCTTGATAACGCTATCGAAAAATCGGTGTGCGACGAAGCTGTAGAAGCTTTTAGACGTTATTACGAAAGCATGTTTGAGCCAGGTCCAACCTTGGGGGGACTTCGTCCTTTAGTCAAGAGCAATATGGACACGGGCATTGCTCAAGATTATTTAAAGACACGCAATCTCGATACAGTACCTATTTTTGCCACGCTACATAGCAAAGCGTATTTAGCAGTACGTCTTATTCTGGCCAAATATCAAGAGATTTACAGGCAATTATGGCACGCTCCGGGTTTAACGGACACAGGGTTTCGAGTCCAGCATTCTGGTCAAGGAGCAGGATGGTATCGCGAGCACTGTGACGGTGTGCCATGGGAGTACCATTCTTCAGGAGGCATAACGCAACGAGTCCTTGGAGTTCTCATTTACCTCAACGATATTGAAGTCGGAGGAGGTACTCGTTTCGAAGAACAGGGTCAAGTGATATCCGCTAAAGCAGGTCGAATAGCTATATTTCCTACTCATTGGACTCACCCACACTCTGGCTTAGTGCCGATTTCTTCAGACAAATTCATTATGTCTACTTTTATTACCTGTCAGCAATCCGAATGGGACGCGCATAACAACAGGACCGTGAATCCAGAGTCATCTCCATATGTTCGTCTTAAAAACACACCTGAAGACGAAGACGAGATCGTCGAGAAAGACGACTGATACAATAAGATAAGGACTTCCTTGGAGAACCCATCATGCCTGATGTCAAACCTGAACGATGGAATTCGGGGACGGATAGAGATATCGATCCCGAAAGTGGCGTCACCGTCCCATGTAACATGTTTGATGTCCCCGTTATGACCTTGGACGATCCTATTTTGAACCCACCGGAGGAGACAGCATAATGGCTTACGATATGGATGCTCATTACATTTATATCTGTAATTCTCTAGCTACTCAAATCGCCGGAGTCGGCGGGGACGAAACATCTGCAAACTCAATTACTCTCGATGAGCTCAAAGCATTGATTACTACGACGTACCAAAGCGTCGCTGTTTACGATCCAGAAAACTGGACGGCGTCAGAACGAGCTGTTTACAGAGGACGACAAAGACGTTATGACATTGCTCGTAAATTCATATATCAGCGCGATCTCATTCAAGCTAGGAACGGATAATGGCATTAGACGCAATTGACATGATGAAAGTTGCGGAAGCAGCCACTTCCGCTGATCATAAATCGAATATGGACTCTGCATCAGAAATTACTGCCGCAACAGCCATAGTCAACGAAGAGCTCGGTCATGGAATGGATCGAAGCATAGGGGTTATTGGCTACAACGACGAACTGTGTGTCTACGAGCGGATTGCATCAGACTCTCCGAGTTTTCACGCGGTTAACAGCCACATGCGAAGCATGCAAGAAATGCTGATTCGTTTAGCGAACCCTTCCGAATTGCTGGTGATAGGGATTCCCTATTGTCCACTCAAATTAGGAATCGGAAATGTCACCCTTGTCAACAACCTGCATTTAGATTACATGGAAAGACATATGGATATATCGGGTTTAGAATATGAAACCCTTGATATGACAGCTGTCGAAGATTCGTTGTTTCCAACAATTTACGATATGGCCTCTATCCACATGCCTCAGGTTAACCATAATTTTGACATCGTAACAAATGTTTTTTCCCAACTACCTGTAGGTGGGTCAATCGTTTTGACCAGCACAACGGACCATGGGAAATGGTTTGAGTACGACAGTGCCCACGATTATGCTGATCTCTATACGGCCATCGCAGATATGGCGGATGCTCGAATTTACCATATGGCTTCAGGGTTAGGGGTCTCTCTCGCAATGAAAGTTGCGTGATTCGACTAAAGTACAAACATGGACTTCCGGATCAAAGGTGAAGATCTTCTTGGTGATGATTATCACATAGCTTCCGATGTGGAAGTGTCTCCCGGAGAGATCCTTTTAATCCCGAATCATGAACGTCTTTACGACCCTAGAATCACTCCCTTGAATAATTCTAAGGTTTGGCCTCCTTGGAGAAGGAAAGCTGGAGGCGGATTTAAAGCCTGTCAAGGAACATCTGACTACATTTCGCTTGGAGGAACATGGAGATTGCCTGCCAACGTGAGATTCAGACCATCACCAGATGGAAAAAATTGGGAAGCTATGTGGGATGGGGATACAGGTCCTAGAAACGGATTTCTTATTCCCCGATTTGAGATAGACATTTTTGAATATGAAGCTTCCGGAGAAGAGTGTCCCTTCAATCGTGATCGCGGCCTGCCCGAAAGCAACCAAATAAAAATTGTTAATCCATGGATCGTCAAAACAGCACCAGGATGGTCGACTTTATTACTTCCTTACTTGATGGAGCCCTCAAGAGATTGGTCTCTGATACCGGGCATAGTAAATACTGACTATTACCACCACATGAATTGGGTTATCAATATTTACACCGACGATGAATTCATGATCCCTATGGGAACCCCAATTGCTCAATTCATGACATTCCCCAGGGGGGTGCAGAAGATCGATTACGGTCAACCAAAGCTTTTTCCTTTAATGATGAGCTTAGGTTTAGAATCACCGATAAGCATTCCCATTGATAGGACGGGGGCTTATCGACGAGAACAGAAACGAGCGCCAATTCCAGAGATGTGTCCTGTCGCTGGAAACCAAAAGTCTTTCAAAAAACGCCTATTCGATTGGCTCTTCGGCGAGTTAATCCCGCCAAAGAGTAATACGCAGTAGTGTATGACTGGTAATATGTACAGGAGTGCAACTTTTCGGGAAGGACCTAATCTATGGCACTGACACAAACAAGGTTGTCTGGACCCGCAGTTGTAATCAACACGGGTACATACGGTGGCGTCCAATACACGGTAGGGGGCGGTACATCAACAATTGTAAAACAAATAGTTCTGACAAATATCACAGCTTCAGCACAGACAGTGACCATCACACTGAAGCCAAACAGTGTCACCATTGCTGACACACATCAGATATTCAAAGACTTATCCCTCACAGAAAAAGAAACAACGCTTCTCAACATGTCAATGGTTATGAACACCGGAGACGAGTTGCATATGTTATGTGGCAACGCTTCTAGCGTTAATGCGACGGTGAGCGGAATTGAGATTACCTAATGGTGTGGGGCAGGGTTAAGGTCAACTCGCCTGGCAAATTGGCAAGCTTCCTGGATTCACCAGATGACGTTTACGGCTCGGGTGCAGATCTAGATGCAACGATATCTACTAATTCCACCATGTCTAGCGACATGTACTACTACAACTTGACCGTTAATAGCAGCATTACACTCAATACCGGCGGATATCGACTATTCGTAAAAAACGTTTTAACCATGGGAGCTTCATCAGTTATTGGCCTTCCCGGTGGTTCAACTGCCGTGGGCACTCTAAAAGCTGGAGGGGTAATCACAGCCAATACAACATGCAGTCTCGGCGGCAATGGGAACACAGACAGTTCAGCCGATGGAGGTACCGCTACTGCACCTACTGCTGTACAGGGTGGAACTTCTTATTGGAGGTATCCAAGCCAAGCCATTCGTGGTTATGCGGTTACCGCTTCAGCAACCACCCCTACTTATTTAGAAGGTGGAGCAGGTGGCCCAACTGGCCAAGGGGTTGGTGGAGGAGTGGTAATTATCGCAGCACGATACATATCCACAGCCGGAGCTTGCACAATCTCTGCAACTGGCGGCGCCCAAGCGGGTGGCGGTGCCATTATATTCTTTTCGTCAAATGATGAAGCTACGTTCAACGCCCAAACACACTTATCATTGTCGGCGGCGAAAGGAAGTGGCTCAGGTAACCACACCGATGGGACAGCCATCTACGTCGAGGTTGACTGATGCCCATTATTCGACACAATAGACCTGTTGTTCAGCGACTGGGCAACGACATTATCTATGGCACGGGTTACGACGGAGCGGGAAGCGTCTCTTCTGGCACAACTATTTTAGCTCGGGACATGTATTACACGGACTGCACTATCAGTAGTGGTGCAACTCTTTTCACCAACGGATTCCGCGTTTTTTGCACTGGCACATTAACAATTTCTGGAACTATGGGCATGCCTTCTGGCACAACCCACACTGTAGGTTTGGGAACTGTCGTTGGTCGTGTTGCCGATGGAGCCGCCGGAGGCACTAAAACATACGTTTTGGGCGAATCCGATGAAAGTGGTGCGGCTCAAGTTCCAACATCCATATTAAAAGATTTAGAATACGCCATTCAGGGTTGGAACTGGGACCCTACGAACGGTTTTAAACGTTTCGAAGGTGGTTCTGATGGTGATGATGGTGCCGATGGGGGGGGAAGTCCGGGAAATCCGGGTGGCGCCCCTCCGGGTAATGCACCACTGGGTAATCCGGGAAACCCGGGAGCCGTTGGAGGTACAGGTTCTGGGGGTGCGGGAGGAACGGGCGGTGGTTTAGTAGTTGTTGTGGCTAAAACCATTACTGGTACTGGAACAATCGTAAGTATCGGTATTACGGGTTCTTCCGGAGGGACAGGCGTTCCGGGGGGTTCTGGTTCTACCGGTAATCCGGGTGCTGCTAATCCTGACTCCCACAGTCCTGCTGGGAGTGGGACTAATTCTCCCGTTCCTAACCCCCCAAATCCCGTGGTAGCGGGTGATCCGCCCGTAGCAGGTGATCCGCCCATAACAGGAGATCCGCCCATAACAGGAGATCCGCCCACAGCTGGAGATCCGCCCACAGCTGGAGATCCACCTACTGGTGGGAACCCGGTTCCGCCTACTTCGAAAGAACAACCTGGCCCGCCGGTTTCACACGGAGCGCACAATCCGCCCTTCCATCATCCAACAAATGGGTATTACTCTGCCGGAAATCCGTACACGGCTTACGGGCCTGGCCCACCCGTGCATGCGGATTACCCAAATCCCCCAAATCCTGTTGTTTCCCAAGGCAACGCTCCCCATACGGGTAATCCTCCCCATACGGGCAATCCTCCCCATACAGGTAACCCACCCCATACAGGTAACCCACCCGTAGCGGGCGACCCGCCCACTGGAGGTGACCCGGTGGCCGATTCGCCGGGAAATCCTTACAGTCACGGAGCTCATTACGCTGCAGGAAACCAAGATCCGGGTGGTGTCGGGGGAACTGGTGGAGCAGGTGGAACTGGAACAGCTGGGGTTGCAGGCAAGCTTGGTGGCATAGTGATTGTTACCGACACATCTTCATCTACGATAACAAGCAACATAACTCTTACGAGTGCCACATATGCCCATATTGATGGTTCCGTATAATGATAAAATCTAGGTGGTGATGAACTATGGCTATTCCACATTCAATGAATACAGCAGAACGACGTAAAGCTTTGTTGCAGGCCAGAAGAGATGTTGAGTTAAACATGTACGCAATTGCGACAGCTTTAGGTTTTGATGCTGACACTATGGATTATGAGAATCCTGATCATTTATGGAAAGATGATTTGGGTGAAGCAGAAATTTACAGTTGGGATATCGGAGCGCAGCAACCGTACTTAGATTTGCAAGAAATATCGTTACATTTTAAGAAAATCGTCGGAAAACTTGAAGGACCCAACAGGGTTGTCTAGTTCTGTAGTGTAAAATGGCCTCCTAGGCTTGTTAGTTGTAGGGGGCAAGGATGGACGGGGACCTCCAGAAATATTTGAAGCGCAGTGCCGCTGTTATCGAGGAAACGCTGGCTGAAACCGCCTCGTCCCCCGAGAAGCCCACTCAAAAGGCTTCTTTGAGTCAGGCCAAAAAGGCCACAAAGCTGCTCACTAAGTGCAAGGACAATATTGCTTGGGTTCTTGGGCTTCCAGCTGCCATTTCCGGCGCCTTTGGCTTCCTTTGGCAAAGCTCCAGTGACGAAGCTGCTCTCACCTATCAAGTCGCCCAGTTAGAAGAGGCCGTAGCGGACCTTAAATCCGAAAACGACCTGCTTGGTGGCGGAACTAAAAACTTTTCCATTGACATGAGCGGAGCCCCCGGGGGGTCAGCCACTGTCATTATTACTGCTGCCTGCATCGTCGTCTTTATCGGCTTTCTGATCTGGTACCAGAACAAACGTAAAAAGCAGTAGCGCCATGCGACGGCTAGCTGCTGTTTTCTTTGCCGGAGCATTGTTCGCTTCGGCCTGCTCTTCCAGCACCCCCACCGAACCAGTTGACCTGTTCCCTGACGTGACGGCCACAACGATTCCTGGGGAAATCACCACTACGTCGATCACTCCGGTTTTGATTGACGCAGCTCCATTGGCGGATCACGCTATTCCTGATTATCTAGCATCAGAAGATTCGTTTTCTTTTGCAAACTTTGGCGGTGGTGAAGCCCCAGCTGACTTGACGGTGAACATGGCTCGTCGCCTATACGGCGATAGCCAAGTCTGTTCAGATGTCACCGATGGGAAATGTACGCCTTATCCGGTGATTCTTCAGTTGATGTCACAAGCCAACAAGTCAATGCGTGGTGGGCTCTGTGAGGGTCTAGCAGTTTTGAGCTTGAGACTTTCTAGTGATATCGAAACACTGTTGGCTTATCAAAATACTCATACCGTTTCGCAACTCATTAAAGAAGATCCGGCACTCCTTTCTGAAATTGCGTACTGGTATGTAACCCAGTTCGCGATGGAAGTTCAAGAAACAGCATCCGCTTTCTTGGAGAAGTCACCTGCGGAATTGGCACAAGTGTTGATGTATGACTTTGCTGAAGCAGAAAAGGGAAATGCACATACCGGCTTCACAATCGGTATTTACAGCGAGATGGGCGGACACGCCGTCACGCCTTACCGGGTTGAAGAAATGCCCAACGGTTACCGCATCTACATCTACGATTCCAACTGGCCGGGCGAGGAACGCTGGATAGATGTTTCCAAAGAGGGCCAGTGGATTTATGCACTAGCGGCCACCAACCCCACAGAGCAGGCAGAGGCGTGGTCTGGCGGTACGGGAACAATGGAGCTGACGCCGATGCGAGCGCGTTCTGGTCCCTTTACTTGCAGTTTCTGCCCCAAAGAAGAGGGGGAGGAATCGGGCACGATGCTCACTGTCGCTGCTTCTGGTGACAAGCAAATGGCCATCAAGATTGAAACAGCATCTGGTGACCGACTTGGTTACTACGACGGCAAGTTTGTGAATGAAATCCCCGGAGCGACTTATCGTTATTTGATTTCAGGGCCGAGCACTTCTGATCCGGTTTTGGTTTTTCTTCCACCTGGAGTTGATGATTTCAGTGCGGATGTTGAACAAATTTCAGTTCCTACTCCCGCAGCGGAGGAAGCAACTTCTTCTAGGGATCGAATTGAAGAACTCTTAGAAGAAAAAGTGGAAGAAGAAACTGAACAGAAGTTTTCCTTACTTGTTATGAGTGAAGAAAAATCTGTTCAGATTGAAGCAGTTATCGTTGAGGAAGAAGAGCTCGAACGGTGGGAGCAACCAGAGGAAGATGCGGAACCGGAGGAAGCCCAATCACTCTTGGCTTTCTCTGATGAGGCTATTGAGATCGCAGATATTGAAGAAGCTACTGTCGCAATTGCCGTAGACGCATTGGAAGTCGAAATCGAATTAGAGGCAGGACAGCAGATAGAGGTTGCCTTTGCGCCGGAACCACCTGCGGTTGAACCGGAACCGACGACACCAGGACAACCTGAAGCGCCGGTAGTTGAACCTGTCCAGGATTTCTTGAATATTGCCATTCAGGATGACACGGGTGAAGTGTTGGCTGAGGTCGAAGTTGATCTTTCCGACTACAGAGTCGCAGATGTCGAGGAACGTGGTCCTCCGGCAACTGTCGCTCCGGGTGAATCTCCTGAAGAAGAACCGGATGTTGTGCCTGTCGCAACTCTGAGTATTGAAATCTCTTATGACGAAGAAGTCGGGGAGATCGTTCAAGAAGAAGCAGCGATTGAAGCGTGGGTTGCCACGGATGCTGAATATTTCCAAGCTGTTGCAGAGGATCGAATTGAAGAGGTGCTTGGCGAGTCCTACGTTGCAGAAATCTTAGAAATTGAAGAAGACTGGGAAATTCTGGAAGTACCAGAAGAAGAAGAAATCGACTTCACCGCGATTCTTCTTGATGTCGAGGATGACTACTGGGAAGACGAACAGTGGGATGAAGTTGAATACGACGACGAATGGTTTGAAGAAGAACAGGAGTTAATGGATGAACTGTTTGGCGAATCATTCGACGTGGAAGAACTCTTTGAAGAAGTTGAAGAATTTGTAGAGGCAGCCCAAGAGGAGCGTGAGCTGTTCTTCATAGAGCATGAGATAGAGGAAGAGGAGTTCTGGGGCGTAGTAGAAGAAGAAAACTACGAAGACGATTTCGCATTCCATGAATACAATCCCGAACTTGAAGAGCAACACATTCTGGAAGAGATGGGGTTGGAAGAGTGGAACGAAACCCTCATGGGTCCGTCTCCCACCGAGACCGTCGATTGGGAAGAGGAAGATTGGATTGCCTACGACGAGGAAATGGAGTCCATCTGGGAAGAGGAGATGGAAGATCCCGCATTGTGGGAAGAGGAACTACTAGAGGAATTGGGCATAGAGGAGTGGCCCGAAGATTGGGGACCGTCGCCCACGGAATCCGTTGAGTGGACCGAAGACGACTGGGACACCTACGACCAAGAACGATCAGCGACCGATGAAGCACGGATTCTTGAAGAGGAAGGCTTTGACGAGTGGCCGGAAGATTGGGGTCCATCACCTACTGAATCCGCATTGTGGGATGAGTCCGATTGGCAGGCTTACGACGCAGAGCAGCAGGCGATGTGGGAAGAAGAAGAGGAGTCGTGGGAACTAGACACCGAAGAGGAATGGGACGAATGGCAGGAAGAATTCTGGCCGGACGACGCGGAGTGGTGCGACGAGTGTGAAGAAGGTCCGTGGGATGACCCGGAGTGGGATGAGCCGTGGGAACAAGAGGACTGGACCGGTGACGACGAAGAACAGTGGATCTTGGAGCAAGAGGGTCTGGAAGAGTGGCCAGAGGACTGGGGACCGTCTCCGACCGAGTCGTGGGACTGGACAGATGATGAATGGCAGGAGTTCGAGGATCAACAATTCTTTGAAATGCTTGAAGGTCTCACTGATGAAGAGATGGACGACTGGGAAGAGTTCCTTGAGGAAGACGCCGAAGAGCCCTGGGAGGCGGAGGATTGGACTGCTGAAGACGAAGAAGCACTCATCCTTGAAGAAATGGGACTTGAGGAATGGCCTGAAGATTGGGGGCCGTCCCCTAGTGAATCGTGGGATTGGGAAGAGGAAGATTGGATCGCCTATGACGAGGAGAACGAACCCCTTTGGGAAGAGTTCCCCGAAGAAGAGGAATGGGAAGAAGAGTTCCCTGAAGAAGACGAGTGGGAAGAGCCTTGGCTTGAAGAGGAGTGGGGGGATGAGAACTGGACCGGCGAAGACGAAGAGCAGTGGATCTTAGAACAGGAAGGTCTAGAGGAGTGGCCTGAAGACTGGGGACCACCGCCTAGCGAGTCGTGGGACTGGGGGGAAGAGGAATGGCAGGCTTATGACGAGGAGCATGGACCGCCTCTGAACGAAGAAGAAGAGTGGGATACTGGAGACAACCCATCAGAGGAGGAAGAATGGCCCGAACCCAGTGACCAAGACGCAGAATCCGGCTCAGATATACCTTCAGAAACGCAAGTGGATGAAGAGCAAATGGGCGAAACGGAGATGCGTTCTGACGAAGTAGACCCTCACGAAATAGAAGGATGGTCTGGCCAAGACGAAGAGGGCTGGATTCTGGACCAGGAGGGGCTAGACGAATGGCCCGAAGATTGGGGTCCGTCACCTAGCGAGTCATGGGATTGGGAGCCAGAGGACTGGCAAGCTTACGACGAGGAGCATGGAGTACCTCCACCTCCAGAGCCGGAGCCGGAGCCGGAGCCAGAGCCAGAGCCAGAGCCGGAAGAAGAACCATGGGACCCCTATGAGGGGTGCCGAGGTACGTCAGCGTGCGACTCAGCGCCCGGAGGGTATGACGACTGGGAAGATTACGACCAGCAACACGACCCTGCGTACTACGACGACTGGGGTACCCCACCGGGCGGGTACACCACATGGGCTGGTTTCACTCTTGAAGTTGAAGCAGGAATAGTTCCCATGGACGTTGCTCTTGAATACATTCCTGATGAGGTGCAAGAGGTTTACATACCCGAACTCCAACCTCAGCCTGAACCTGCGATTTATTATCCGACCATTACCTATTCTCACAGCAATACGGCAATATCTGAGACGATCTCTACATCCTCGTCAACTGTCCAGACGGGGACAGCAACAACGACGAATGTCACCGCTGTCGAGTCGGGAATCCTGACGCATAACAGCAACGACGGGCACTGGCATCTAGATACAACAACGGAAACTTCGACGGCAACGACGGTCACCAATACTCTTGTAGATACAACGACCGTGGTGGCTCGCACCGGGTCCGATATGACGACCTGCGCGTATGTGGATGGTGCTCTTAGCGGATGCGACACAGTGCGCGGATGGAGTCCTGAAACTACAACGGTTACTACCGGTGATGCCTATACGCAAGCTTCCACAACAACAGCGGTGGTGTCAGCGACTGTAGGGACTGAGGAAGGCTGCTCTGAGGGTGGCTGGAGAGGCATGGGCGACTGGTGCATCGTGCAATCCTCTAGCCGCCAAGACCGCGACCATATCCAGTTCTCTTTGACCGAGGTGACCAGTGTCCGCATCGACGCTGAAACAAATCTGACTCGCGCCCAGTTCAATACAAGTAACGAGGCTGCCGACCCGTATCTCTACCTCAGAGAAGATACGGACTCTGATCAGGGGGACCACTCAGGGGATACGGACAGCATCGCACCCGGCGGCACGATTGAAACGGACGATGACGGTGGGAGCGACTGTGGAAGCACTTGCACCAACCCGCCTAGCAGTGCGGTGGATGTGGATGAGACACCCACTATTACCTACTGCGACACCGGAGGGGCTTGCTCTGATGGTGT